CTTCCTAACTAAATCTAGATTACACAGAGTAAATTCAAATCATGAAAAGAAAAAACAAAAAAAGCATAGAATTAGATTTCAACATAGATAAAACAATTGCCTTATCTATGATACAGAGCAGGCTGCAGAATATCAACAAAAATACAGTCAATGATCCAGAAATAATAGAAGCTGTTGTATCTTTAATATCTGCATCAAATCTTGATGTAAAAAAGCTTTTCTTAGCTACATTAGGAGTATACCCTGAAGAAGGTCAGTATACGGCTAATGATGAGGTATACGTTGGTACAAGCTATATTGAAACCTGGAACATAGCCAAAGAGCTAATGGAAGAAAAAGGTCTAATCATCAAAGATATGGTAAAAGCTACTGTAGAAGAATATAACAAGTATACGGAACAATATACCATAACATATAACTATTTATATTATACTGATGATAATCCTTTAAAAACAAACACTATTGAGATTTCTCAAAAAGCTATAAAAGGTTTAGTAGAAGATTATCCTGTTAATTTAGAAATAGTATAATGAAAAGGAAAACAAGATTTGGTATTGTAGATGCAGATGTTATCCAAGATCCGTCTTTATCTACAACTGCCAAAGCTGTTTATGCGTTGTTATGCACATATGCAAGAAAAGACAGAACTTGTTTTCCATCTATAACACATATATCAGAGTTATTAAACGTAAGCAGAAGGACCACAGAAAGAGCAATAAAAGAATTAAATTCTAAAGATTACATACAAAAAAATGGTAAAATATTTACGCTTAAATAATTGTAGCTATATAGTGCGTATTATTTAAATAGCAGAAATATTAATAATTGTTGATACAAAGTAAATATGCTATATTTGAAATTATCATGTATGTAAAAAATGTTTTATCAGTTGCCTAATGGTAAAGTCTTATATTTATCTGTTGAAGAATACTTAAGTCTTACAGATGAAGAATTACATCAGCTATCTAATAGCGGATATGGTGAGTATATGTCACCAAATGCAAGTTTCACAGGGAGAAAGCAGAAATTTAAATCTATAGAAGATGATTTAGATTATAAACCTGATGATGATGAAACAGATACACGCGGTCCTATCAACCTAGATAATTTAGAATAACAGAAGAAAAGCACCACTTCTGTTTTTTTTATTTTTTTTTTGGTGCATTTTTCAAATCAATTTTATAAATCAAAGTTATGAATTCAAAAGTAAAAGTTACTGCTGATGAAGCAGGTAATGTAATTGTCAGAAGTCCAAAGAATCCAGATTACGGACACATCAGAGTTGAGCAAATCAAAATGATAATTGATGACTCAGGTTTTGCACGTAAACGCAAACTTTCTGCTCTTATTCCAGGCACAGTTGAAGATCTTAAATGTTTTGGCTGGACTAAAGACCAAGAAGTAGATGGACAAATCATTGTAAAAGATTCATTAGAACCTTTTAACAAGAAATTTCCAGAACGTGATTACAAAGTAGCAGGTAGAAGCGGTGTAGTATGCTGTCAAGATGGCATGCCTATTTACCGTAGAAATTTTTACACCTTAAATATGAAAGCTACTGATATTAAAGTAGAACATACTAATGGTGATGACATCATTGCTGCTTATGCTGCCTTAAAAGAAGATGAAGAACAAGTAATGTCTTCATATGCAGGAGATGATTTAGATCTGCTGTAAAAATTACTAATTATTGTATAGATAAAGGGAGTGTAACAGCTCCCTTTATACAATTTTTAATCAAATAAAAATAGAAAAATGAAAGCAAGTCAAAACACACAGTCAATAATATATGATGGCATATTCCACAACTTCCAAGAACTTAGTTCTTATTACAAGAAACACTATCAGTTAATAGATAGTGATCAACTATCTTCTTATCAAAATTTCTTGTATAAGAAAGCTCTCTTTGGATTAAAAATGTATGATAAAAAAGAACTTCAAACTATGCACTGGCATAAGAAGAAAAGAATTATGAAAGTACATAAGAGAGCACAAGAAGTTATTAACATTTGGAAGCAAGAACTCGTAAATAAATATACGTCAAACTTCTTTGAAAAAATCTTTTATAATAGCCCTATAAGCAAAAATATAAAAGAATGTGAGTACACAGATAAAAACTTTATTTCAACATTAACTTTTAAAGAGTTAGGTTTGAAAAAAGCAGATGTTATTCTTAAATTATTTCAAGAAGGAATATTACCAAAAAATTATTTTAGCTTGAATGAAAGCAAAAACTAAAATATGTAACGGGTGCGGGCAAGAAAAATATATTTGGAAAAATATAAAAGGCAAGAAGTATTGTAAGTTTTGTTCAATGAACCAACAGGCCATGACAAAGACTGCCAGTAAAAAAACTTATAAACCTATTGCTGCCCGCTCCGTTAAAAAAAGTAAAGAAGAAACTATATATGCCTTAAAGAGAAAAATTTTTTTAAACTCTAAGACTCTTTGTAAAGCTAAATTATTGAGAGTCTGTACTGTATTTGCCACAGATGTGCATCATAAGGCAGGAAGAGTTGGTAAGAATTTTTTAGATGAAAGCACTTGGTTACCTGTATGTAGACAGTGTCATATGTGGATAGAAGAACATCCAATTGAATCTAAAGAAAAAGGATTTAGCATATCTAGAATAAATTAATTATCTTTATAATATATAATATTTAAATAAATGAAGTTTACAATAATAAGTGATCCTGGAGATGAGCAACCAGAATGTCACATAATGAAAGAGTTATGAAAACTAAAAATGAAATACAAAATGAAGCATTAAACGCAATAGGTAACAAGTATAACGCAGGAGTTCAAATATCAATGGGAGTTGGTAAAACATTGCTTGGTTTAAAGCATATGGCTAAAAATTATACAGATACATGTAGATATTTAGTAGTAGCCCCTAGAGTTAAGATATTTGATTCATGGACAGATGATGCTGAGCAATGGAATTATGAATATTTATTAGACCATATAAACTTTACAACTTATGTATCATTACTGAAACAAGATTTTCATTATGATATTGTATATTTAGATGAGTGTCATAGTTTAAAAGAAAACTATAAACCTTGGCTTAGTGAGTTTGAAAGTAGAGGTGGTAAAATCATTGGTCTTACTGGTACTTATCCTGTATATAAAACTTCTGAGAAAGGTAAAATGTGTAACAGGTTTTGTCCTATTGTTTATGAATATGAAACTGATGAAGCTGTTGAAGATAAAATCTTAAATGATTATCAGATATATGTTCATAAGCTAATGTTGAGTAATGAAAAAACAATACCAAAATTAACCAGAGATGGATCACGTACATTTTATACATCAGAAATAAGTGATTACAACTATTGGTGCAGTAGAGTTGATGGAGCTGTTACACCTAAAGCAAAACAAATAGCTACAATACAAAGGATGAAATTGTTACAAAAATTTCCTTTAAAAGTAGAGTACGCAAAACATTTGCTATATCATTCTAAAGAAAAGACTATAGCATTTGCAAGCACTCAACAGCAAGCTGATGCTATTTGTAGACACAGTGTACATTCTAAAAACAAAAAATCTAAAGAAAATCTAAATGATTTTAAAGAAGGTATAATAAATAAATTAAGTGCTGTTGAACAACTTAGTGAAGGTGTAACTATACCAGGATTAAAATGCGGCATCATACTGCATTCTTACGGGAATAATAGAAAAGCTTCTCAGAAGATTGGTAGACTGCTTAGATTAAATCCTGATGATAAAGCAGATATACACATCCTTTGTTATGAAAATAGCATAGATAAAAAATGGGTTAAGGATGCTACAAAACACCTTGATCAATCTAAAATAAAATGGGTAGAACCCATATATCAAAATACTAAATCATGGCTTTAACAAGTTTAAAAATTAAGACAAACATTGAAGATGTTTATCAAAGAATAATGATAAGTACACATATAGGTAACGTTACTGAGAATGATGGAGAACCTGTACTTGTTGTAACAGTTAATCATTGTGATAACAGCTGGACTCCAAAAGGAGAGGCTTTAATCTATTATAGGTCAGAATCTGAAGAAGAGTTTCATTCTAATTTAAGAAAAGAAGCTGCAGAAAAGAATCAGTTAATAACAAACATGTCAACAGACCCTGAACTTAATCCAGAAGGGTATGAGAATATTGACAAGAATTTAGAAGTTGACCTGAATCATATGTCAGATGATGATATAGATTACTATAGACAAAATTAATATGCATTACTCCAAAGATTTAAATTACATGGACGGAAGGTCTGATGGCAGAGCTATGGCCGCTAATATAGAGTCTACTCTATTTAAAAACCTTGACACTGCTATTGAGGCTAAACAAAATCTTATAAATCATTTTGAAGAACAGTTCGGTTATACACATGATCAAGAAACATTTGATAGAAATTATACTTATAATCTTGGTTTACTTGATGAGTTAAAAGAAGCTAAAAAAAGAGCTACCTGACCAGTAGCTCTTATCCCGAAACCCTAGATAAAAAATAAATTGTCAATTTAAATATAATAAAAAAAGATAAATATGATTGATATAAATAAATTATTAGATATTCTAACAGCTTTATCTTTAGTTATTATCTTATTAATTATGATTGGTATAATGGCAAAACATGCACCTGCTTTGCTTGCCATATTAACTTGTGCTCTTGGATATTTTTGGGGCAGACGTTTAAATTAAAAATTATGAGTAGATATACTAAACAGTTAGAAGAAAAAGATTATACAATAGCCTATGGATTTGATCATGCATCAGGATATTTTTTCCAAGTGTTTGATAATAATCCAGAAGATGAAGATGATGACATTATATTAAATGAATGCAGTATCTTTACAGGTATGAGTAATGGAGATATGATAGATCTTATGACCAAGTATAAGGTAGATGATAATCACATAGCTCAAGTAATGTTAGATTTACCATTTTAAAACTAAAACAATGAAAGATTTAATAGTTGTAAAAAGCGTAAACAAATGTCGTCAATGTAATGAAGATATGTTGAGCGTTACTTTTATGAATGATAAACATGAAGCTGATCTAATATGCTTTAATAAAGAATGTAACTTTAGACATACTTTTTATTGGAAGAGAGATCAGTTTGGAAAAATCATTAAAGTCACAGATAAAGAAGAAAAGAATAAGTTTTTTGAAAGTATAATGGTAGAAACTATGTATGAAAAAGATAAGACTACCACTATAGAATGGGTTCCTGGATTTGAACCAAACATTACAATTGAAACAGAAGAATTTACTGAACTTATACAAAAATTAGAAAACAACGGGTTGGATATGTTATCTGAATTTGATTTGACTCCCGGCTCAGAACCATTTTAATTATGAAAGCAATAGCATTTATAACAATTTTAACAGCCTCTGTAAGTTGTTTTTCTCAAACTTATAACTATGAAAGTTATGATTATGAGAATTTAACTACAGGTGTAAAGAAAACTAATCCTGATAGAACTAGTTTTAAATTTACAGAAGATAGCGTTTATGTAAAAACAGAAACAGATCCTGTTATGTATTTTAAATACGCAATTCTATCTAAGGAAAAAGAAACTAACAGATACACATACTTCAGAACTGAAAAAGGTTTTGAAATGTTTGTAGATAAGAAGAATGAAGTTGTGATGGTTAAAAATGATAAGTCACAACTGTTATGTATTTACCACAATAAACAATAAATTATGGGTCCCAGTGTATATTTAACTAATACAGAAGGTACAGCATATAAAATGTATCAAGCAGAAGTAGTAGAAAGTCAAGATCAAGAAAAGAAATATGATGTAATATTTACTTACGGTAGAATATATGGACATAAATCTAAATATAGAGGCAACAAAATACCTTTAGATTATAGTGATGCTATGCATTTATTGCAGAATCAAGTTTATAAAAAAATTAGAAAAGGATATCAAATAAATGAAAGATAACATCACTACCATCAAACTAAAAAAAGTTAATGGTAAACTAACACATGTAACAGCTTTTGATAAGATACAATATAAAGAATTTGTAGATGCTTTATCTGAAGGTCAAGTAATTGAAATATTTCTAGAAGCTAATGCAGGAGATGGTACAAAAGCTCAGCTAGCTAAGATACACGCATGCATTAGAAAATTAGCTTCTGAGATAGGATATACCTTTGAAGATATGAAACTAACAGTAAAGCAAAAATCAGGGCTTGTACGTGGAGATTTGTGGTCATCAGAAGGATATGCTAAATCATTTGCAGATTGTTCTAAGGAAGAATTATCTTTAGTTATTGAAACGCTAAATGATATAGGAAAATTAGTTAATCTTTCTTTTTAGATTCTTTTAATTGTTCATCATAAAACTTAGCTATTGATTCTGAAGAGAAGTTTACTTCTATTTCTTTTTCTTTAGCTTTACCTTTTTCAGCAAAAGTTTGTTCTATAACACCTATGAAAGTGGCTAAAGTTAAGGCGTTAAAAACAAAAGAATCTTTACCATAAACAGCGTTTAATTCTTTAACTTTACGCTCACGTTCAGCTTCATTTTTTTCTAATTCATGCATCTTAGCTTCAAAAACACCACTAATAAATAACATAGCTGCCATTTGTTTTTGTTCATTAGCAGTTCGCATATAAGCTTCATAAACATATTTAAGATCTCTTAAAGCTTTACCTGATATTGTAATATCAACAGTTTCATCTAAAGGTATAGAATAAGTTTTAACATTTCTCTTATTATCCATAACTAATAGTTTTAAACAAATATAATTATAAAATGCAACAAAGTAAAAAAGACAAGCTGACAGATATACAAAAAAAATTATATGAACAGCTTATTCCATCAGGATGGGCTGATAAATTAAAAAGTTTTATACTAAGTAAAGAGTTTTATAATATACTAGATGACTTGTGGGATGAAATGAATAGCGGTAATCGCTTCACACCAGTAATCAAAGATATATTTAAAGCATTTACTGAATGTCCATACAATGACCTAAGAGTTGTTGTTATAGGTCAAGACCCTTACCCTCAAGCAGGAGTTGCAGACGGCATATCTTTTAGTTGTTCTTATTCTAAAAAACCACAACCTTCTTTACGTTACATGCTTAAAGAAATAGAAGACACAGTATATCCAGAAGGTATGGAGTGGGATCCTGATTTAACAAGATGGTCTAATCAAGGTATTCTAATGCTTAATACAGCTCTTACATGCCGTATAGGTAAGATAGGTTCACACATAGATTTATGGAAACCTTTTATTGTATATCTCTTAGACATATTAGGGCATTATAACTCGGGGCTTATATATGTATTCTTAGGTAATAAAGCTAAAGTGTGGGCTAAACATATACCTAGTATAAACTATAAATTCTTTGCGCCTCACCCTGCTGCTGCAGGTTATGCAAAACAAAAGAAATGGAATAGTGGAGACTTATTTAACAATATTAACAAAGTATTAGAAGAGAATAACGGAGAGAAGATTGTATGGTAGTTACTATCATCCTCTCTTCTCTACCTCACAGCAACTGCTATCAATATTGCAACTAAACTCACAGATGTAGCAATCCAACCAGCTTGCAACCATTTAGTAGCTGCATTCTTTTTTTTGTACTTCTTATAGAGATTGTTAAGATCAGTCTTTTTTATATCTATTATTAAATCTCTTTGTTTAATAACGTATGCATTATTGAGAAGCATTGAGTCTTGGAAAGTTATAGTCTCTGAGAGATTATCTATAACGGTATCTTTTAGCTTTATTTCTTGATTCAAGACACCAAGCGTAGAGTCACACTCATTAGCATAAACAACTTTGTTAGCTATTTTCTGTAACTCAGCGTTATTAAAGCAAGTCAATGTATCACCAGTTTGCGCGGATAATGCTGTCAAGTTGATGATTAGTAGCATTATCAATATACTTGTATATTTCACGGTATTCTATTTTTATTTTATTTTTCACTTTATCTAAACTATCTATTTGTTTATATAAAGAGGCTCTGTTGTTATTTAGAGAATCAATAGTTTGAAGCAATAAAAGATTTTCCTCTTCTTTAGCTTTAATCATATTCTCTAAATCTTCAGTGCTAGTTATAACTTTAGTTATCTCAGATGGTTTTCTAAAGATTATATACAAGAACATAATTAATATTATACCTAAAAGTATGTATATTATATTTTGCTTATTGATCATTAACAAATATAAAAAATTTTTATCAAGATGAGTAAATTATTAAAACAGATGGAGTTGTTTGATATGATAACAACTGCAGAACTAACTCCAAATCAATACTATTTGCTTTGTTGTATAAATGATTCTGTTACACCTATTAGAATGAATTTTAGATTAGAGCTAAAAAGTTTAATAGAAGATAAGTGGATTGTAGAAAAAGAAAACAAATACTTATTAGAACCCAAATCACATACAATTATTAACCAGGTTGAAAAGCTTTTTAAAATACAAAAAACTAAAACATCAACTCAGTTAATGAATAAAAATTATAAAGAAAACATTTTAGTGTTTAAAAATTTATTTCCAAACAAAAAACTTCCTAGCGGTAGAGCAGCAAGAAGTGCTACTAAGAATTTAGAAACTTGTTTCAGATGGTTTTTTGAAAATCATGACTATTCTTGGGATCTTATTCTAAAAGCAACTGAGAGATATGTATCTGAATATGAACTTGATGATAAGTACATGACATGTTCTCAGTATTTTATTAGAAAACAACCCGCAGGAACTAGAACATTTATTAGCAAACTTGCTGATTATTGTGAACTAGTAGAGTCAGGAGCAGAAATGGATGATAAACCAATATTCCGTCAAAAAGTAGTATAATGAAATCAAAAACATTTTATCATGTAAACACAGTAATTTTAGGCATCTTATTTAGTTTATTAGCCTATACAATAATCAATATTTTTATTATAAAAATGTCTATTATTCAATACTTTATTATAGAGTTTTTGTTGGGAATCTTAGAGTATTTTTGTAAATTTACTAAAGTAAAAATGGGCATAGAATAGCAGATAAAAGCCTATAATAATATCAAAGTTATGAGTAATAAAGCTTGGCAGAGTCAAAAGAAAGGCTATCAAGAAGCCCTTAGTTATATACACGCAAGAAGACAAGGATTAATAACTAGTTACAAAACTCCTTGGCCTAAAGTAAATGATGCAGGTGTAAACGGTTTTGAATGGCAATCTCTAACTGTAATAGGCGGAAGACCGGGTACAGGAAAAACCCTTATCAAAGATCAAATTGTAAGAGAAGGTTTTGAAATAAACAATGGTCAAACAATTAGAGTTTTAGAATTCCAATTTGAAATGGTTGCCAGAGCTTCTAAAGTAAGAGAGTTTTCTTCAGCATTAAATAAACCATACAAATACATTTGTAGTGCAGATGAAAATGATAAACTAACAGTAGAAGACTTTCAAAAATTACATGAGCATGCTAAAAAGATGGTTGATATAGACAAGTTTCCTGTAGATATTGTTGAGAAAGCATGTACTGTAGAAACATTTAAATCTATTGTTACAGATTATATGGAAACTTATGCTCAAGAAATTGATGGTAAGAAAGTATATATTAATACTGTAGTAACTGTAGATCACTCTAATTTATTTAAGCAAGGCAGATCTGAAAATAGTAAAACAGATATGCTTTATAATTTAGGAGAAGCATTAACAGATTTAAAGAAACGGTATCCTATTGCATTCATTGTTCTTTCACAACTAAAACGTGATGTAGAAAAACCTGAAAGAAATGAAGATGGAAAGTACGGAAACTATGTTTTAGAAACAGACATCTTAGGCGGTGATGCTTTATTTCAACATGCAGATATTGTAATAGGTGTTAATAGACCAGCAAAAAAGTTTATTAAATACTACGGACCAGAAAGATATATAATTGATGATGATACAGTATTGGTATGGCACTTTCTTAAGTGTAGAAACGGTGATACTAGAGTAAGTTTTTTCAAAGCATTATTCAATCAAATGAAAGTTATAGAAATGCCTGCTCCAGGCATGCATGTAAGAAATATAAGATCAAATTAAATATTAAAGTATGGGATTATCAACAAAGCTTGATGAAAAAAAGAAAGATATATTAAGCAAAAAACAGAAAATAGAATTATTAAAAGACAAACATTTAGATTTGTTTAAACAAGAAAAAGTTAAACAACCTAAATTTATACCTAAAATGTGTTATATGCACAAAGGTGAACTGGTTGTTTCATTTTATCCAAGTGAAATAACTAAAGGTCAAGACATCTATACTGAATTTGTAAGTAGAGATTATGAACCTGAAGATCCAGAAAGAAGATTATGGAAATGGATTTATCATGATGCGTATGATACAGAGTATGAAAAATCTGATCCTCATCCTACTTCTGGTGATAGACGTTATCTAATACCTAAAGATGAATTAATTGAAGTTACAAAAGTAGCTGAGCAAGGTGAATTAATATTTGAACCATTACCAGATGCTGATGCAGATGTTCCATATAGTTCAATGACACTTAGAGATTATGCAGCTATACAATGGAAACTTCCTGTCAGTCATAAAGCATGGTTAAATAACTTAATAAATAATTTAAAATGACAAAAATTGTATTACCACAGAAGAAAATAAAAGCTTCTGCACAAAGCCCTAAAAATCTTATCATTTTTTCTAAACCTAAAGTAGGTAAAACATCTCTCTTAGCTGATTTAGAAAACTGTCTTATATTAGATTTTGAAGACGGTTCTGATTATGTAGATGCTTTAAAACTAAAAGTAGATACTGTTGAAGATTTAAAACTTATTGGTGCAGAAATAAAAGAACAAGGCCATCCTTATAAATATATAGCTGTAGATACAGTAACTGCATTAGAAGAAAAATGTATTCCTGTTGCTGAAAAATTATATTCTAAATCTTCAATGGGAAAGAATTGGTTTAAAACAGGCAAGCAAACTTATGGTAACATCTTAAACTTACCTAATGGTGCAGGTTATGTATGGCTAAGACAAGCTATAACAAGTGTTCTAGAATACATAAAGACTCTTGCTCCAAGAATTATAATTGTAGGTCACGTAAAAGATATAATGCTAGAGAAAGCTGGTGCTGAGTTTACAAGTTCAGATCTAGATTTAACAGGTAAAATTAAAAGAATAATTTCTTCACAGTCAGATGCTATTGGTTATCTATATAGAAAAGGTAATCAGAACATTCTTAACTTCAAAACAAGTGATGATGTTGCTTGTGGAGCTAGACCAGATCACTTAAGAAATCAACAAATTGTTATTTCAGAAATGACTGAAGAAGGAGTTAAAACAAATTGGGATAAAGTATACATAGATTAATAAATTAAATTAGAAAAAAATGTTAAGTACAAAAGACGTAAACGTTTCTTCAGGAGAAGGAGGAGGTATACCAAAAGTAATATCTCCTGGTAATCACAAATTGAAAATTAATAACATCAGTTTAATTCAAAACAATAGTTATTTGAAAAGAAATGATGCTTATCATATTCTATTAAGCGTTGAAACAGAACCCATAGAAAACTTTGAAGGTTTTTGGATTGATAAAAACAATGAATCTTTAGGTAGACATGAAGGTCAAGTAGGCAATGTGAGAGCAAGTGATTGGCCATACAAAGACAATGTAACCAATAAGGGTGTTGAAATTAAAAGAGACATGCAAATTTTAAAGTTCATCAAAAACATTTGTAAAGAAACAGACTGTGAAAAATGGTTTGATGATGCAGATGGTAAGTATGAAACAATTGAAGATTTTGTACAAGGTTTTAATGAAGAAGCACCTTTTGCAGACAAATGGTTAGAATGTTGTGTTGCAGGTTCTGAATATTACAAACAAAATGGTTATATTGGACATAACCTTTGGTTTGCTAAATATTCTCAAGGCACTAAAGGTTTTGCTAAAGCAGATGCAAATGAAAAAGTTCATGTATATAATGAAGATTTACATTTAAAGAAAGCAGAAAAACCAGAAGAAGTAGAAGAATTTGACAATACAACTGATGATTCTGCAGACAATACAGAGTTTGCTTGGTAAATAAATAGGAACGTATACTTTATAATTACAAGGAAAGTCTTTTTAGGCTTTCCTTTTTTATTACATATTAATTATGATAAGAACAAAACATGTAGTATCAGATATTAATAGCATACCTCCAGAGTGGATCTTTAAATATTATCTAAAGCTTTCTGAAAACTTAAAGGGTCAGGATATACAGATAACATCTATATTTAATCCTAAAGAAACCAGACCATCAATGTTTATTTACTTTGATAAAGAAGCTGACAAATATTTATTTAAAGATTATTCTACAAATAGAGGTGGTGATGCTTTAAGTTTAGTAAAAGAAATTTATGATTTAAAGTCTAAAGCTCAAGCTGCGGTTAAAATTATTAAAGACTATAGTGATTATCTTAAAAGTGGTAATAAAAAGTTTGAAGTAAAAGATTTTAAAGTTGAAGGAAAGTACAAAGTCAAAACTATAAACCCGCGTAATTGGAATAAGTTAGATCAAAGCTATTGGACTAAGTATAACATTGATTCTAAAATATTAGAAGCATATAACATACAACCTTTAGAATCATATATTTTAGAAAAAGAAGATACTGAAAAGAGATTAGAGATCAAAGCTCAATTCATGTATGGCTATTTTAATGATAAGAATGAGTTATACAAAATCTATACACCTAAACTAAAAAAGAAGTTCTTTAAAGTAAAAAGCTATATACAAGGATTAGACCAGCTAAAATATGATAAACCATATTTAGTCATCTGTAGCTCTATGAAAGATTTATTAGCTTTACATAAACTCGGTATGAAGAATATAGAAAGTATTGCACCAGATTCTGAAAACACAATGCTTCCTGATTCATTAATGAATGAGTTTATACAAAAGTATAAAAAGGTATGTGTATTATTTGATAATGATGAAGCAGGGCTAAGAGCAATGCAAAAATATAATCAAGAATATAATATTCCTTATGTACACTTAAAGCTTGAGAAAGATCTATCAGACTCAGTAGAACAACACGGTGTTAGAAATACTATGTATCATTTATATCCATTAATTACAAAAGCTCTTACAGGAGAAAGCAAAGAATTACCTACTTAAATATTTATTATGAGCTGGATTTTAAACCATCAAACATTTACAGAAGAAATGATTCCTGAAAACGCTGTAGGTTTTATATATGAAATGACTGCGGTAATTGAAGGTAAACTTGTAAAGTATATTGGCAAAAAGAATTTCTATTCAATTAGAAAAAAGAAATTTGGAAAGAAAGCTATTGCAGCTATGACAGATAAAAGAGCTAAGAAATATACTATGGTTAAAAAAACAGACTATGAAAAGTATTATAGTAGTAATGAAGTATTAAAGAAAGCACATAAAGAAGGTATATCTATAGTTAGAACTATACTTAAGATATGCTACTCTAAAACAGAGCTTACTTATCAAGAAACAAAGTTTCAATTTGTAAATGAAGTTCTTGAAAAAGATGAGTATTTAAATAAAAATATTTTAGGAAGATTTTATAAAACTTAATTTATGAAAAAGTTAGATGATGATAACAGAATCCTATTGTTTAAACTACAAGACTTAGGAATAAGTTATATACAAGGATATTATGAAGGTTCTGGAGATAGTGGAGCTATAGAAGAGATACTGTATATTGATAATAAAAAAGCAGAAATAAAAAACTTAAGCTTTGAAGATTTTTCAGAAGATAATTATATACATCATGAAGATTTATCTATAGATAAAAAACTTGATTCAGGACTAGAAGCTGAAATAGAAGATATTATGTATAATTTACTAGAAGATATAGAAGATTGGTATAATAATGATGGAGGGTTTGGAATAATAACCATAAATGTATTTACAGGTGAGTGTAACATTAATAATAATGTAAGATATGTAGAAACTCATTTTTATGGTCATTCTAAAAGTTTATTTTAATGGCACATCCTTTACAACATGCAAAATCTTCAGTTAGAAAATTTGGTGGTATAATAGAAGATTATATTCATATACATGAATGGTTTGATGAAACTAAGAGTTGGCTAGGTCATAGCAAACATAGAATATTCAGGCATCATTCAGAAGGTATATTTGAATGTGAATCTAAATTTGGTAAATCATTTACAAATTCAGATGGTAAAACAGTTTATACCAGATATGTTGGAGAACAACATGTTAAAGAAGACTGCTTTGGTTATATACCTTCAGCAAAAGAATGGGTAGATAATATAAATGCAAAAAAGCCACCTATGTGGATGATAAGAACAGAAAAATTAAATGACTAATATGGAAAACAAAATGCTAGAAAAACAAGAGTTTGATTCTATACTGTCTATGATATCTTCAAGAGATCATGAGAACTGGACTGTTGGTTTAACCATAATGGAAAATTTAGAACTAACAGATTATAATGTGATAAACATATTACTTGTACTTAAACAAGGTATTGTAGCTGATAAACATATAAAGACAAACTATAAAACTTTTTATGATAATCTAACTAATGCAGTAAAAGATTACTTAGATGATGATTTTAGACCTGGTATATCACACCTTACATATAAACAATTATTTAAAATAGTTAATGAAGGCAAGTTTGATTATGAAGCAAAACAATCTTTAATAGATTCTTTTTCAATGGATTTTAAGAATAAACTTATTGATACCGGATATACTTTTGTTGAAGATGTAATAATAAAAATTAAAGATGAGAGATAATATAGAAAGTTTAGCTAAAGCATCTAAAGAACTTATGTTAAGAGAAGCCTATTACGGGCTTCTTCTTATGTCACTAAATAAAATTTGGTCCCAAAAGAAAGTGCCTACAGCAGGTGTTTGCGTTAAAGGTATTAACTATGAGTTAGCTATTAATCCTGATTTTTGGCAAACACTTTCTCCAATACAAAAAGTAGGCATATTAAAACATGAGTTATTACACATTGCTTTCTTTCATTTAACAGACTATAATGATCTTCAAGATAAAAAGCTATTAAATATAGCAATGGATATTGAGATTAATCAATACATTGAAAGATCATGGTTGCCTGAAGATGGTTGTTTTATAGAAACTTATATTAACCAAGGGTATAAGTTAGATTACAAAGCTGGTACAAGATATTATTACAAAGAGCTTAGTAAGATAAAAAATGAAGACAGTGAGTTAGGTAATGCTTTAAAAGATTTATGTGAAGGAAATGATAACAGTGTTACTTTAAGTGACGGAACTGAAATTACAACTCCTGAACATGAATGGGATAGTGAAGAAATAAGTGAAGCAACTCAGAGATTGATAAAGTCACAAACAGCACATGTCTTAGATCAAGTAGCTGATCAGGTAAAAAAGATGCGTGGTACAGTACCTGGTGAGATTGCAAGTATAATTGAAAAGCTTAAACAAATAGATCCGCCAAAGTTTGATTGGAAAGGATATATGAGAAGGTTTATTGGTAAATCTACAAGAACTTATACTAAAGTTTCTAGAAGAAAGTTCAACAAAAGATTACCAGACTTTCCTGGTTTAAAATTTAAAAAGCACAAGCATGTACTAGCAGCTATAGATACATCAGCTTCTGTTAATACAAAAGAACTCAAAGAATTTCTTAATGAATTACATCATATAAAGAAGACAGGTTCTGATGTTACAATTATACAATGTGATACAGCAATATCTAACATAAGTAAATTTAATCCAAGAAAAGATTTAGAAATACACGGTAGAGGTGGGACAGACTTTCAACCTGTTATAGATTATTACAATGAAAAACTCAATGAGTTTAGTTGTCTATTCTATTTTACAGATGGAGAATGTTCAGCACCTGAAAACGCAAAAGGAAATATTTTATGGGTACTTTCTTCACAAGGTAATGCTTGGGATGAATTGCCAGGAACAACTATTAAATTAGAATTATGAATCAAGTTAGCTTAGACTCTGCAGAAATGAAATCATTTTTGCAACACATTATTAACAACAACAGACACATTCAAAAAGACGGTAAGAAACCTGTAGCAACAGAAGTTATTGGTGAATCTGGTCTTGGTAAGACAAGCGTTGCTTTACAAATTGCAGAAGAAAACAACTTAAGTTGTGTTAAATTAAACTTAGCACAGATAGAAGACTTAGGTGATCTTGTAGGTTTTCCATTGCGTCAGTTTCAATTATGTAAAGAAGGAACAAGTACAGAAAAGAAAACAGAAGTTAGACAAGTTCTTAAAAAAGTTAAGCTTCCTAATGGTATGGAAGTAACTAAAAAAGTTAATGAAACTGTAGAAGTACCAGGCGGATCAGAATCTGAATGTATTTGGGTTGATGAAAATGCTACTAATGAATATCTAAAACAAGGTTACAGATTTACCGGAGAAAAAAGAATGTCTTATTGTCCACCTGAATGGATTGCAAACAAAGAAGGAGGCGGTATACTTATTCTTGATGACTGGAATCGTGCTGATGTAAAGTTTATTCAAGCTGTTATGGAGTTAGTAGATAGACAAGAATATCTTTCTTGGAAACTTCCTGATGATTGGCACATTGTTCTTACAGCTAATCCAGATGACGGAAACTATTTGGTAAACTCTATTGACGTTGCTCAAAGAACTAGATTTGTTTCAGTAATATTGAAGTGGAATCATGAACGTTGGGCTGAATGGGCAGAGACTCAAAAGGTTGATGGTAGATGTATTAATTTTGTATTGATGAATCCTGAAGTTGTTAATGAAAAAGTTAATCCAAGATCTCTAACTACATTCTTTAAACTACTAGAAACTATTCCATCATTTGAAAAAGATTTACCATTAATTCAAATGTGTGGTGAAGGCTCTGTAGGCCCTGAAGTATCTACATTGTTTACAAGTTTTATTAACAATAGATTAGATAGAATCATTAGTCCTAAAAGAATGCTCTTACATAAAGATGAGAAAGAAGTAATTGATGAGCTGCTTAGTTCTATATGTGATGGAGGTAATCCAGCTGTAGATTATAGAGCAGATATAGCTAGCATTTTATCTACAAGATTAATTAACTTTACGCTTAATTATGCAGAGTCTAATCCAGTAACACCAGAAATTGTAAATAGAATTAGTGCTTTGATTAAACATCCTGATGTATTTACTAATGATTTAAAATATCACTTAGCTAAGAAGATTATACACGGGAATAAAACAAAGTTCCAAAAACTATTTATTGATCCTCAGTTACAAAAATTAGTTATGAAATAATAAAAGGCCCTTCGGGGTCTTTTAAAAATTTTAAAGACATGAATTTAACTAAATATTTATACATAGATTATATAAGTCATAATCAGTTAGATATAAGAATTGAACATGGTGGTTTATTTGAAGACTTTGAACATCATTGTAATATTCAAAATGAGTTAGAAAGAAATAAATTAGAAGAAGAAACAATATATTTATTTCCTGGAACAACAGTGCCAAGGTTTAAAGCTAAAGAAAAATTTAATTTTACTATTCTACCTAAGAAAGCTACAATAGCATTTATTCCACCAGCAGATTTAATACCTAGAACAAATGATCACTTGTTTAAACGTGATGTTTATAAAATGAAATCTGATGACTTTAAACATTGGTTACGTTATATAAATCATCCAAAAGAAACAAGATTTAAAATGCTTGTTGATGCTAATGATTTTTCACATGTATACATAAAAAGTTCTATAGCAAGTGAGTTTTATTATAGATCACCCAAAGATCCTTCTGGCAATGTCCAAACAGGATTGCAACTTTATACAAGTGATGGTTCATGGGCTATTAAACAAGGATATGCTCAAGGCTCTAGAACATTGTTTATTGTGCCTATAAATTCTAAAATTAAAAGTCTTTCTGATAATTGTTTAGTATATAAACAAGATGAATTACTAAAGTATATTAATGAAGATTCTATTATTATAGATAAAGAAAAGTATCAAGACCTAGTATTAATGTGTGCTAGTGAGGATGATGCTTCTATAATAATGACTATGGAATTACTTGCTAATAGTAATTATGAAAAAAGTTTTATGTATATACTAATGATATTAAAAAAATATGGAAAATCTTTTATAAAATATAAAGAGTTTAACCATGTAAATTTTAAAAGTTTATTAAGTTATTTTAATTTAGATAAGGAGTCAGTAAAATCAATGAGTCTTATGACATTAACAAATATTCTTAAAGACAATAAGAAGTTTACTAGAGCTAATGTACAAGCAATAACAACTTTATGTACTGTAGATTATATTAATTTTGATAATGCTAATATAAAACAATATTATATACCGGGTCCTTGTTTAAAAATTGAAGCAGAAGAATTTGATTCATAAAACCACATATAAATGATTAATACAAATACAGTCAATACAGTTGACAAAAACATGTTAGAGACAGAATTCTTCAACAAAGAATTTAATTTTAGTTATAGCAGCTTAAATAAGCTGCTTGAATCTCCTCAAAGATTTTATAAAGAATATGTTCTTAAAGATAAAGAGGAGAAAATTGCTAAGTATTTACTAGAGGGAATTGTTATACATTACTTAGTGCTTGATGGTTTAGATTTTGACAGCAAATTTATTGTAGCTCCGCAATCTTTGCCAAGCGAAAGTTCTATAGAAATTATTAACAATGTCTTTAAAGAATATGAATTAGATCCTGATCCTTCTAAATCATTAAGAGATTATGAATCTGTCATTCTAAAACAACTTGAAGAAAAGAATTTACATCAAAGACTAAAAGAAGATTCTAAAAGAATTGAAAAAATAGCAGATGTAAAAGGTATAGATTACTTTGAGTTTCTTAAGATAAAAGAAAACAGAACTATAATAGATGCTGCTATATTAGATAGATGTTCAAGAAGAGCTGAGATCATAAAAGCAGATGAAAAAACAAGAAATCTTATAGGTTTAGATTTACAACATGATGGTACAAAAATTGGAGTCTATAATGAATTAGAATTGTCAATGAGTTTACCAAATGATAAATATTCTTTTGGTTTAAAAGGTATAATTGATAATCTTGTTGTTGATGTAGTAAATCAAGTAGTTACAATAAATGATTTTAAAACAACCAGCAAGTCTATACAAAAGTTTGAAGAGTCTGTAGATTATTGGAACTATTGGTTACAAGCCAGCATTTACAAAAAACTAGTAAAAGACTTTTTATCTGATGTAGTTAATGCAGGTTGGATTATAAATTTTAATTTTATAGTATTTGATAAGTATGATCAACTATATTCTTTTAATGTATCAGATGATACTTTTAAAAAGTGGGATGCTATGATGCTTAATACTTTTGAAGATGCAGAGTATCATTTTCAAAGTAAAGAGTTTAAGCTTCCTAAAGCATTTGCTTTATCTAATGTTAAACTATAAAATAAAAATGAATGCTTTTAAATTCCTTACATGCAGATTATATTCAAAAAAGCAGGTTGTTTTTATATCCTCTATTAAAAATTAGAAGAGGTGTAAGTACTGTACCTGTTCAAACTTATATGGCTTGGAAAGACATGTTTAAGTTTGAAGAGAATAGATTTATTGTAGTTTATCATAAGAGAGAAGATTTAGATTTTAAATCTTTTGAAAGAGCTGCATTACTAGATAACTATCTTTTTGAAGACATGTTTGAGTTAGAAGATAATAAGTTAGCTTATGTATTTGATTTTTCTAATTATGCAAATGATTATGCATTAATTAGAAGTGGTAAATATTCAATGCTAACTTCATTATATAAGAAAAGAATATTATATTTTTTCAGATCTCACAGAAGACATTTATTACATGTAGAGAGTTATTTGTTCCCTGAAAAATATTATGAAACTTATTCTAAACTATTAAATGTGAAAGAAGAACTTTTAAAAGAGGTAGGACAACTTTGTTCAAAACCTAATTTAAGAAAAGAAATTTTGCAGTCTTCAATAAAAATGATAGATTTACATACGTTTAATTCAAAATTACCAGATGAAAAATAATAATAACATAGGTAAAAATATGTGTCTTGTTAAAGCTATATGGCAGAATAAAGAAACATTTAAATTAATACCTGTTTTAGACAATTGTCCTTACAATGAAGTTGTATATGATCCTTTACTTTCTTTACTATATGTAATTGGAAATAAAGAAAAAAAACAATTTCAATATGTTCCAAAACTAGACAGTAATGGAAACAAAGTTAAATCTACTAAGCAAAAAGAAAATGGTGTTTGGTATAAAGAAGAAAGAGTATTAGTAGGTTTACTTTCAGAGTATCACATCATTGACAAAAAAGAACAAGAGAAGTTTGTTGAAATGTTTGCTGTGAATTCTGGAGAATTTGATTTCCGTTATTTTCTTAACAAAGAAGAACCTAAAGAAATGGGATCTTCAAATGAAGAGTTAATACTTCCTAGTGATATAATAATTAAGTAGTAACATATAAGTATAAATCCAAACAAATAGGGAAGAGAATATTTTGTTCTCTTCCTTTTTTTGTTATTTTTATATGCTTACAAAATTTCAGATTATGAATCACTATGTCATGGATTATGAAACATTATCTAATTGTTTCATAGGAGTATTTGAACATTATAAAACTGAAGAGATAAAAATATTTTGTTGTTCTAAATTTCATAATGATATAAAAGATTTATATGTTTTTCTTGATAAGAATAAAAAGAATAAAGAATGGCATATATCTTTTAATGGTTTAGCTTTTGATGCTCAGATAACAAACTTTCTTCTTAAAAACAAATCACGGCTTATTAACAAGTCTGGTGTTGAAGTTGCAGAAGCTGTATATATAAAAGCACAAGATTGTATTAATAGACAAGACGCAAAAGAATTTCAGGAATGGAGTGAGCGTCAGCTTTTAATTAAACAGATTGATGTATTCAAATTAAATCATTGGGATAATCCAGCTAAGAGAAGTTCATTAAAATGGATTCAATGTTCTATGGATTGGCTCAATGTTCAAGACATGCCGCTTCATCACACTACTGATATAGATAGCAAAGAACTAATAAATAAAATTATTGAGTATTGTATTAATGATGTGAAGAGTACTAAAGCTATTATGAATCATAGCAAAGACTTGATAACATTAAGAGGCAGTTTGACTAATGAATATAACATTCCTTTATACAGTGCATCTGAACCTAGAATTGCTAAAGAATTATTTTTACATTTCTTAGAAGAAAGAACTGGTATAAGCAAGTATGAAATTAAAAATAGCAGAACATATAGAAATCAAATTGTAGTAAGTGAAATACTTTTACCTTATTTAAAGTTTGATGTTTCTGCATTTCAACAGTTACTATTTAAGTTTCAAACTTTAGTGCTAGATGCTAATAATTTAAAAGGCAGTTTTAAAGAACATGTTAAGTATAGAGGTGTTGATGTAGACTTTGGATTGGGTGGTGTTCATGGTGTAAAGAAAGGGATATATGTACCAGATGATAACATGACTATTATGTCTTCAGATGTTACAAGTTTCTATCCTAATCTAGCTATTAGAAATAAATTTGCACCAGCTCATTTACCAAAACAAAAGTTTTGTGAATTGTATGAATGGATGTTTGATGAAAGAAAAAAGATTCCTAAATCAAATCCTAAGAATTATGTATACAAGATTATGCTTAATTCCACATATGGTTTAAGTAATGATGCTGCATCTTTTTTGTATGATCCTCAGTTTACAATGCAGATAACTATTAATGGTCAGTTATCATTGATGATGTTATTTACTATGTTGTCTGAAAGAATATTAGGTGCTATACCTATTATGACTAATACAGATGGTGTAGAAATTATGATTCCTAAAAAAGCTATTCCACAATATATGGAGATATGCAAAGAATGGGAAGAGATAACTAATCTGCAGTTAGAACATGACCAGTATCAAAAGCTTATTGTTCCTGATGTAAATAATTACATTGGTATATTTACATTTAATGAAGTTGATAGAGATACATTTATCAAAACGCAATCAAAGAATCCAGAGTATTTATTTAAAAAAGAAGAGGGTAAGTTTTACTATGCAAAAACAAAATGCAAAGGTAGATTTGAACTGAAGAAAGCATTACATAAAAACAAAAGCTTTACTATTATTCAAAAAGCTATATACAATTATTTTGTACACGGGCTTGATCCTAAAAAATATATCAAAACAAATAAAAACATTTTTGATTTTTGTGGTCAAACTAAAGTAACAAGAAATTGGAAGTTCAAATATAGTTATGTAAAAGATGGAACTGTAAGCACAGAAAACTTACAAAAAACATTAAGGTTTTATATCTCAAATAAAGGCGGAAAAATTATAAAAAACAATGTCAATGATGACAGGGATATAAATGTTGTATCAGGCAAATGGTTACAAAAGATATTTAATAAGTATCAAGATGTATCATGGTCTGATTATGATATTGATTATGGATTTTATTTAGATAAAATAAACAAAGAAATAAAATCTATGAGTCCTGAATTATTTACTAATCAAATAAGTTTATTTTAAAATTAAAGTTATGCCTAAAAGTACAAAGGTAGCTGTGGATAAGAGTGTTTTAATAAACGCTACTTTACCACCAGCAACACAAACCTATACGGTAATTTCTCATGGTTATATTATTGATACAACATTAAAAAGTCTAGCTGCGGCAGGCTTTGTTGTATTAGATGAAAAATACAGATGTAATCAAGATGCTAGAGTAGCTCAAGGTATTTATAGAATTGAGTATCTGAATGATCCTGATTTATCTATGATGTTTACATGGACAAACTCTTATGATAAATCAACTAGATTTAGATGTGCAGTTGGTGCGCATGTAAATGCAAGTGGCGCATCTATGGTAAAGAAAACATCTGCTTGGCAAAGAAAGCATACAGGTAATGCATTACAAGAAGCTACAGATCAGATAGATAATATTGTTGCTGATGCTCAAGATTATTTTCAAGAACTTCTTGATATTAAAAACAAGATGAAGCAAAAGTATTTATCTGAAGAAGCTTACATTATTGTAACAGATCCTACGTCTACTACAGTGTATCCTGGTTTATTTGAGAAACTAGTCAATAAAAAGTTTGGACATCTCATGGGTGATTTACATTTTACAAATAAGTTAATCACAAGTGAGCAATGTACTACTATTATGAAAGAGTATGAATCTCAAAGATATCATTATGGTACAGGTAAGAATTCATTGTGGACAGCTTATAATCATATATTAATAGGATTGAAATCAACACATCCAAAACTTTGGTTAGATATACAAACCTCAGTTCTATTATATTTTATGGATGAGTTTGATTTAGTAAACTTTGACATAGAAGAAGATGATGATGAAGTAATAGATAGTGTAGATGAGGATAACACAAATATTATTGAAGATGCTGATGATGATAACACATCTCCTATAGATAATGATTTTGAAGAAGAAGTTACAGAAGAACATGAAGAAGATCTTCAATTTATTCCTGCAGATAATGTTGTAGAAGAAACAGAAGAAGTTAAATCAGAAGTTAATTCTATAATGGTAACTGCAGAAGACTACGGTGATTTAGCAATAGGTAGTCTAGTAGAAGTAGAAGATATTATATATCAAGTAGCTGAAATACAAACCTATGAAGGAGAAGATTATCTTGTGTTAAATGAATTTACAGTAGGAGAAGAAATTACACCAGATCCTACCCCTGTTTTACCAGATCCTCCAGTATCAAATGTAGAATCTACAGTTAATCAAGATGAGTCAAATCAATTAAACTTTGACTTATATCAAGATGATACTGAAGATGAAACAGAAGAAGAATCATCTGAATTAAATTCTGTTAATGAATTTCTAATAGAAAGCACAGAAGAAACCATTGAAGAAAATCAAGATTTAGATCCTGCTATTCAAAAAGCAATTAAGGATGAGCTTGAAAGTTTATATGGTTATTCTAATGTTGATTTCACATTTAAAAGAGATGATGAACATTATATAATAACATTATCAACAGGGGAATCTCTTGTACTAAGTAGTTCATACATAGATACAATAGTTTATTCTTAATAGTTAAATCAAAAAGCAGAGTCTTAACAACTCTGCTTTCTTTTTAGCTATCCCTAAGCCTAGATAAATAAATATCATAACTAAAATAAAAAAAAATGAATAAGAAAGAAACAATTGATGGATATACTTTTGAGTATAATTCAGAAGACAATTTTTATGAGTGCAGAGGTACTATCTGCTATGATGATGAACATGATGAGATGCCCGAACCTGGATTGTGGAGAGCTGCTCATAAACTTGCTACAAAATTAAAGAATCAAGGTATTGATGCAGAAGTAGAACATTCTGAGAAAGGTTGGGTAGAAGTATTAATGAATTAAACCAAAACAAAAATGAGTAGATGGTAGGGTTTGACTTGACAGACATTGGAGAAAGGGGTGGTGCGACTCAAGGTGAAAAAAGCCTGAACCCGAAACAGTTCAAATCTGTTACCTACCAGATACTCATTAAACCAAAACAAAGATGAGTGAAGAGATAAAAATAACTATAGAAGAGTTAGAGAAGGAAATTAAACAGGCTTTTATTCATGGTCAAGGTAATAAAGAAATGATGGAAGCAGGGTTGGAAAGAGATGAAACTGAAGATTATGTTAACAGTAGAATGAGAAGTTTATTAAAACAAAACAAAGATGAAAGAAGAAATAGCAAGTATGTTGATTGATATTTTTAACAGACTAAATATAGACACTCCAAATAATTTTGATAGCATATTAAATTTTGTTATTGAAGATGTTGAAGAAACTGCTGATAAAAAAAATTGGCATGATGGAGATGTAGCAATAGCATTTAGAAGATGGATAGAAAACCAAAACAAAGATGATCAGCAAAAAAAATAATTTTGTAAAAGTAAAATTGAGGTTGGAAGAAATAGAGGACATAGTTGGTGTCTATGAGTTTATTAAATTTAAAAATGGTTCTTCTTCTCAAGAGGGTAAATTAGCCACTAAAATAATTAATAGACTAAAAAAACATTTAGATGAGAATTGAAATATCAACAAGGGTAGTTTTTCTGATAGGCAAATATGCCATCAAAATACCTATAGATCGCAGAGGGTATCTGCAGGGTAAAAATGAAAAAGCAGTATGGGAATCCGGTAAGTGCAGAAAACTATTGGCTCCTTTAGTCTGGTCCAGGTTTGGCATAGTGATCCAAAAAAGATGCACAGAGATTAACTATTTTGTAGAAAATTATATATTTGAAATCAAAAACACATTTCCTCACATGGACTTTTATAACTGCGATCTATACAATCATCAGAATTGGGGAATTTATCAAGGGAGGCAGGTATTGATTGACTATGGTATAGATGAATCCATATCCAAAATGTATTAAAATAAAAAGTAAAATGAAATGTAGTATCTGTAATAAAGACATCTTAGGTAATGTTATAACTGACAAAGAAGGATTGCAAAAAGTTGTATTTGACAAGGGACATAATGCTCAACCTATCAATAATGGCAGATGTTGTGATAGATGCAATAACACAAAAGTAATTCCTGCAAGAATAATGAACGCATATAATTATGATAAAAACTCAAAAAACAAAAACTTTAATAACAAAACCAAATAATAATAGTGCTAATTGTATAGCACCCAATCTAATATATGGTTGTTACGGAGGTTGTGTTGATACTTACTGTTACATGTCTAGGTATAATGGTAAAAGAGTATTTGTAAATACTAATGTAGATGACATATTTCAATCTGTAGTAGAGTGGGAAAAAGGTTATACAAAAGTACCAGATCAACAGGACCCTGTATATACTATGGTAGATATTGCATGTAACACAGATCTTGTACTTATGCAAAAACATCTTCCTGAATCTTTATATAATTATCTTAAACGGTATGATGATCATCCAAGATTAAATACAACAATGGCTACTAAATACCCTGGTCTGTTGAAACTTAATGTAAATAACTTTAACAAAAAACCAAGAGTAAGAGTTAGTTTAATGCCTCAAGTATATTCAGATATTCTAGAACCTAAAATGCAAAAAATTATATCTAGAATATATGATATAGATAGATTAATTGATTTAGGATGGGAAGTACATATAAACTATAGCCCAGTAATATTTGTACCAGGCTGGACATATGAGTATGATGACTTATTTTGTAATGTAAAAGAACTAGCTGGTGTAAATAAATGTGAGGTAATAGCATTAACTAATCATCCATTACAAATGCAAAAAGCATCTCCAGAAGCTAGAGAACTTATGAGGTTTTCTAATGAAATAAAAAATCAATCAGGAGTAATGCGTTATCCAATAAAAAATAAAACTAAATATATTGATAAATTTAAAAAGATATATAGTCAGTATTTTCCTTTAAATACTATAAGATATATTTTTTAATATGAAATTATCTCAATATATTGTATACACAAAATCAAAGATATGATGGACTATTATGAATTAGAATGTTTGATTATAGCATGGGCAGAAGAAAAAGGAATACTAAAAGATCCTAAACCTTATGCACAAGCTATGAAAACTGTAGAAGAATTATCAGAACTATGTCATGCTATAATAACAGATGACAAAGAAGAAATTAAAGATGCGCTTGGAGATATAATGGTAACACTATTGATACAAGCTCACATGCAAGATATGAACCTTGAAGATTGTCTTGAATCAGCCTGGCATACTATTAAAGATAGAACAGGTAAAATGGTTGATGGACAATTTGTTAAAGATTAGCTATCGTTTTTCATATTTGAAATTTGGGGAGAGTTATTTTTAACTCTCCTTTTTTTCCTAATTAAACTACAATAATTATGTCAGATGTATTTAAAAACAATCTTGCTCAAATAGGAATTAGAGAAGAAGCTAGATTGTTTACTTTAGGTGAATATATTGAAGCAATAGAAAGAGCTTTTGAAGTTGGTAAGTCAGAACAGACAGAAGAAGAAAAGCTAAGATATATGGCTCACGTTAAAGAAGCTGCTATTGGTTGGTCTAAAATGCTTAATCAAGCCTAATGACTAAGAAGTTTTTAGCTACTATAGCTATATACTTATTTAGTTTAAATTTTATATCAACTAATAAAAAAGAAGTTAAAGAAGATTTTGGTACTGAAGTTTATGCTGGCAGATATGATGTCAGCAAAGATACAGAGTACAATCTTTTTGCATTACCAGTAAATAGAAAATGGTTAACTGCTTCTGAATGGAGAGGAGAACATATAAAGTATAATGATTATATTGTAAGATCAAGATTTAAAACTTGGAAAGAAATACATATTCAAGAGTTCATTAATTTTATAGGTGAAGCTACACAGAAAGAAGTCAAGTCTTATCCTAAAATAAAACCTAGTATTGTAATAGCACAGGCCATATTAGAAAGTAACTTTGGTATATCAAGATTAGCCGTAGAAGGCAATAATCTTTTTGGTCATAAGTACCGTGGTCAGGAGTTAGGATATTTAGTAGCAGCTGATGATAATCTAGATGATAAGTTTACTAAATTTAAATCTCATTGGTTTTCGCTAAGAAGTCATGTATCTCTTTTAACAAGAGTATATGCTCCTAGAATAAAAGGAAAACCTACAGTTAAATCTTGGATTAAAGCTTTATGTGGTGGCAGTACAGTAGAACAATCTAAAAAATTTAGAGCTAAAGGAAAGTATCTTTATGCTACAAGCTGTATGAATAGTTGCTATCAGTGCAAACTTAGAAGCATTATAAAAAAATATAACTTAACTAAATTTGATAAGTAAAGCCAACTTGATTCCTTATGTGTCTAGAGAGAAGATTTTTTCTTCTCTCTTTTTTTTTTCACAACTAAGACTGCTATAGAAGTATTATCTCTTAACTTTAGCCTGGAATGCTTGGAAACCTTGAACAGCTTTAACAGGATCTACAGTACTACCTGTAAGGCCTACAGTTGTTGCTAAGTGTGCAAGTAATTTAGATCCTCCTTTTTGTTGCCATTCATAAGGTCCAATTCTTCTTGTATACTGAGCTTTAGAACTACCTGTCATAATGTTCATTAAGTCATTGTATATTTGCGTATATGAATCCATAGTAGGTCCAAATGCTACAGACTTAATATCTGTTAATGACGCATACTGTTGCACACCTCCAGTCAATAAATTAAACTGTTCATTTTCTGCTCTTACTTGCATTAGTAAGTGTAACGCATGTACATCTAAGTAACCTTTAAGATTAAAGGGTCTTTTAGGATCTGTTTCTGAAAAAGGAAAAGGTAATGCTCCTGTCTTAGCTCTAAGTTTAGCAATTCTATCTTCATCTTCAGGATCCCAGCCAAATAATCCAAAGGCCATCATTGTAAGCCAAAGCATAACAACCTCTGTACCAAAACGCATTAATGCTGCTTTTTCTGAAGATGTTAAATATGCTAATTCTTTACCGCCTGTTCTCATTATATTAATAAGAGTTCTACCAGTTTCAATATAATAACCCATTTGTGCTTCACCTAATCCAGGATTAAGTCTTGCTCTTGGATTAAATAAACGTCCAGAAAATCCCCATCTCTTAAGAGCCATAGTAGTAAAATACTTTCTCATATAAGAAACAAATCTAAACCATAAATATCTTTGCATTTCTGGTTGATCAAATTTAGCATACGCACCACCCATATCATTCTGCACCTGCTGTTGTCTATTCTTAAATAACTTAAATAAAGTATTATCTATTTTAATAGTAAGTGTATCTTCTACTTTTTGATCATATTTTTTATTAATAAAATCTACAGCATTTTGATACTTTTCTCTTTCAAGTAAATCAGAATCCTCAGTTAATGGAGTTATATCATCTAGTTCTTGTTGTCTATCTGCTTCATAACTTTCTGCTTCAAGTATTTTTTCTTGGAAGTTTTGCTTGCCTAAAATATCTTCAAGCTCTTCAAGAGGGACATTATATTTCTCAGATAGTGATTGCAAAGTATCACCTGCTTTTAATTTATGTAGTGTAGGTTTTTTACCATATCTTACATCAATACCAGACTTTAATGTTATCTGTTTATCGTTGTTTAGTTCCCAAGCATCTAAGTAACTTATTTCTTGTACTTCACCATTAACTCGTCTATTTATTTTTTGCTTGTAAGCCATACCGGCAAACAGTTCCATAGCTGCTTGTGCTTCTACCCATTTACGTATGCTATATAACCAACTTAAACCTGCTGCGTCAGATGCTACAGTTCTAGATAATCTTTCACCAAACTTCTCTGCAAATCTATCTTGTATAGGATCAAAGATTTCTACAATTTGATGATCTAATGTTAAAGCTCCTCTTTTTTGGTATAGCATTTTACCAGAGTATTCAGCCATAACTCTATACGCCCACATTTTTCCTTTACCCAAACTAGGTATATCTACATATTCACCACCTGCAGCTTCAATCATATGTTGAAACTTCATACCTAAAGAGTTCTTTAAAGCTGATGGTATGTTTAATGCAAAGAAAGCAAATGATGCTCTCTTAAATAATAGATTAGAAAAGTTATTTAGAAAGACACTATCAGCTGCAACACCTGCTTTGTTCTGTCCTTCAAACTCTCTAGAAATAAAATTGTCTATTGCTTTTTCTCTAACCTTATCTCCTTTAGGAATATACTTTATAATATTTCTATTTAAGAAATTATCCTTATCTATTTTTTTAGTATCAATAATAGGGTTATCCTTTACAGTTTTTTGCACAGACCTTACAAAAGGTGAGATGTTAATCAACTGTTTTTGACGTTCTGCAGAAAACATATACCTCATCATAGTATATGTAATATCTGTAGAAACATCATCATAATCTAAATTATATAAACCAGCTATAGGAATGTTTGTAATTTCATTATCAAACATATCTACACGTACTAAATTAAAATTTAGATTCTCATTGAAACCTTGATCAGCATCATCTGCTTCACGTTTAAAAAAGCCTCTAATTCTTTTAGCTAACCAAGTTAAACCTGTATAGCCTTTTTTCTTAGCATCATTTAAACTTGTACTTTGTAAACCTTCTAAATTGTCTTTTTGAAAACGTGGCATATCCAAATATAATTTGGAATATCTTCCAAGACCTTCTTGATTTTTAAGATGGTGTTCTTTTAGTTTTTCTAGTAATGCAAATAACTCAGGTTTGTTTTGTTGCAGTTCATAGTACTCTTCATTAATATACTTATACTTATCCGCAACATCTGATTTAGCCATTTCTTCTCTAGACTTAGGCAACCACCGTCCTCTGTTATCAATAGTAACTCCTTGTACTTTACTTGTCTTATATTTATTTTTTACTGCTCTGTAATAATAGTTCATAGTAGGCATACCATTCATAGTATCAATAACATTACCTACACTATCTCTTATTGTGTATGTTTCATACATTGAAGGGTCAGAAGGCTCTGTTACATTCCAAGCATATATTCTTTCCCATACTTCTTGCATCTCTCCTTCTTCAGCATTCCATTTTTCTTTTCTTATATGATTAGCTTCAAACCATTTTTTGAATTCTTCATTTTCTGCTAATAAAGGATTAATCAAATAATCTTGAAGTATAACGTCAGCATTATGAGTTTCAATAGTACGGCTTTCAGTTTCTAGATATAAAGGATTTGTATTTAATTTAGACAGCCAATTATTCATTATATCAACATAATATTCTGTTGCACTTCTAGATGTAAGCTCACCTAACTGTTTATATAATCTAATTAAGTTAGATCTATCTGTACCTGATAATTTTCCTCTAGCTATATTTTTTTTAGATATATACTTCTTATACTCTTTAAATTCTTCAGCAGTAAAATCTCTTTCTTTTCTTATATTGAATAAATCACTAAGTCTTTCATTTTCTATTTTTGTTAAACCATTATTTCCTACAGAAGTGTTTTTAATTCTTTCAAGTTCCTCTTGTAAAGCTTTTACTTCTTGTATACTACCTTCAGATAATTCCTGTCCTTGTATTTGACCATCTTGATCTCTGTAAAGACCTGTAAGCTCAAGAATTTTTTCCCAAACAATACCTTGATCTATTTTAGCTCTTTCATTCTCAGGCAAATTTAACTTATCTAATATTTGTTTTATTTCAGCTAATATTCTACGTTTCTCTTCATACCATTCCTGCTTGATAACAACTCTAGTATTACGTTGTTTCCACAAATCCATTCTTGCTTTATAATCAGGATGATTTTCACCAACACCTTCAGCAAGAAGTTCTTGTTGATAATCTCTATAAGCAGTTTCAAAAGCATTAGTTCTTACTTTCCATTCATAAAAATCTCTACCTTCTTCTCTGTATTGACGCATTTCTTTAGCTAAAGCTAATGGAGATATACCAGTAACAGGATCAGGTTTATTTGATTTTAATTTACCATTTAAATCATACATAGAATGAGCTTGTCTATACTCTCTCCATAATGCTTGTACTATATCATAAGAATCTAATTTATCTATCTCAGTATTATTAGGTTCTGTAACTTCACGCAATCTTTGGAAAAAATCTTCTAAATAAGCAAGAACCTCTCTTCCTACAGCTGTCTTCTGCAATCTTTCTTTTCTAGCATAAAAATCAGAAGTATATTCCTGATTCATATATGTAGTCTTAAACTCTCTTAGTTCTGCTTTAGCATCAAGATATTCTTTCTTAGCTGCATCAGTATTATTTATAATCCAATTATCATAAGCATCAGCAAGATTACGCTCTAAACGGTCTTCATCATATCTATAATTCTTAAAAGGATTCAAGAATGTCCAAACCTTTTTCTCTTCCATAACACCTGTCTCAGGATTAAATCTTGCAACAGTATCTAAGAAACCAACATCTTCACCAAGCTTACCTTTATTAGTTGGATTATATCCTGCAGCTTCTAACAAAGGTCTAAGCTCTTCAGCAAATGTGTTCATCTTTGATTGTGTTACTATCATCACTTCATTCAACGCATTCTTTGTGTACAACGCCAAACCTCCAATAATCGGGTCTGTATTATACAAATAACCTTCCAAGTAACTATTAAAATAATTTGCGTCCCCTATTTCTCCTTTTATTAATCCTCTAATCTTTTCTTTACTTATAGATAAACCAGATTTAGATAAACCTTGTAGTGTTGCTAACTCTTGATCTTCTTTAACTGAAAGTCCGTCTTTTGCTTTCTTATTAGATAATTCTTTAAAACGGTTATACTGCTCTTCAGTCATACCGTGATACTCTTTAAAGATTCTATTTATTTTTTCTCGGGGTGCCTTTTTTCTTTTTAGCTCTGCTATTATTCTTTCATACCTTTCTCCAATATCTTTATTCATAGGTGCTAATTGTTGCCATAGACCATCTATAGCACCTTCTTCCATCATTTTATTAATACCATCTTTAGATGTACGGATACTTCTTCTAATAGAATTTACTAATGACACTATCTTAGCATCATTAGGAACATTAGCATCAGATAATGTTTTTTCTATTTCTTGTATAAACCCATCCCAATAATTAATAATTTTATCATAGTAATGAGCTTTATGCATTGCTTCTCTAGTCTCAGCATTTTTTTCAAGATCTTTAATATGGTTTTTCATTTTAGATAAAACCACTTCTAATGTATACATACTATTAGCTAAAGCTTTGACTCTAGTTCTATACTCAGCTATTTCATCTTGAAGTTTTTCAGTTTCTCTAACAACTTTACTTTGATAAGCTTGAAGATCTCTCTTCATATCAAAGATATTCTCATTACCTGTAGTATATAAAATTATTCTAGCTAACTCATCAAGATTTTTATTCTTTTTGAGCATTTCAATTTGAATATTTAACTTGTCATAAAACGAGTTAATGCTTGCTTGTATATCTTGTTTTTCAACTGACTGCAACTCTTTAGTTAGAGTATTTATCATTTCTTTATTATAAGCAACAATATCTTCATTAGTAATCAATTGTTTTTCTAATGAAAACTTTTCACCTTGCTCTAACATATTAGCAAGCTCATTAAGAGTAGTCTCAGCAGAAAGTTTAGAAACGGGGAGGCTTTTACCAAAAACTTGACGTATAGCTTGCTTAATTGCATAAAGCAAGTTTTTAATAGCTTTTGTAAAAGGGCTACTACTTTTAATGTTTGCAGATTTATCTTTATAACTTTTTTCAAGGGCTTGTACAATTACTTCTTCTTTAAATAAATCAGAATTTGGATCTAGTTCAGTATATTTTTCTAAAACACTATTAATTATATCTTGTCCTTCTTTACTCTGTTGTACCTGGTTAAATAAGTTTTCAAAAAGTTTTCTGTTTTGTTTAGCTAAACTTCTTACTAAAGGGTGTGCAAACTCATGAAACACAAGATCTGTAGTCATTCTATTATTGATAAAATAAACCTTATCACCAAAGAAAAATGCAGATTGTCCAGACCAAGGGTTTTGAGCATCTTTAGTAATCTCTTGAGCTTCTGAAGCAGTGATCATTTCATAATCTATACCTAAAGCATTACTTAATCTATCAGCAAATTCAGTAGCTCTATCTTGTTTTATAGAATCAATATTTAAACTTAATTCAAACTTCATTCCATACTCTTCATATAACTCTTGTGTATTAGGCTCACTAATACCACGGTTAATAGGAGTCATTTCTCTTTGTTCAAGTTTGTCCAGTATTTCTTGCTCACTTCTAATTGTGCCACTTTCAAAAAAATCTTTATAAGCTTGAAATGTACCTATGTTAGGATTATTTACTAAAGCTTTCCATTCAGGACTATTTATATTAGGACAAGTAGGCATAACATTTTATGATTTACACAGTTTAATTAAATCTAATACAGCTTCTCTATTCAATTCTTTTATTTCTGCATCAGATATTTCTTGAGCTTCTTGTACTGCTTCAATACCTGGTTTATTTCCAGACATATCTAAACTTAAAAAGCCAGGATTAATATAACCAAATTTTTCTAGTAATTGCTCTGACAAATATATAAAAGCTTGTGGTGCAGGCATAGGAGTATTTCTTTTTTTATCTTGTTTAATTAACTCTTTACCATAACCTTTACTACTAAATCTGATAGGTCTATCACCATAAGCTAATAGTGTTTGTATATCATTATCTATTAGTTCTTTAAGTTTAGGATCTATAACCATATTACCAGCTTCATCTTTAACATCTTTAAAAGTATTTTGAAGAGCATAATTTCTATTCACTGTAAGAGGTAATACATTGTTTGTGCTAACATTTTTTATTTTTTTATGTTTTGCACCTTCACCTTGACCAGTTCCAAGACCTTCTGTTTCTGCTCCTTCATAAACAAAAATAACATCAGGATTTTGCTCTATTCCTTCTATTACAAGAGCGCTATCAATATCAAATACATCTTTTGCAGGTTGATATTTACCTTCAGTTGCTTTGCTTTCAGCTGGTGTTTTTACAGTATTTTCTAACATAGCTGTATCTATATTATTTACTGTAGTTCCTTGTACTTTTCTTAAAGTAAGAACAACTCTATAGTTATCTGTTTTTACTTGTACAGGAAGAAAAGAATCTGTTTTCTTATCATATCTATTTTTAGTTACTGTTAATTCAGGAAAACCTTCTGGCATTGGTTTTTTATCACTAGCTTCATCAAATACTATTTCATGCAACACATTTCTATTATTACCTGAAAAAACTAATATAGCTCCATTCTCCAAAGTATATTCTGTAGTAGTAGCCTTTCCTTTAAACTGAGCTTTAAGAGCATCTAAAACTTGTTGTGAATATTTATCACCACCTTCAATTTTATCTAGCTGTTTAGCATAATCCATTATATTTCCTGGTGTTAATTCTCCATATTTAAAAGGTTTATCTATAATTTTATTTTTTAAAGCTTGCCCGCTTATTACATTTTTTACTATATTATAAGCTGTATTTTTAGGATCAGTTATGTTAAAATCATTAGGATCATTTAACTCATAAGTTATAAACTTCATAGGTCTACCTAAAGAGATAGTTATTATAGGTGATTCATTTAGCTCAGTATTATCCTGATGAATAATAAGACTACCACCATCTTTTTTATCATAAACAGAATTATAACTAGCATCATACTCAGATATATCTATACCTTTTTGAGCCAACATTGTTATAATTTCAGTAGGTATATTAGGAAGAGGATTACCATTCTTATCTATACTTGTATATCCGTATAAAGGCATACCTAATTGTTGAGCATCAGCACCGTTAATGAATTTATCTTTCATTTCTTGAGTAATCTCTTTACCGTTAAGTTGTTTACCTATTATTAAACCTTTACGTTGTTCAGTAGACATACTATTTACCCTCATCCATTGTAAACCAAAACCCCATGAAACAGAGCCTCCAGTTTGTTTAAAAGATGTTTCTTCTATAACAGGTTTAAAACTTTCTACCATAGCTGCACCTTCTTCATTATTTAACTGGTCTTTAATAACAATCAATCCATTACTATTCTTAACTATATTAGGATTGCTGTCTTGTGGTTGAGTAGGTTTAGACCAAGTACCTAAAATTTGACCATCTACCGTTACTTCAGAATAAGTATATCCTTTTTCTTGCATATTAGCAAACAATCTTTTTTCTCCTGTATTGTAAGAGCTAGAATCAATATAAGCTTTATTATCTGTAATAATAGTAGCTCCTGCTTCTACAGCTTTAATAGCTTCTTTTATGGTTCTATCTTGATTTTGTTTTTGCAATTCTGCACTACCTCTTTTACCAGGTATTGATACAAATATTACATCATCAGAACTATAGTTACCAGTATTAGCATACTGACCAATCTGCTCTGCATATAAAGCTGTACTGCTTCCAAAAATACCTTCAGCAAAACCTATATACTGAGTAGCAATTTTGGCTTTAACTTTAGCCTTCTTGTCAGCAGCCTGTTTTGGTTTTACTGTAAATCTATTTTTAGGAGTAGTAACACTTTGTACTGTAGGTTGAGTAGCAATTAACTTATCAAAATTCTCATTAAATACTATATTAGACGGTATAGGTCCTGCATTAGAAAACATATCTGCCATTTCTTGACCTGTATAACCATTAAGATTTCTTGGTCCAGAATAATCAGCTACTAATACTTCTATTCTAGGATTATTGTTAGCATATTCATATAGTTTTTTAATACCTTCTATAATTTGCTGTGGAGTTTTACTTTTTTTCTTACCAGGAGCTGTAACCGTTGTTATTCCCCAAGCCTTTCCAGAATCAGAAAGTTTATTATCCATTTTTTCTCCTTGCTTCACTCCAGCAATTTGATATGCTACTAGTGCTCCTCCACCTGTACCTTTAGCAGGGTTTCCATTAATACCAAGCGGGTTAGAACCAAATACAAATATTTGATTAGGTTGTAAGCTAGTTACTTTTCCTGAGTATGTTTTACGTGTACTTTGTACTATAGGTTGAGTTTCAATTAATTCTACATCTTCAACAAAAGATTTTGTTTTTGGAGTTATTTTTAAATATTCTAATCCTTTTTCTGTAAAGATTGTACCTTGAATTTTATAGTTAACACCTCTACCTTTTACAGCTCTACCTTTATTACCATTAGTTCTATTAAAGACTCTGTAAAAATCTTGTAAAAGCTCTTCAGAATAAATAGATTCTGAATTCAATATATTAAGAGCTTTAGCTTTAGCTTCTTCAGCTATAATAGTAAATTCTTCAGGATCTACTATACTAGATAAATTGAAAGAAGATTTTGTATTTAACCCGGTTTGTAAATAAGCATAAAGACTAAACTCATTAAAAAAGTCTATGATATATTTTATTTCATTGTCTTCTAATGAAGGAAACTTTTCTTTAAGAGTTTTTTCATCAGTTAAATCTTCTAAATTTTCAAAGAAAACATTTTTCTGATCTGCTGTTAATTTAGGATTGCTAAGTTTTAAATTTCTATATCCTGTAGGTGACTCTACATACTCAAGATAATTTAGTAGAAGAAATTCATTTTTTAATTGTGGAAAACGTAAGTTGTTTAAATCTAAAAATCTATCAGCATATGATTTTTGAAATAAATTTTGCCCTGTATTTTTAAACATATAGTCATTGTTATATATGTTTTGCAAAGCTTTATTTTTTAGAAAAGTTTCTTTAGCATAGTTTACAATAAATCTTTCTTTAACTTCTGGAGAATAATTAGCTATTTTAGCTTTTCCATAAGTATTATTTTCATAATAATCTTTTATCTCTTCTAATAAAAATTGATATTGTAAATTATTATTTATTTTTTCAGTTGATAATACAGAACGTAATCTTTCTCTTTCTATAACAAACTCTACATATTCTTCAAAGTTTCTAAACTGTAATGGAGATATAGGAGCTAATCCTGTTTGTTGATAATCTTTCTGTAATTTTGCAGCTAAGGTTTCACTTATAGGAAGATCGTTATACTTTTTTGTTATGCTTGCATACTGTCTTGCTAAATCAGTCATGCTTATAAAAAGTTTACCATCTTTAAAAGCTGCTCCATGTTTTAAAGAAGCTACATTTACTCTTTCTATTTCAAAGCCATTAAAAGTATTAGTTGTTGGTTTAGATAGTTTTCTTACATCAAAATTTCTTAGCTCATTTTGATAAATAAAATTAATAAATTCATTTTTAAAATCTTTAGCAAAAGATTCTCTATCATTCCATCCATTTCTTTTTATTTCATCTAGCTCTACATCATCTATAAACTTATTAATGCGTTTATGATTTCTTAAAGGAAATAAACCTCCTATTAATTTTATTTGAAAAGGTTGCGTATAAAATGCTGATATAGGAGATTCATTTTCTAATTTTTCAATTATAAATGAAGGAAATCTGTTATCATATTCAAGAGAACCTTTTCTTTTTATTCTTGCTTCTGCTGCATATAAAGATTGATCAGGGTTTGTATCAAAATTCATATTCATTTTGATATCTCTTACCCCTTTACCCATTTCTTCTAACTCCAAAAAGTGTAAGAAAGCATCTCTGTCAGCTTCAGTAATAGGATCACCTTCTTTATAATTTTCAGCTCTTTCTTTTAATGTTTCAGTATTGAATTGTTTGTTGACATTTTGAACAGCTAACACTCTAGCTAAACGACTAATATTCATCTGATTTAGCATAGGGTTAATATTAGACATATCAGTTTCCTTTTGAAAAACCCCGTTCATCTTATAAGGCAATCTAAAACCAAACTCAGGATTAGTAAAAATATTTCTTAAAGCTGCTGCTTTAAAAGCATTAGGGTTCTCAAGATCCATATTCATATACTCAGCAAAAGGACTTTGAGCTTTTCTAATCTGATTTACATATTCTTTTACTAATGGATTAGACACAAAATATACAGCTGTATCAACTGGAACACCTGCTTGAATCATAAATAAAAGTGTAGGTGCTACTTCTTTATTTCCTTGTACATTAAAAATCCAAGCTCCTCTAGCAACATCTACCCATCCATTAATCATTTGATTAATTACACCTGAGATAGATTGATTACTTCCTTTACTAGTAGAATGTGATAAAGATATATTGCCATCAATTGTATTATGAGGCAAAAATATTTTTTGTCTTCTAAAGTTTTTTCTTACAGCCTGGTAATATTTTTGTTCACTTTCAGGAATTTTACCAAATATTGATTGAATAAATTCTTCTTCTGTAGAACCTACTTCTTTATTAAGATAAGCACCAACTCTATTCATTAAAGTATTATAGGTATTATCTACAGCACCCAAACCAAGAGCTGCTTTACCAATACTATTTTCCTGGTGTTTCTTTAAATTATATGCAATTTCAAAAGTAGTAGTTCCATTATACTCTTCATCTTTTGCTAAAGCATCAACCAATGATTTATCTCCTTCATTTTTACCTTCTGTAAATAGAGCTGTGCTATTTGGTGTAAGTAAAGCTTCACGGTTAACAGGTAAAGAAAGTATAGATACAATGCTTTCTAATAATTTATTTTCAAGACCTGATTTATTATCACCTGTAGAATATTCAGCTGTTACTACATTTGCTTTTGATTTAATAGCATTTGCTACAGCTATATCTTCTTCATTTAAAAATTTGTATGTTTCTGGAGATTTTAATGCGTCAAATATCATTTGCACATTATTATAACTAAAATCTAAATCAGGAAACTCTTGAGCTAACTCTTTCCAAAAGATTTTATCTTTATTTTCTTTTGTTACTTTAGCCTTAATATTAGGCATCATAACTGTTAACTTATCTATATCAAAGTCAGCACCAGACTTAGCTACAATCTCTGAGGGAAGTATAATAGTACCGCTTGCAGAAGCAGGTAAAAACTCATAAACTTCCATAAACTCCATAGAGTTAAGACCCTGAACAGGAATACGAACAGCAGTCATAGTAATCATCTTTCTATGATCACCTTTATTTAACCACTCTTCATCTTTAATCATTTCATTAAGTCTCTCTATACTACCTATTTCTTGCCCATCATTATGTTTTAAAAAGAGTAAGTTTTTAAAGTCATTCTGTAATGCTACCTTAACTTTCATAGCATTTGTAGACCCATCTTTATTTTTAGTATAAAAAGGTAGATCATTAGACCCAAACTCTTCAATTTGTTTTTTAGTAGGATTTTTAAACTTTAAACCTTTAGCTTTTACTGCATCTTCCATAAAGGTATTAGCAACCTGAATTAAAGCTTCTCCATTTACTTTTTGCTTTACTAGTTTTTTAACAACTATAGCATTTAGCATTTTTTCTACGTCAGCAGCATTAAGAGATAAAGAAAGATCTCCTCCCTTAAGTAAATATTCTAACTCATGTTCTCCTAATTCTTTTCTAGATAATTCTCTAACAACAAAGTCTATTAGTTTCTTTTTATCACCAGATAAAGTACCATCTTCATTTTCTGTCCAATTTAATTCTTTAAGAAGTTTATCTTTTTCAAGCTTTGTTAAAGCTTCAATAGTTTGCTCATAATTTCTAATTAATTTATAATAAGGAGAGCTATCTTCTTTATTCTTTTCATTTTCCCAAGCTTTAATTCTTTTTTCTGGATCTTTTATATTTGTTTTATAATCAACAGGTACACCAAACTCCATAAGACCATCTATAACTAATTTTCTTAACTGAGTAGAGAAAATTGTTTGACCTTTAGCTTTATCATTTATTTCTAATTGATTTTTTAAGTACTCTAAAAAGATCACATTTTTAGTAAAGAAAGGTTTATCTTTACTAGGATCATAATTGTTATCAAAGACAAGCTCTCTTGAATCTTTTTTATAAACTTGTTTTGTACCGCTTTGAGTTTCTGTTACAGTACCTACCTTAGAACCTGATTTAAATACTACATAATCAATACCTTCTTGAATCATTCTTTTATGAAGAATCTCCATGTTTTTACCTTTAATAACATTAGGTATTGCTGGATATAAAGAAAATTTATGAAAAGCTGTTACAGGTAATCCAATTCTTTCTAAATCTGTTTTTAAAGGTCCCCAGTATTGTGTTTTATATGCAGGAAAATAGTATTGAATTTTAGTTTCGTCTATTTCTCTTTCATTTATAATATCTTGATATAAAGCTTCTTGTTCTGGAAGCCAAGAACCTTCTGCTATTTTTAAAGTTCTATATGAATCAAAAGCAATAATACCTTGACCATCAGCTTCTTCCATTTCATTATATGCTTCTCCTAATTGTCTTAGTTCTGCATAAACACTAGGTATTTTATTATCTGATATAACAGCTGTATTAAATGTGCCATCATAAGTTCTTAAACTTGCAAGACCTAGTTCATTTTTTAATTTAGCAGCATAAGTTTGATTTATTCTTCCGTTAATAAAATCTTGCATACCTTTATCTGTACGGAATAATTTACCTGTTGAACCAGCACCAGCATTACGTTTGTGAAAGTCTTCTTTGTCTAATTTATACTGAGCAATGTCTCCGTATATAAAAGACATGCTCTCTAAATTATTTATAAAAGAATTGACTATTTGTGATTGTAATATAGCTTTTTTAGCTTCGTCTTTAGTTATATTACTTTTACCAATAAAGTTTTTAACAATATTATCTGAGATAAATTCATCTGTTGCTTTAAAAAGTTTATCTACTTTAACATACTGTTTATTAAAATAAGATCTAGTATCTTTTAATATTTCCTTTTCAAATATATCATTACTAATAGCTTCTGCAAAATCTTCTAAAGCTAGAGATTCATTTTTTACAATTTCTTTTTCTAACAAAGCTTGAGTATCTGCACTTAGATAACCTGAAAATATTACAAAGTCTTTACCTCTTTCTAAATAAGCAAAATCAAAATCTTTTATATTATCTTTGAGAGCTGTTCTAGCTATTCTCATTCTTTTAAGTTCCGCTATTAAATAAGGAACAATTCTATTTTTAATATCAAAAGCTACTTGAACATTATCTTTTTTAAATGTTTGAGGAGATAAATAAGAATCTCTTCTACTTTTGCTTCCTAAAGTTTCACCAGTTAATCTAATACCATAAGAAGTTGATTTATCAGCATGACGCATTAATTCAAAGCTATTATCATAACCTAAATGCATATCAAGAATAAACTTAGTAAATTCATCTGCTCTAGCACTAGCTATACCTTCTTGAGTTTTTTCTTCTCCTTCAAGAGTTATAATACCACTTAAGTTTACAACTTCTAATTTTATATCATTACCATAAGTATCTTTTCTTCTTTCACCATACTTAGGATTTGTATCTGCTGTACCTTCTAAATTAAACATGCTTTTTAACCACATAGAAGATTCAGCAAAAGGATTTAAATCAACATTTAGATGAGCTAAATGTGGTATAGCTAATATATCCAAATAATTTTCTACATTATTAATACCATTAACCATCATAGTAATAGTATTATTAAGTGTGTGTTCAAACTGAGCATTACCTTCAGCATTGGTAACCATAAAATCTGTAAACACATTAGAATACTTAGATTCTAAATTTATAAGATTATTATAGATAACACTTTCAGATTTAGCTAATTCATTTAAATCAGCTAATCTTTTATTTTTTTCTTGATAGTTTTTCTTTAGAGTTGTAAAAATAAAACTTACTTTATCTGAGTAAAGTTTTTTATTGTTAGGATCTTGCAGTTCTGTTTTTAAATCTTCATTATCAGATAATAGAATACCTAAATCATTATAAAACTGCCAAAGGTTACCTTTAGCTTTTGCATAATTGTAATCATTTAAGAAGGCATCAACATCTAAGTAACTACCTTTTTCATCTCTCTTTATATATTTGCTTTTATGACTGGGTTCTTTAAATTGTCTTTCCCAATCTTTAGCTATTTTATTGTTTGAATTAAAAGCTCTACCTGTACTAGCTATAGTCTGTGTTGATGTTGTTCCATCTGGATTTTGTTTAGTAACTTTTCTAATAGTAGTTTGTATTAGAGGCACATTAGCCATGCCAAAAGTATTAAAGAAATTACTTATTAAACTTTGAGTTAAATTAGAGTCAGTGTTAGTTCTTCCTAGTTTACTTAGTAATTGTTTTATCTGAGGATCTTTTACAGATGCTGCTTGTAGCTTTAGATACATCTGATCAATGTTAGGCGTATTTACTAAAAGCCTTGCAAGTTTATTCCAGGTTTGACCAAAATCAGCTTGTTTAGGTAAACCAAAATCATCTCTTTCAACTAAACCTTCTTTGTTATAAGAATATAATTGCTTTAGAAAGAATATAACTTCAGGCTTAGCAATTTCTACCATAGATAAGTCATTGCCTGTTTTTTCAAATAACTTTCCTTGTAAAAGTTGTTCTTCAGTTACATTTTCAAAATCAAGAGAAACTTTAACATCTTGATTAAAAAACGTAGCAGATCTTTCTATATGCATAGAAATAAGACCTCTACTATTTTCACCAGGCCTGTTAGTTACATGTTTAATGTTTTCTAAATTACCAAAGTTTTTTAGTGACCATTCTAGAAGATCTAATTGTTTTTTTAATTTTTCTTTTTCTACAATGTTTTCTGTTGCTGCATAAAGAGCTTGTTTATTACTTATAATTCTTGCTATTCTATAAGCTGCATGATTATAAGCAGCTAAAAGCGCATTTGGATCTTTAGTTACTGCAGAAGTATATTTATATGTAGCTTTTATTTGTTGTCTAGCTAGTGTTAGAAGTTCTTCTTTTTGTTTTTCTAACTCTTCAATACGTTTAATATTTTCACCAGCTTTATCTATTTCATCATTAATATCAAATAAAGCATCTATTTGATCTCTATTTAAAGCAGCATTTTTTAAATCTATCCATTCTGAAATAAGAGAATCTATAACACCAACCATTTTCATAGTATTGTTATAGTTTAATTGTTGAACTCCAGTACTTCCTTGCAATGCTTTAACTCCTCCTTTATCCAAAGAGGGAAAAGCAAAATTTTCTATATCAAAAGTATATTCATATAATTTACCAATACGGAGCTTTTCAAAGATATCCTGAACAAATAAATCAGCTTCTAAGTTTGTAATTTCTAAATCAAGTTCTCTATCACCAAATAATTTTCTAAGAGCTTGTAAAACTCTTCTAAATAAAGACTTTTCTTCTTTAGTAATTTTCTTACTAGAAGGATTCAGCATATACTCTCTAAACTGTTCTGCAAGATGTTCTTCTAATTGTAAATCACTAGCATCTTTAAACGTTACTGTTTGACCAAGATGGTCTGTAAAAGTTCCTGATTTAGTTTTTAATTTTTCATATAATTCTTGTCTTTGTAAAGAATTCATGAATGTCTGTGTAAAAGCATGCCAAGCCTCATGATATAAATCAGAGTAATCAGAACCTTTGTAAAGTGTAATACCTGCTAATGTCCATCTTGCTACAGCTGAACCATCATCAGTATTAACCATATCAAAAATTTCTTCAAACTTAAAAAATTGACTTATAGCACTTTTTTCATACCACTTTTTAGCTTCTTTTATTTGTTGTTTTGTTGCTTTTACATCTAAACCTTTTACTTTAAGTGTTTTATCTAACTTTGTGTCAAAATCTGCTAATCTTGATGAATAAGAAGGAGTTGGTTTTTTAGGTTCTTCTTTTACTTGTTCTTCTTTTACACTGCCAATATTTAACTCTTCACTTGTAAGCTTCGCATTGAAAACCTTATTTATATTATTTAAAACATCTTGAGATGGAATAGCAAAGATTAAATCTTTATACTTAGGGTCTTGCCTAAACACATAATCAGCAGCAGAACCTAACCTAGCAGCTCTACCAAAACCACCAAAATGATTTGCTGTTATATATCTTATTTTATCTTCATCTGTTATTATTTCTTTGTTGGTTTGAACATCTCTTACTTTACCTATTCTTTGATATTCTTCATTAAAAGGTTTTGCTCTTTCATATAAGTCTATTAAATAAGCTTTTGTTTCTGGAGATAGTTGTTGAAGTTGTTCATTAGATATATCATTATGTCTTTTATTATTTCCTTCATAAAAAGCTTTTTCAAAAATTCTAAACAACTTTCCTTGTTCTTTAATGCTTGATTTTTGAGTATCTTTTTTTATAGAAAGACGTTCATCTATTCTATTTTGAATTTCTTCAATTTCTTCTGCAACAGTTAATAATTCATTTATTAATTCTTCTTGTGTTTTTTTATTTTCTAAAAAAACTTGACCTTCACTTTCAGGTGCTAATTCAAATGTGATATATGGATTTGATGTAGCAAATCTTCCATTTTCTACTTTATATAGGCTATAAAACTTTTCTTTAACAAACTGTTCATAGGGTTTATTAGTTAATGTAAGAACTCCGTTTTCAATACTGATATCACTAATTTGTTTATTTGCACTTTGCGGAGAACTTTTTAAATAAGTATGTTGTTCAGGATAACCTTTATCATTTATTTCTGTAAAATAATTTCTAAGTTCTTCTTTTAAAGTTTGTTTTTGTTGATCATTTAATTGATCAAGTTGAATAGCTTTATATTTAAAATACAAAACAGCTTTTCCATTTTCTGATGCAAGCTGAACTGTTTCTTTTTTGCTATAATAAAATTGGAAGAATAAATTCTTACGCTCAGTAGAAGATATAGGTTTACCATTTAAAGTTATATCATCCACTAAAAGACTAAGTATATCTTCTAACATATCAGCCTCAGACAAAGTAGGTCTTTCAAGCACTATAGTTTTACCTCCCAAATCTGATGAAGTAAAATACATGCTATTATACTTTCCTCTTTGTAAATTTATAGTCTCTTCTAAACCAGCAAGAGGTTGTTTATTTTTTATAGAAGACTTTTGATAAGCTCCTAAAAATCCTCCGTTAATTGTAAACTTAACAGATTCTTTAGGGTTAGCTCTAACATATTCTCTAATTTTATTAATAGACTTAAGCTGTTCTATATAAAACTGTTCAGCTTTTTTTGCAAGCTCTGGTTGATTATGTTTTTTGTAAACTTGTTTTATTTCTTCAATTGCTGCAATATCATTTTCACTAAGTTTAATTTGTCCTTTAGTATCAAACTTTGGACTATTTAAAAATAGAAAAGCTGGGGAAGATAAGTCTTCTTTAGACTGCAATCCTTGATCATTAAATGTTATAGGTAGACCTGCTTGATCTGTTACAACTAATATAACACCTAAACCATTATCATTTTCTATAAAACTTTGTTGTTCTGCAGCATCCATACTTCTGAAAAAATTATAGTAAACACTATCTTTATTTTCAAGATTTGCTATAATTTCACTAGTAGGTACAGCTGCTAAAAAAATATTATTTGTTTTATTTTCTTTAAATAATCTTAGCAATTGTTTTTGAACAGCAGATATAAACTTTGAATGTTTTGTTGGTCTATCAACATTTCTTGTTGCAAAAGCTGTAAGAGGATAAATCATTTCATCAGAACCTTGTGCATCTAATATACCTTTTGCTTCCTCAACAAGTGTTGGTGACAAAGAAGGTGTTAATGTAGGTAAAGGTTCTTCTTTAGCTGCTTCTTCTATTATTTCAGGATCAAATAGTGATAACTGATTTTCATTTTTCTTTTCTTGGTTTTTACGCTTTGCAACTTCTTTTCCTTTTTTTGCTGTATCTTTTAAAGATACTTTACCAGCTAACTGATTATTAAGAACTTTTAATTGATCTTTATTATAGTTACTTATATCAATAACTTTTTGCATTAGAGAATTTAGGTTTAAACCTTTCTCATTCATTAATTTGCCACTAAGTTTTTTATCTGTATTTAAAAGACTAAGAGTAGTTTCAGGTATAAAACGCGCATAATCTAGAGCTAATGCAGGATCTTTAGTGTTTTCAAAAACTAATTCATACATTTCTTGCATGTATTGATCAACATCAAAAGCTTCAGGGCTTTCTGCCATATCATACATATCTGCAAATACAGCTACTCTAAATGCTTGTAAATCTATATCTGGATTAAGTGGACATCTCATTATTTACATCTATTATTTATTGCGTCTAAAAAGTTTTTTCTAGCTTGTTCTTTGCCAAGCTTCTTAGCAGAATCCATAGCTTCTTTTATACCTTCAGATGAATTATCAAATATTTCTTTAGATTCAGATAAAACTTTTTCTTCATCTTCAGTAATTTCTGATTCAACTTCATTTGTCTGTTCATAAGCTTCACTATAAAATGCTTGAACTAAATCTTTTATATTGTCTTCTGTAATTTCTACAGTATTGGAAGTGCCATCATCATATTGAGCAGTATATGTTTTACCATCTTCACTTACCTCTATAATATAAGCATTTTTATTCTTTTTAAGACGCATTGCTTTACCAATTTTTAATTGATCAAAGCTTACTTCTTCAGCCAATCTTTTTAGAGTTTCTAAACGTAATTGTTCTATATTTACATCTTTTTGTGCTTCAACAATGTTTTTATCATTTTCTTCAATAGCATTTAAAATTGTATCATACACTGATGTTAATTCATCTAAGCTTGTAACACTATTAAATTTATCAATAATGTTTTGTACAGCTTCTTGTTTTTTCTGTTTAGCTTTTAATTCTTCTAATCTTTCTTTTTCTTCTCTTCTTTTTACTAGTTCAGGGTAAGGAATGTTATCTTCTATAAATTTAATAGCATCATCAACACTCATGGCTGCAATCTGAGGTCTTGTAAACCGTAATCCTAATAGTTTGTTTACCATCTCCCTAGTCTTAATATCATCCTTTCTACTTTTTCTTTGCTCTGATTTAGGAGTAGGTTCTTCTTGTTGTTTACTTTCAAGTTCTTCTAATTCTACTGCTTCTTTTAATTGAGTATTATAGTTATTTATAGCCTCATCTTTAGCAGCATTAAAGTTTTTATTCCACCAGGTTTTAAATTGAGTAGTTGTTAAGATTGCATAATCTGATAAATTATTTCCATTTTTATCTGTAAATCTACCAAGCGGTGTTTCTCCTTTAGCTTCTTGTTCTTTACTCTGTTGTTTAAATAAATTAACCATCTGAGTCATAAATTCTTTATGCTCAGACCACATGCTCTTTGGATTATTTGTAATAGAAATAGGACCTTCTATAATAACTGCTTCTTCTGCTTTTGTTTCTCCTGTAACAGGAGCAGCTTTTTCTTCTTCTATAATACCTATCTCAGATGTAATAAGAGTAAGAGCTTCATTAAGAGCAGAACCATTGGGCTTTCCACCTAGCGTTTGTTTAATTGAATCTATAACAAAGTCAACAAACTTTTGCCAACTATTTTTTTGTTCTTTTGTGCTTTTATAAGGAATAGATGCTAAAAATTTTTGAAAATCTCTGCTAGTCATTGCTCCTTGTATAAAAGCAGCTTTATCTTGTAAGAAAGGAAATATTGCAAAATTTACACTATTTACATCAGCGTTAGCCATTTCTGTAAACCTAGCGTCAGCAAGTTTCATTAACTCATTAATATTTTCAGAAAACTGTGTATTAGTATTTAAAGATTCAAAAACTCTTCTTTCTAATTCATATCTTAGAATGGTAACTTCTATAGGTAAATCTGCTCCTTCATATTCAAAAACACCAAAATCTTCTGTTCTTAATTTTTTCTTTGATTTAGCATAATTACTTGCTGAATATCTAGGATCTATTCTAGTTTGTAAACTTTCAGAATATTCACCCGGCATAGCCATATTAGTAGCAAAAGTAATTGTTTCTGTATCACTAGCTAATGTTAATAATTGAGAAGCTAAAAGTTTTTCTTGAGCTGTTGCATATTTGCTATCTATAATAGCTTGTAAAACATCTTTTAAAGGAACCTTTTCTTTATTTTCAAAACCAAATTGTTTTGCTAAATCTTCAAAAGTTCTATTATCATCTTTAAGCTTTAATCTTACTGAAGCTGAGTAAGGATCAACTATAGTTTCTTGCTCTATAGGAATTCCAGTTATGTGAGGAAAATATTTTTTAACTAGCGCAATAGCTTTTTGATAGTCCTCTGTATTTCTTTGTACTTGAAGACTTGAAAGCTTTTCATCTTCTACAGTATCTACATTTGTATAATAAAATGTTTTAGGAAAGCTTTCTAAAGTAAGAACACCATCTTTCATTTGTTGTTCTAAATTTTCTAGCTCTTCTAAAGAAAAGAACATTCCTAATTTATGCAGCTCTTGAAGCATTTCATTTTTATCCATTGCTTTCAAATACTGCTCAAGAGATTCTTTTATTTCAGCTTTTTTATTAGCAAAAATTTTAGAATTAATTTCTTTATTTCTTTCAACTCTTTCAAAAAATGCTTGAGGGTTTGTTAAAAGATTAGCAGCATCCATTGCTTTTTGTTTTCTTTCACTTAAGGCTGCATAATCTAATAAGTCTTCAAATACATCTGTTAAATCTTCATTAGCAACAAAGTCACCACTTTCTACAGCTAACAAATTCACGTAAAGTTTAAAAGCTCTTTCAGCTTTCTTTTTAGTTTTTGGAGTAATAGATTCTGTTTTACTTTCTGCTCTTTCTATTTTTGTTTGCTCCATTGCATCAGCAAACCTTTCTAAATATTCTTTTTGTTTTTTAAGTGATCTTAATTTAGGATCTGTCTTTTTTACACCGCTTTCTTCTAAAGCTTCTATTTCTTGTTTTAGAGTATTAATTTCTGCTTGTGTTTTACTTAAAGAAAACAAAGCTTCAAATTTTGAAAAGGATGTATTTTTAAGTTTAGCTTTATCTTTAGCTTTACTTAGTATTTTTTCTGTTCTTTTAACAGCATTATCAAAACTATCTTGATTAAAGATAAATTCTTCTACAGCATCATTCCAAGCTTTTTCTCCTATAAGCATAAGAAATGCTTCGTTACCTCTATAATTTTGTGGGTTATAAGGATTAGGAAATAGCTCTTTAGCTTTATCATATCTATATTGTATTCTTTCAGCTCTTTCTACAGCATTATCTATACTTGCATCAAATTTAGTTTTTGATATTCCGTATTGCTGTTTTATTTCTTCTTCTGTTAAATTCTTTAGTTCTTTTAACTGCTGTATGTGTGTACCTAATCTACCATATTTTAAAGCAGTTATTACATGCTTAAATCCTGATGTGTCCTTAAAATCATTATATGCTTTAACATCTCCTTCTTCTTGTGCTTTTTGCATCAAAGAATTAAGTTGTTTTTGAGATAATAAATTTTCTAACTCTGGATTTAGATATTGTTTTTTATTAATGTCATAAAACTCATTTAAAGTATTTACTACATCATCTAAAGCATCTTTTCTTTTTCTATCTAATTTTTCAGCAGCAGATATTTGTTCTTGTGTACCAGTACCAATACCTAAAGCTTTACCTAAAAATCCACCTGTAATATACTTACCTGTACCATCTTCTTTTTCTCCAATTTTAAAACCTCTAATTCTTAAATCACTATTAGGATCAAATAACTCTGTAGCTGTAGACATAGTTCTACCAGCAATATTAGATATAGGACCTGCTATACCACCCATTAAAAATCCTGAAGCAAATATCTCAAATCCTTCAGGAGAGAATTGTTTATTAACATTTTGTGCAACAAAAGAATAATATCCACCTTTAGTTACATCACCTTTATATTGAGCAGTATAGTAATCTTCATTAGTACCAGATATAATTTCTTGAGCTGTTTCTTGAAGACCTTCAGCAAAGTTAGCAGAAGAATATTTTATAACTCCTGTAGCTGCAGCGCTTAAAGCTAATCTAGGATCTTTTGCGTAAGCCCATGTTTTATTTATAAACCCTTTAGGTAAAATAGAATAAACATCTTTTACACCTTTTCGTGGATTAAATAACAGTTTCTTTCCTCCTGTTTCTATTACCTCACCTATAATTTTTTTGCTAAATTGGCCAGGTCTTAAAATACCGTCTAGTACAATTTTGTTACTTAGAAGTATAACAGGTGTGTTAGTAAGAGTAGTTGTTACACCAGCATCTCTAGCAGCATTTCTTATAGCTTGAGCAGCAGAATCACTCATCTTTTGACCAGGATGTTTATCTAACCAGTCTTTAGTTAAATGATCAATCATTTCATTTTCAACCATACCTCCTTCTAAAGCTCCTTCACCAAAGGCTAATCTAACATTTCTTACATCTTTATAAAATTCTGCAAAACCGCTAGTAGCTGTTTTTAGTTTAGCAAGCTTTGTTCCTTCATGAATACCAGCTATTGATTTTTTTTGTTTTAGAAATCTTGCTGTATTTTCTAGTGGATTAAGGAATCTTCCTGTAGCTTTTCCTGCTGAAGTAAAATATTCTCTTGCTTTATTAACATCTTTAAAACTTGATAAAGTTTTACCTACGTTTTTCATAGCATCCCAAGCATGTGTAATTTTACCAAAACCTCTTCTTGCTCTTTCTGCCATAGTAGCAGCTGTTACAGCAGCAGCACCTGCAGTTGCACCACCTGTAATAGGGGAAGAAATACCTAAAGCTGCAGTTGTTGCACCTAACACAACTTCTTCAGCAATAAGCTCTGCCATTATACCCATTGTATAACCAGAGTTTAAAAATAAATTAGTAGCAAACTTTCCAGTATCTGTACTACTTCCTATATCCATTACTCTTTTAAACTGCTCTGCATTTTTTCTGTCAGTTAAAGAATCACCAAAAGACATAGCATCAGAAAAAGCTACTCCTGATAAATTTGTCCATTGCCCAAAAGCTCTTTCAAATTCATCCCAACCAGAAGAAGCTTCATTATATCTAGTTTCATTATCTAAAAAAGGACTAAAACCTAACTCACTAAATTTATTATGGTTATAGTATCTATCCATAAATTGATTTTGTCCATAATCAGAAGTATGAAAGTTTCCTAAAACACTAGTAGCTTTTAAAGGATTTTCTTTAGCTTCTGTATTATAAACAAAATTATCAATTAAAGCATTTACCTTTTCTGGAGTTGGAGGCAATGATGCAATAGGATCTTGTTTAAATCTATCAGGGTAATAATCTTCAACTCTAGGGGCTTCTAAATTTTGTGGTAGTGTATTCATGGGTACACCAGCACTTAAATCCACAGGACCTTCACTTAAGCCAGGTGGTGTTATTGACATGTCTTGTGTAGGATCTCCGTTAGCCATAGTTTATCTTGTTTCTTTTATACCATTTGCAAGATTCCACTGTTTCTCTTGAAGTTGCATTACTTTATCAATATCAACAGCTAACTTATTTGCATCAGCAAAAGCACTTGTTAAGTCTACATTATTTCCGTAATCTTTTTGAAAAGCTACCCAGTCAAAAGAACCATCAGGATTTATTCCTTGAGCAGCTAAACCTTCAGTATAATAACCATTAGGTCCTCTAGTTACTCTAAGACCTTTTGTATATCTAGGAGAAGCATCAATAGTTACTTCATTATTATAATCCATTAATATATCTAAACTAGTTCTTTCAGCATTAGTAGTAAATATATTATTAGCTTCTGCTTTGGGTACATACATTGTTATACCTTCATCTCTAAGTTGATTTTGTAAACCTCTTGTTGGACCAGGATTATCTTCATTACCTTTAAATCTATTTGAGAAAGCATCATTAAACTTTATATTCATTGCTACCCAATCATCATTTCCTCCAGCTATATGACTATATGTAACATTAGGAGTTAGTCTACTAGCTCCTTTTGTATTAGTTGACATATCTGTCATTGCTATACCAAGTATTTTTAAAGCTTCAGCATCTACTTCTTCAGGTATTTCTTGACCAAAGCCACCCATAGTTACTTTAGCATTAGTAGATCTTAAAACATCTTTCATCATACCTAATGTTCCTATAGTAGAAGCAGCTCCTGTATATTTAGGATCTACAATTTGATAGTTAATTGCTTTAGTAGATCTTTGGCCTAAACCATGTATATTCATCCAACCATAATCTCCTGGAGGATCAGCTTGTGCTGAAAAAGCTCTTTTCCAAGCATCTAATAAACCAGGATTACCTTTACCTACACCACCTGTCTCAGGTGTTGCTCCATAACCTCCTCTATTGCCTTCATAATATCCAGGACCTTTAAAATCAAATCCTATTAAACCATAGTCACCATCACCTAGTGTAGCTTCCCATAAATTATATAAACCATTAGCAGCTAAAAAAGCAACTGCAGCAGCACCCCAACCAAAAGGTCCTGTTGCAGCAGCAGTACCACCAGCTGCAGAAACAGCAGCGGCAGCTGTTCCTGAAAGCCATCCTGCAGCAGCCGGTATAGCAGCGCCTTCAGCTGCTTCATAAATATTTCTACCTATAGATTTAGCATAACTACCAGCTCCTGAAGTGCTGTAATCATACTCTTCATCTTGTCTATAAATAGCCTGAGCTTGTTCTCTAGTATAACCTTTAGCCATGTAAGCTTTCTCAAACTCTTCATAACTTTTTGCATGTCCAGTTTCAGTATCTATATAAGCTTCCATAGCATCAATCATTTCTTGGCTATAACCACCTTTACCAGCTTTAACTTTATTGATAACACCAAGGGCTAAATTAGCATATGCAGAATCCATCTTAGCTAAGTATTCTCTCTTAGCTTTAATGTTTTCTTTATTAGCAATAGCCATTTGGTTTACTTGACGCATATAAGGTCTTCTTATATTTTCACCTTGAGCATTATCTGCAGAAAATTTTTCAACAGTATTCATATACATTTGATCTGCATCAAAACCAGATAAAGAATTTATATCTACACCAGCTTTTTTAGCTATAGCAAATTTTTCATCTAAGCTTTTTGCAGATTGTATTTTTGCTAAAGTATTATTAAACTCTTGTCTTCTAGCACTAACCATTTCTCTGGAAGGATCTTGACTTTCTTGATCAACTCCTACAGATTTAATATCCAAGCCTGATTGCGGATCAGCTGCTCCTTGAGCTGCTAAGTAATCCATTGTCATTGCAACATAATCTGACTTAGCTTGAGTATTACCTAAAGATGCTGCACTTTCTGTAGCTTTATACGCCATAGAAAGAATTCCTTTTTCAGGAGCACTTAAATCATTTTGCATCTTTTGATAATCTTCAGAAAATTGATTAGCTCCTGCTTCTAGCTTATCATAACCCATGTAACCATCTTCATTCCAAGTTAAACTTCCTGTAGTAGAACCATTTACAATAGTTTCCGAAGGTGTATTAAGAGCTGCAGGACCCATAAGCTCCATTTGCTTAAGATATCTTTCATTATCAAACTTGAACTTCTCCATGTCAAGCCTATTTTTTTGCTTAACATCTTCTAGTAAAAGTCTGTTTCTTTGTTGTACGGCTTCCAAAGAATATTTATCTGCTTCCATTTTAAACTCATAGTCTTTCATTGCTAGAGTTTGTGCAGCTTTATTTATATCATTACCTAAGTAATAAGCAGCCATTGCACCATCAAGTGCTCTACCTGATAGGTTTCTTTTTGCTAAAGCAGTTTCATTACCTGCGTTTTCGTATACTTTAGAAGAAGATTCATAACCTTTTTCTTCAAGATCCATTTGTTCTAACTCAGACCAAACTGTACTTTTAGGATTAGCTCCATTTTTATTTACATCATTAAGAACTTCTTCTTTGATTTTTTTATTTGTAGCAGCATCATCTTTAGTAGTCTGAGTTTGAGTATTGTAAAGCTTTTCTAACATGTCAGCATTCTGCTGTATATAAAAAGACTCTGCAGCTTCAACTGAACCATACTTATCAGCATTAGCCATACCAAAGTTTTTTCTATCTACATAAGCTTTAGCTTTATAATACTCTAGTATTTTACCATCTTTTGCTAAAGTACCTGTAAATAAATTAGACAGAGGGCCTTGAAGTAATGGACCATTTTTAGTAGTTGTTATATAACCTCCTTGTAATTGATCCATTGTTATACTTAAACCAGCATCTTTAGCAAGCTTCATAGCTTTACCCATAACATCTTGCTGTGATACATAATCAACCATACCCATTTTCATAGCATCTTCTGCAGAAGCATTTTTAAACTCTTGCATTTTATATGCCATATAGCTATCACCACCTTCCCACCAAGAACCACCACATTTCTCAGGATCTGCACAATCTTTAAGAGCTTTTCCTTTAGCCATTTGATTTTGAAAATGTTTTGTCCAAACCATATCTTTAACAATGTTAGTATTATCAGTAAGCTGATTAAATAACATTTGTCCTTGTTGAACATTAGCTTCTAATGATAAATCCATACCTGAAAGCTTATTAATATCTTCTTTAATTGTTTTAAAGAATTTATCTCTAGCAGCTATATTATCTTCTCTAGTCATTGGAGCATTAAGCAAAGAACCGTAAAGATCACTTAATTGTCTTCTTGCAGCATCGTGTTTGCTTTGCTTAAAACGCATAGCCTGAGTATAAAAATTAAAATCAGGTCTAAATGGTTGTATTTGTGGTATGTAATCTGTTACTCCGTTTATATACGTTGCCATATCTTATATCTTATTATTCAAAAATAATATAAGTTTACCAAACCTCATATATTTATTTGTTTGGTAATCTTAAAACTCTACACTTTTTCTTTGAATTAGAACCCCCATGCATAAAGCGACTATAGGCAGGTTGTTGTCTTTTTCTCCTATTAGAATTTAACGGATAACCCGGATAACCTTGAAGTGTACTTTCATTATTTGCAGTTGTAGAAGTAGTATTTTTATTTATTCCTGTAGACGCAATTTTAGTAGCTGTTGCCCAATCCATACCTGGGTTATCTCTCATGTATGTTTGTGCATTTTTTAATACTTGCTCTTGTACTGATGGAGTTTTTGTAGTTGGTAAAAATTGTCTACCATCATCTCTAAAAGTTGTAAAACCTGTTGTAGGATCAAGATATTGATTTGGTGTTAATGTATTTGCTGTTTGCGTTAAACCTCTGTTAGTATCTGCTTGATTCATAGCATTAATCATGTTCCAACGCAAAGCTCTTCTAGCATTATCATATTGCTGGTTAGCTATCATTTGCTTATCATAAAGATCCGTTCTTGCTTTTGCAGCTAATTGTGAAAACTGATTTTTAAGAGCTGTGTTAGACATCTCAAATTGATTAGCTGTAGCAACATTTGTTTTATATTCTTGATCTTGAAGTTGACCTATATTTTGTGCTATATTTCTTTGGATGTTTGCAAAACCTGCTCCAAAAGCTTGAGGTGTTCCAAAACTAGATAATTGTTGTGCGCCAGATTGCGCCATAGAACCTAATCTAGAAGCAGCTCCTCTAAAGTCAGCAAAATTTGGAGTTGCTAAAGACATTTGAGGCATTGCTTGCCAAGGATCATATTTCTTAACAGAAGCTAAGTCATATAAAGCTCCACTAACATTACGTAAATCTTGAGTCCAATAGGGTGTGTAAGTAGATCTTGATTTATCTTCTACACCTTTAGTTTCTTTTTCTGGTTCTTCTTCTTTTTTAGCTTCTTCTGTCCATTCTACTTCTTCTTCTTCAAAAGTAAAATCAGTAGGCTTCCATCTAAGCATTTCTCCTGATGTAGTATTACCTTGCCATCCATCTGCTTCAGATATTGTTTTTTTACCTGCAGCTCCTTCATCTCCTACACCACTTTGAAATATATTAAAGTTTTTTAGTTTCTTTTTAAGTTCAGGATCATTCTCCATTTTTTGCACACCAATATATCCTGCTTGCAAACCTAAAGTTTGATCAACAGTTAAAGGTTCTAAACCAACTTGTTTTACAGCAGCTGCATAGTTTACAGGTATACCTTGAGCATTCTTTTTACCTCTATCCCATTGACCTACATTTGTAACATTGGCTACATCTCCCATTTGTGCAGAAATCATCATGTTATGTTTCTGACCATTTAGAAAATAATCAATCTTTTGTTGATCATCTAAACTTTTGAGTTTATCTATGTGTCCTTGTGTATAATTTTTTCCAGGGCGTAAACCAGCTACTTCTTCATCAAAGTTTTTAATAAAAGCTTTTCTTAGATCTTCATCTGTATTAAACTTATAAACAAGTCTTCCGTAATCTTCTCTACGGTCACCATATTCTCCTTTTAGTCTTTGGTCTAATTTATCTACACTAGGCCCTTTATATTCAGGATAAACTCTTTTACCTACTTTATAAAGTTTACCATCTCTTTTAATGTAGTTACCTTCTTTAACTTTACCAGGATCATAATTAGGATCTGTAACATCATATACTACAGCATCATCAGGTAAATTTTGTGTTTTAGTAGGTTTAGTAGAAGTTTCTGGTACTGTTTCTGTATGAGGACCTCCATGCTCATATTTAGGTGTTTTTACTTCTGTACCATACTTAGCTTTTATAGGACCACCGTATTTTACAAAAGAATCATCACCTGTATATATATCAAACTGAACAGGATACTCTTGATCTTTAGCATCATACATTCTAGTATTTGGTCCCCATTTTCCACTCTCAGCACCAACAGGATTAAAGCCAGCTGTTACAGTTCCTTTTGCAAGTCTTTCTTCATTCTTAGCTTTTTGTTTACCTGCTTCCCAATCCATTATTCCTCCATAAATCCCATCCATTGCAAACTTAGCTGCAGCTGCCGGATTAAAAGCACCTTTTGTTTTTTCTTTAACTGATATATCTGTGTCAACCCAATCACCTGTTCCATTATTAAAAGAGTTAAGATATTCTTTATCAGAAGAATCTGAATTATAAAAATCATTAAAAACTTCTAAACCATTGGTAGCCTTTGGCATTTGCTGTGGCATTTGTTGTGGAGGCATAGATTGTTGAGGTGGTGGAGGAAGTATATCTTCACTAGATATACCTATTTTTTGTAAGTATGGTAATGATATATTAGGAATACCATTTTCAAAACCTTTCATAGACTCTTGTACTAAAGCTAATGCTCCTAACTTATCCATGTAGTTTTTAATCATCATTTCTGCAGTTTCTATTTGTTTCATATCTGAATCAGGATCTGCAAGTACTTGCCTATAATTATTTATATCATAAGCTTTAGAAAGTTGAGCTGGTGTAAATCCTTTCTTATTTTTTTTAGAAACAGATTTTCCAAACTGCATTAATAACTTTGGATCTTTTATAGCTAGTTCTTTAGAGTTAGAAAAGATAAAAGAGTTATTTGGTAGATTAAGAGGAGTTCCACCCTTAGAATGTTTCTGTCCTCCAATCTTATAAAATTCTGGTAAACCATCACTATTAAGATCAGTTACAGCTGTCTCACCTACTTCTGCTTCTAAATTAGCTTTTTCTCTAGGTACAGATTTTAATGTTTTGTTTACGGAGATTCTGGGGTTACTTCCTACATCTCCTATACCTAGGTTAGGTGCAGCTGTATTATCTATATAAGGAACTTGATTTTTTAATTCAGTTCCGTATTTAGCTGTAGGTAAATTTTTAGTTATTTTAACTCTTTTCATTATTAATGTTTTATTCCATTATTTCTAATTGACCGCCTGCTTCTAAGAAAGCTTGAATCTCATCATCTGATAGATAGTATTCTCCACCTTCATTATAATCCATGTGACTTCCGCCACCACCATAATAATCATAAGCTCCACCCATTGCCATTTTATTTTGGCTAGCTGTCATAATTTTTTGTTGAACAGAATCAGGTAAAGACATAAAACCAGGATTATTAAAACTTCCTCCTTTAGCATAACTATTCATTAAGTTACCGTTTTTAACTTGATAACCAAATCTAGCTACAGGTTGCTGCATAGGTTGCTGCATAGGCATAGGTTGTTGCATTTGTGTAGGTAATTGTGACTGACCTGAATTAAACATTTGATTATTAATCAAATTTCTAATTTCATTTTGTCTAGCAGTTAAAGCTTGCATTTCATTATGTAATGCTTGCAATTGAACATTACCTCCATTCATATAAGATTTTCTTCTTACAGTACCACCGCCATAAAAACCTTTATTTTCAGCCATATTAATTTGTTCCTGAACTCTTGCATCTTCTTCTTCAGGTGTAGGTTTATTACCTGTAACAGTAGGTGATTCATCTATAGGAATCTTAGAATAATCAATATCTAATTCGCTTTCTGTTATAGGAGTTTCAGGTGTTGCAGAAACTAATGGTTCTGGAGTTAAAGTTTTTATAGGAGTTGTAGAATATGTTGGTACAGGTTGATAATCTGCTGGAGGCGTACCCATTCCTGTAGGATCTGCTTTTTGCATTCCTACACTTAATTTATTAGTATTTGATTGTCCTGTAATAACATTTCTATTATTTCCTGTAGTGTTAGGATTATTTTGCTCTTGTACTAATTCATCTACAGTATTTGCAGCTTCTTGATTCATCATAGATAAATCTATAGGGAAGTTAGGTTCTTGACCTAGCTTGCTTGTAGGGTTTGTATTTGGAGGTAGTCCTTGAGCAGTTCTTTCTGCTACAGCTTTTTTAGCTTCATCTTTGCTTACTTGGTCTACTACAGCAGCTGCATCAGTTGCAGCTTTTTCAGCATCTGCACTACTTCCTGTTCCTCCACTTATAGATGTACCATCTGGATTATAACCTCTTCTACGCATCTCTATTTGAAACAGTTGATTTTTTTGATCATCAGTAAGCATGTTATGTTTAAACTTCAGATTATATTCATTCTCCCTGCCTTTGAAAAAACCTCTTAATCCACCTGCTCTTGATACACTATTATACTCATCTAAATAAGTTCCAGCAGCATTATAAGCTATAGGAGCTAAACCATAACCACCAGGAACATAACTATTTCTTGTTGTACGACCAGGCATAATAAACTGGCCTTGCAAAACAGGAACACCCGCATATCCTATTTGAGGTGACGGAGCATAAACTGGAGTTATATTATTATTAGTTCCCGTTGCGTTATCTGCTACTACTGCATCACTTGCTCCAGCATCTGAGCTTACAGCTCCATCAGATGCTCCAGCATCTACTCCTGCAGCTCCATCAGAAGTTCCTGTTGTATTATTTTCTAATAATTCTGCTGTATTTTCTACTGAAGCTACATTTTCATCTACCTCTTCCGTTTGAGTGTTTGTAGTATTTTTTTGCTTAGTGTTTTTAGTTTGTGTTTGTTTTTTTGGAGAAGTTTGTTGATAACTACCTGTAGCGGGATCAAATTCAAATCCTCCTGCAATCATGCGATCATGATTCTTTTTTTGTGATTCTGTCATTTCTTTTCCATCAATAAGAGGATAGTCACTACTTGATGTAGAAGTTGCTGCTTGTTGAGAACTTTGTGGTCTATATAAACCGTTAGTTGCTGGTGGAAAAAAATAATTTTTTAAAAAACTGTAACCAAAAGGATCACCTGTGTTATATTTATAGTTACCTGTTGCTGCTCTTAATTCTTCTTGACTAACCATTCCATCACCATCAGTATCTAAAGAAAATTCAAAATTTGGAGAATTTGAGGAACCCCATAATTTATTAAATCTTTGACTTAAATTTGGTTTATTAGCATAATATTCTGAAAAAGATTGTTTTTTAGAACCCCCATCATCCATCTGTTGCATCTCAGGCATTTGTTGAGATTGCATATCCATAAACTCAGCTTTTGACATACCTGTGTCTGTACCATCAGGTAAGATAAATGGGCCTTCTGTTTCTAATTGATACTGATAAAACTCTTCTGCAGTCATACCTGTATCTTGTCCTTGATAAACATAGTTTTTCATGCCACCTTGATTATACATAGGCATGCCGTAGTATCCATTAAAATTCATATCATTATAATTTATTGTTCCACCGTATTGATTTTGTTGTACTTGAGTATTAGTATTTACTTGAGGAATTTCAGGGTTAGGAGTAAAAGGATTAAGCTTATCCCAAAATATTTTAGCTTGTGCTTTTCTATTTTTTCTTACAGTTGGCCTCCATTGTTCTTTCCGCCATGTTTTTGCCCAATCTGATATTTCTTCATTATCACTTCTTAAATCTCTTCTAAATTCTTTACTTAATTTACTAGTCTGTTTTTGTTTTAATTCTGGACCGTACATTTTATTATAAGTATTAGCCCAGTCTATATCTTTTTGTAACTGACTTGCAGCATCAAATAAATAATTACCAAAATCAAATTTATTAGCTTGATTTTCTCTAAGAGCATTTTGATAATATATAGCATTAGGATCAGTACTTTTTTTACTATATCCAAAAATATTATTAGGACCACCATTGTTAAAATAAGGCATCATCATTTCTTGTTGAGCTACCTGATTTAACATTTGATCTTGCATTACTTGAGATGCATTATCTTTAAGTGTTGATGTAAAATAATTAATATTATCTTGACCAATGTTTTGAGCCATGTTCATAGGAGCTGATTGACCTCCCATTTCTTTTTTCTTTTTAGCAGCCATTTCTCTAAATACTTTAGCTAAGTTATATCGTTTAGTACCAGGTGGGCAAGAAGGACCTCCAAACTTAGAGCCTGTACAAGGTTTATCTTTACGCATACCTTTAACAGCTTTCTGTATCCATTTTTTGTCAGAACCTTTAGCTCCTCCTTTTTTAAACTTATTTTGTTGACATTCCCAACAACCATCATCTTCTTTATACATTCTATACATAATATACGAAATTATTATCTATTTTTAATTCTTTTTGCAGTTACTGTTACTTCAGGTAAGTCATAAGCACCATATACAAAATCTGAATACAAGTCACTTGGTATAATAATGTTAGGATCCATAAAAATATTAGTATCTGTAGATTCAGCAGGTGGCGTATCAATAGTATATGCAAAATCTTTTACAGCTTGTTCTTGTGCTGCAACAGCTTCATTATATTTTTGTTGTTCATACTCTTTAATAGTAGCATCTGTTATTTTATCTTTATCATAACCTTCAGCAGCCATTCTATTTATTGTTTTTTCTTTTAAATATTTAGCAGCTTTTTCTTGTTTGCGATTATAAATTTGTTCTTCAGCTTGCTTTCCGTAGTTATTACCTTTTTGTGTTTGAATAACATTAGCCATATTTCTCATTGCTAAATTAGAATAATCTCTACCTTTATCTGAAGTTAATATTTTTCTATAACTATCTTTTTTCCACCAATTAGGTCCAGCACTCCACCCTCCAGCTAAAATATATGATGCAGGATAAAACCATTCTTGTCCATCTTCTCCTTTAATTTTAACTTCGTCTGTTTCTCTATAATAATCAGGATCAGCTTTTAATGCTTTATATCTTTTTAACATTAACAATGTAGCAGCTTTAGTTTGATTTTCTTCACTATCAAATATTTGATCTTTAGATAATCCTATTTCATTTAATTCTTTTTCTAACCCTCCAAAATTCATTTCAGGTTTCATTTGATAAATACCTCTACTAACTTCACTTCTTTTTAATCCTACATCTTTTGCAATATCTGCTAAACCTTCTTTAAATTCTAAAGCAGTTTGACCTTCATATTTTTTACCATAGTTACTACCAGCTCGTACAGGATTTTCTACAGTTCCTGTTAATGGTATTCTTATACTTGTTCCAGGTATAGGAATCCCTTCACTTCCTCCTAGAGTAGCGGAACTTCCTCTTTTTGCTTCTCTTTCAAGCACTCCTCCTATAACAATTTGTGCTGCTTTATTAACATCATCTTGAGGATAGCCTGCTTTCATAAATGTTTCAACATGATTATTTATTTCATTTATTCTTGCTTTTTCATAATCATTTGTTCCTTCTAAAGGTGTTAACATGTTTTCTGAATCAAATGGTTTTACTATATCTTCTACTACTTCACCAGGTTTTTCATATGGTGATTTCCAATCTTCACTAAAGTAAGGATTTTGAGCAACAGCTTTTTGGTATTCATCTGTCATTTTACCAGAACGTGCAATAGACGCTATTCTATAAGCACCTAATCCTTTATGATCATCTAATGTAATAGGTTCATCTACACGTTTTATATATGCTTTTCCTGTTTCTGAAGCATGCCAAATTAAAGGTGTACCATCAGTATCTTTACCAATGATAAGACCCATATGTTCTATTTTTTCATTTTCCCATTTATTACCTGCTTTATCTTCTGTTTTTTTAGCGTAACGTCTACTAGAATCTGTATCTCTTCTATCTAAATGAACATAATCTCCTACTTGCAATAATCCATAAACTTCTTTAGGTAAGTCAGGTATATTTTTACCTCTAGCTTCTGTTTCATAAAGAAGTGTTCCTCCATTTTTTATTACAGCATCTTTATTAAACCATGCATCATTAGCCCATAAATATTTTTTATCAGAATTAGGCATATCACTAAACAAATTCATAGATTTTAATGTAGCTTGTTTTGAACAACCGTAACCTTCTCCACTTGTTCTGCAGATTTCTTCTCTTCTTTCAGGATTAGAAGGAAAAATAGGTAATGTTGCAAACTTGCCGCTAGTCTCATAATCTTTTAAAGCATTTTTAGTTTTAGTATCCATTACTCCTGATTTATCTATCTCATATCCTTTTCCTATAAGATAGTTCTGAATATTTGTTACATAGTTTGCAGTTTGTGGTTTTTCTTTATACTCTTGATTTATAATTTCATTTTGCATTTTTAAATCTTGAGATTTAAAATCTTGAGCGTTTATTCCTTTATTATAAGCATCAATAGCAGCTTGTGTTTTAGGACCTAAATCTCCATCAACACCATTTCCTAATGGACCTGTAGTACCTAAATCATATCCTGCATCAAAAAGTTTTTGCTGTATAGCTATAGTTTCTTTATTAACATTTGGTTGAATAAAATTTTCAGGTCTATTTATATTTTGAATAGATATTTGTTGTTCTTGAGGTAAAGGATTACCTAGAAGCTCAGGAAATATTCTAGTTTGTATAGCTTTTCTAGCATCTCCTTTTGCAGTTATCCAATCTGTATTACCTTTTTTTCTAGTTAAATAGTTATCACCTTCTTTTAGATACTCATAACCATCCCCTACATCTACAACATCTCCACCATCTGTTTTTTGTATTAATCCTGAAATAGCACCCATTATTGGTTCTTTTGGTGACCACCTATAAGTATAATAAGGATTTTTTTCTAAAGGTCCTTTTCTTACAGGATAACCTATAGGTAAATACTTTTCGCCACCTCCTGTATCTATATAAGTGCTATCATTTATCATTACTCCTGCATGATAAGGCGTTCCTTCAGGAAACTCTTCAGTTTTTAACTCAGGTCTGTAAAAAGAAATAATATCTCCAGGTTGAGCAGTAGAATCTGGGTGTAAACGTTTATACCCTAATTTATCAGCTGCTTTATAAAAGTCTTTATTAGTATTAATTGTACTAGGTATACTATGTCTGCCAGTTGCTTTATCAACATCTTTTACAAACTCCATACAAGTATAATCATAACAAGGATAGGGTAATAAGTTTCTCATAAAACTTACAGGTTCTCTATCTACTATTTTACCTTGTTTATGAAACTCTTCAGCTTTATCTACAAATTGTTTTTGATTTACATTTGGGTTAACAATGTTAGGCATAGGAGGTCTTTCTACTCTACTAGTAGATGCTTCTATTTGTTTTATAGCTGGTAAAGTATCATAATCAATACTAAAATCTGTTTGTTTATTATTAGGTGCAGATACAATTTCATCAGATTTTATAGAATCTGTTTCTTTATATATTTTATCTTGAATAGCTTTTTTAGCTTTACCTGTTGTTTTTATCCATTCAGCAGAACCTTTTTTTCTAGTAAGATAATCATTACCTTCTTTTAAATATTGCCAGCCATCACCCGGATCTATAACATCTCCTCCGTCTGTATAAACAAGTTTATTAGAATATACTCTTCCTGTTTTAGCATCTACGTAAGGAGTAAATCCTGCTCTTATGTCTCCTTCAATAGATTTTAAATATGTTGGATGATTTGGAGATTTTAAATACATTCCTGTTTCAGGGTTTACGCCTAACATGTGCCATTCATTTTGAATGCGTTCAGGAGAAAGACCTGCTTTCCATGCACCTCTTAAATCATATAAATCATTATCTGTTTGTAAATTTTCAGGTAAAGATTTTCTCCAATTTTGAAAAACAAACTCTTCATCTTTAGATAATGGTGTTTTAAAAGGTGGATCTACGTGTGTTCCTCCATGTTCAAAGTTTGCTCTTAATCCTACTCTATATGCAGGAGGTTCTTGTGGAGTTAATGATACATTACCATATAGATTTACATTATCATTTACATTATAAGAAGCTCCAATATCATGGTACACTCCTGATGGATCAGCATTTAAACTATAGTTTAAGGAAAGAGGGTCAATGGGTCTGTAATTTATATCTACGCCACCATAAACATTTTTTAAATCAGTACCTATATTTCCACTTATATCTCCTTTAGGAAAACCCATGCTAGCTGAAGCATTAAGTCTAGCTTGATTAAAATCTGTATCAAAACTTCCCACAATATCCATATCTTGTAAAGGGATAGCTACTCTACCTGACACATTAGGATTTAATGGCGCAAAGCTATATTCTCCACTTTGCATGTTAGGTGCAACTATTGGATTACTTATATTTATATCTCCAAACACCCTATCCTTAATATTAAAATCAGTACCTGCCTGAAGATCTATTCCTCCAGTCATACCAGGCATAACAGATAAATAAGGTCTTCCTGATACAGGGCCTCCATTATTAAACATAGTTAGTTTACCTAACATAGATGTTCTTTCATAATTAGGACCTTGCGGTAAACCTCTATTGTTTAATGTATAGAATAATAATTTATCCATTTATCTTGATGATTTTAAATTCATATTTACTGCTGTTGATATAATAATATTTCTGTCACCACTTTTCTTTCTTCTTAAAAATACAGAATTTTTAAAATGTCTGAATTTTTTTCTTTGAAAAGCATTCTTATTATAATTTAAATTATTAAAATTTAAATTTCTAATATAACCATTAGGTTCTGTATTAAATATTGTTCTTGTAGCTGTGGAATTAAACTCACCTCTATCAGCTGTAATATCCCAAAACTGATTAAACCTATACTTTTGTTCTTCTTTAGAATATACTATATCTATGTTGCTATAATTAACTTTTGGATACTTAAGCATTTCAGGAGTATTGTTTTTTGGTTGAAGATTTAATCTTAACAAACCAGATACTTGTTCTGAGTTATGTATTATAGCTTCATCAAAATTAAAATCCAAATCATGAAATCTATCATAGCAATTTTCAGCATACTTATAAGCTTCCATGTAATACTCTACGTTTCTTAATGTATTTACAACACCTCCTGTATGATTACCAAACTCTACCTCAAACGGATAATCTACATCATAAAAGTTACAATAACTATCACATCTATTATTGTGTATCCAAATACCGTTGGCTTTAGTAGACAAGAATGTATTTTTACTTGATATAGTTAAATCAGGATGCCAATCATGATATGAAATCCATGATTGTGTTTTAGGATCATAACTTATTGTCCAAGAAGCAGAATCAAAATACAGAGGGTTTCCAAGAGTAATAGGAACCATTGTATTATTTAAATAGAAAAGATCACTGTCTCCAGAATATCTTAATGTAGTTCCTTCAGGTAAATCCTTTTTAAGTTGGTAATCTTTCTTAGAAAAATATACAATTTGATTTAAGTTATCATAAATAGTTTGACATCCTATACCAGCAACAGGATTATCTTTTAATTTAAAATCAGGAAAGTCTTCTGTTAATTTATAAGGTAAAAATTCAGAAAACCACCATTTTAAACCTCTGTTAGAAATCTCTTGTATTGTTCCTGAAGTTAGTGTAAATACTTTTCCTTGATTTTGACTAACATAATAAAATCCTGCAGGTGTGTTTATTGCACTATATTTATCTTGACAAGAACCATACTCAATTGGCCATTCACTATTTGCTAAATTTTGCATAGGTTGAGAGAACAATCCACCATCACCTATAGTAAGCTTAGTATCTTGATCTGTAGTTAATTGATCTACGCCAGCAAAAGTAATAGGACTCATATTATCAAATAATATTAAAGCCCCGTTTTTAGAAAACTGTTTTACAGCTCTTGGACGGCTTGTAAAATCTTTATAATTAAAAGGTAAAAAGATTCTCCAAAAATCTTGTTTATTAGCAGCTCTTTGCGGTAAAGAATAAATTATTCTATCAGGTCTATATGTATAACATGTTTCAGCTACTTGAGGATCATACTCTCTACTTTGTGTATTTCCCCAAGCTAAAAAATTATTAAACAATCTAGATACGCTTAAGCTCCAATCATATTTATAATAATTACCTGCTTTTATAATGTTTGGATTAGCATTAAATAAAGTAGGTAAATGAGTATATCTTTTTGAATCATAATGCCTTCTATTTATTTCATCTTCCCAATCTCTATAATCTATATTTATTTCTGTTTCTACATAAAAATCTTTTACTCCTGAATTAAATAAATAAAAGAAATGATTTTCTAAAAGAACTCTTCCAAACTCTAAACTATATCCATCAAAAGTATCCATGCAATATTTACTAAATGGTAAAGCTACAGTTGCTGACTGAGGATCATCTATAAAAGCAAACATATCTGTTGTATCAATGCTTTGTAATAATTCACCTATATCATACTTTTCACTATTCATCCAATAAGAAACATACGCTGCATTTTGCCTTAAAAAATAATTATATTCATATCCATCTGGTTGATCATATAACCAATCATAAAAGAATATCATTGAATTTTTTTCAGTATATCTTCCTATATAAATGTCACCATTAAACATAATATCTGTAGAAGAAGGACCATTAGCAATAGTCTGTCCATAATTTTTAAGAGTTGTACCTGTAGATACAGGAACTTGAACAATACCATTTATCTGACCATATTGATTTCTAATTCTTTGTTTTAAAGCAACATAGTAAGAAGAAGCTGTAAAATTAAAAGATCCATGTATATCTTCTCTTGTAGGACCATTTTTTAATTTAGAAGCTTCACCTAAAGTTAAATTAGAATTATCTACTATAACAGGATCAGCTATTAAAGCATCGTTAGGATTTAAAGCTTCTGTTTGAATAGCTACAAAGCGGCTCCTAAAAATATTATTAATTCTAAAATCTTGAGTCCAATCTACTAACGCAGGCCCTATGTATCCTTGTTCTCCTATAGCTCTTCTAATGTTGTTTGGTTGTGGTCTTTCATAAAATCTTTGAAAGCAATGACTCACACATTGTAATGCGTATTGTTGTTCTGTAGACACAGCTCTAATTATATCTAAAAACATATCTATGCCTTTCATATAATTAAATATCCAACTAGCTATACCTACAACACTACCTAAAACAGGTCCTAAAGCGCTATAGTCAGAACCCTCTACAGTTTCAGTGTAACCTTGCGCACTAACACCTGGAGCTGCAGTTGCAAAATTATCTAACGCCCAACCTCCAGTTGTATCATATAAAACTTGAGGATGTTTTACACCAGCAGCAAAAGAAGCTCCTAATATAGAAAAATCATTTACAGCTGCATACTGACCAAGTACTCTACCTGTATGTATACCACTTAATGCTGCAATACCAAGACCATGTCCACCAGCAACATCTAAAGGTTGAAAACCTGCAGCCATACCAAACCATGTACCACCTCTATTTTCAGAAGTAGGACTTTTTCTATTATAACTTCTTTTACCTAAAGCTGCAGTAATAGGATAAGCAATTCCAACAATACATGCTATAATTAATGCTTGATCAGTTATTAATTTATGTTTGGGATGTTTATCAGGAATTTCAAAATTCATATTTCCTTCACCGTACTGTTCCCCATAAATAATAACTTCTTTTGCGCTTAAATAAGGATCTTTAAAGTTAGTATCTGGACTATGAAATGAAAAAGCATCTTGTCTGTATCCTGTTAAATTTTCATGTTTACATTGTTCAGAAGAACCTACAAGAGGAAAATTAGACTGTAAATAATTATCTGCACCTAAATCATTATATGGATAATTTTGATATAAACCTTGTCTATCTGTAGTGCCTTCAGGTACATCGTATTCTCTTAAGTTGCATAACATACCTTTAAAGAAAATACTTTTGTTACCTTCTCTTGAACCTCTTAATATTTCATAACCTACAACATTAGTAATTTCATTACCATAATTATCTAAAGGCTTTTTAATATTAGAAAACTTAACTCCCATAACTCTAATAGCTGAGCCATTATCATTAACATGATGAGTTATAGGATGTCCTTCAGGATCTGAATTATTAGCAGGAAATTTATGATGTCTTATAGGTTTTCCACACAAGTCAAATCTTGTATCAGAAGTACCTCCTATATTAACACCTGTAACAGGATCTGTATATGTAGCATTCCATATTTGTGGTTTATCATCATCATATATTTCAGATGATTCCCAATAAGCCATATCACCTCCGCCTAAAACAACACCACCATCAGGCAATGTATAAGGTGTAATAGTAGGATTTATAATAGCTGTATTATAAACTCTCCATTTGTAAGGTGTAATTCCATCATCTGCATCAACAGCAGCGTCTGGACCACCCATAATAGTTAAATCATCTTGATTAGAAAATCTACCTGGTATATGAAAACTAGGAGATTTATCACCTGTATTATAAACCCATCTTATAAAAAATGAATATACTTCATCTCTCATATATCCTGTATTATTACCACCATTTCCATAATAGTTTTCAGGATATTCAACAGAAACCCATTCTGTTTTAATTTGATTTGCAATAGGTTGATAATTAAAATCAAACTTGCTTGTAGGACCAATTCTTAAAAGGTAATCACCATTACGCCATATTGAATCTGACTTATCTTCAACAGGATTTCTTAAAAGAATATCTCCAGGATTAACATCAGGCCAATTAGATTGAAACTGATCTATTGTAATAAGTTTTTGTCTTGTGCTATATACGCCAGCTCTTTTAGCTACTTGTTGATAATTAACAAAACTTAAAACTATTAATTCAAATTCATCAAATCTTTGATCAGCAAAATCTACAGTAACATCTAAAGAACTTGCTGTGTTAGCATGTGACCATATACCTTGAACTTGAGAAGGCATAGAGTAATCACCAAACCTTTGCCCATTAATTAAATAAGCTCCTACTACAAAATAAGAACCACTTAAAAGTTCACCGCTTGTAGCACCCGGAGCAATAGAAAATTTAAGATTATCAACTAAAGGTTCAAGTCTTAATTTTTCACAATCTAATTCTGCTGTTGGTGTGCAAATATAACAGCTATCTATATATTCACAATTTTCTACCCAAGGAATATCATCTATATTTAATACTCTATCAGGATTAAAACCATCAGACCAATATACTTCAAACTTGCATTCAAAGTTTTCTTTAGCTTGCCCTGTTATAAGATAATCTGTTTTAAAGTTTAAACAAGTAGCATTAACTAATTTAGTGTATGAACATTCTGATTCATCAAACAAACCTATTTCAGAAAATATATTATTTGTTGAAAATACAACAAACTTATCTCCTTCAATATGTATAGTTCCAATTATAGTATAAGGTGCTAAAGTACAAAGTTTATTAGATTTCTCATTGCTTAAAGTACCTAAGTCTCCTATCTCTGTATTGTTCACAGCATTTCTAGCATGGCTCCAGTTTTGTGGACCTTTACCATAACCTGACATATCTTCAATTAGTCCTTTACTAAAACTATTTACGTCAGATGAACTTGTATTTTGTTTTTTAGCCATAAGGTTTTATTCTATAAACTAGCAAACATATCATAGTACTTAGAGTACATAGCTCTTCTATTAGCTCTATATAATCTTCTAAGCTCACTAAAGTTTGGTGTATTTACAATAGAAAGAGCATTATTTCTTGCCATTCTATAACGTTGTTCAATTAGTTGAATCTTATTAGGATTTACTTGTTCATCATCCATTATTAGATTCTCTATTATTCTTTGTTTTAAAGCATATTCATAATACTCATTTATTACATCATGATCAGGTAACAATAGATTACCTTCTTCATCTTCCATAGTTCCTTGATAGTTTATATATAAGTTTCCTGTTTCAAAACTAGTATATATCCAACCGTTTTTAATCCAAGCAGTATCAGGAGCATGCCAATTTAAATTTGGACAATCGCACTGTACATCAACTGCATTTTCTAGTATTCTAATCTTTCTTAAGTTGGTCCACCTTCTTGTTTCATATGTAAGAGCTTGAACAAGCTGTACCACTTCTCCTTTACAATTTATAGTGCAAGAGTTTGGGTTAGCACAACAAGTATTACAAGGTTCACAATTGTTAGTTGTTTGACCACATTGAGCGCATGGATCATTACAAGGATCTACAGGCTCTAAAGGTGTAGGAGGTGTCTCACAAAAGTCTACTGTCTCTGGCGGAGCAGTTTGATATTCCGGAGCAGCTCCAATAATTTTTTCTTCTACTCTTGTTCCTTGTGGTAAATATTGTTTTGTTTCATAACTACTACAAGAAAGAGCAAAATTAAGAACATAGAAATCATTAGGTAATCTAACTCTACCTTTCTCAACTTCTAGTATTATTTCTTTAGTTTTATTTATTCTTAACCCAAGATCATAGTTAACTCTTTTAGTTACCCTAATCATATCTTGAGGATCAATTAAATTTTGTAATTGATACTTTTTAAAATCACTAAGAACATCTGCCATAAGTTGATCAAATGTTCTATATTTTAGAGTATAGTTATAACTCATGATTTACCATTTAACTTTGTGTGACCAATATCTAGCAGATAATTTAGATGGTTTAGCATCTTGAGCATTATGTCTAGCATAATAACTTTTCTTACGTGCTTTATCTTTTTTAGATTTAGGATTTTTTCCAGCTCCTTTTACTCCTTGTTGACCAAACCTAATAGTTTTAATTTTATTTCCTACTTTAGCTACAACTACATGTGACTTAGTTGGATGGTTAGGTGTACGCTTTGGTTTATTATAACCTGATACACCTGCTCTTGCTAACCTAGAATCTTTCTTTTTAGGAGCCATAACTTTAATCTTTTACAAAGTACTTATAATGAAATAATACAGCCCAAGTAAATATAATAGCTAGACCTATATTAAGAATAATCTCTGAAAGAGGAGGATGTGACAATGTAAGAAAGTTAAATAAAGATCCACATGCTGTTGTACATAATCCAACTTTAACTAAGATTGATTGCCACTTTGGTAACTTATCCATCATAGATAGTCTTCCAAAAATAAAAAAAATAAATACACTAACAGATAGTGCAATGATAATGTTACTTATCGCGTTGATTGCTACTAATAGATTCATCTTCTACTTTTTTTAATAATTTGTTACTAATAAGTTCCACACCTTTTAATCCTAGAAAACCTAGAATAAAAGCTACAGACATTTGATATTTTACGTCAAATTGAGCCATATCTAAAATTACTGGTGTGATATAATTTGCAGATGCTACACCAGACAATAAAGAAAAAAACATAGTTCTTAAATCTGTTTTATTTGTTTTACCAACAAGAAGCAAAGCACCAAATAAACCTGCTACAGATATACCAATATTTATTCCTAAACTTTGTAAAAATTCTTTCATTTCTTTTGTTGTTTAGCTTTCATTTGAGCTTTTTTACTAAGCTCTTTCATGTGATATAAATATACACTACTTTTAGTATGTGTCTTGCCACTCATAAGCTTACCGCTTTTATCTTTGTGTGTATGCTTTCCTCTATAAAGTGATCCATCTTTTTTATAATGTGGTACTCCTTTCATTTCTTTTTCTTTTTAGTTCCTGTTCTGTTTTTACCTTTATGTAATCCATGTGAGGCATGTTGTTTACCAGCTTTAGTAGCAGCTCTTTTTTTTCTATTAGCTGCAGCTAATTTTTTTCTGCCTGACGGTGTACTTTTAAGTTTGCTTATTGTAGCAGAAGGAGCGTAAACTTCACCTGTTTCAGAAGATTTTTTTCCTGAAGCTGTTCTCCATTTTTGTTTAGTCCACCTGTCTAGACTTTTCTGTTGTTTTTTCTTCCCCATTATTACATTTATCTTTTAACTTTTTAATTCTTTTTTTGATGTTCTTTAAAAAAGCATCTAAAGTTTCAAAGTGATCTTTTTCTTCATTCTTATCCATACATTAAGATTTAATCTAATAATCGCAGTTTATTATCAAGCATTGTTTTAATACTTTCAACAGCTGCTGTTACTTGCTCTAAAGCTTCAAGGGTTTCTAGATCTCTTTCTCTTATATATGTGTTTAGTTGTTTTACTTCATCTGCATGCTTTAATGTAAGCTCTGCTATTTGCTGCAGAAAGTGTTGTCTTTCTTCCTGCATCTCTTTTTTAGTTTCTATTTTATCTTTCCATAAAGCATAGATGCCAATACCCAAAGCAATAATTACAGGTGTTTGTTCTAATAGCTTTACTAATAACTCGTCCATTACTTTTTAGTTTTTATATCCTCCCCCAGCGGCTTTATATCTTTTAGCTAACATTTGTGCTTTACGTGCAGACCATTGTCCAGGTTTTCCACCTTTAGAGCCAGCTTTTATTTCATTAAACAATCTTTTACGTAAAGAAGGTTTAGTATAATTACCTGCAGAATTTACAGTGCTTTTTTTCTTAGTTGTTGTTTTTTTCTTAGGCATTATCTCATAATATTTTGATTATCATCTGCACCATCTGGCGGTATTTTACCGCTAGTTAGTATTTCATTTATTACCATCTGTTCTATTTCAGAAAACAAATGTTCAGGTATTATTGATTCTCTATCTTGTTCTTGAACACAATCTCTAGAATCTGTTGAACAATTAAATGAAGAAACATCTTCATCAAATATAGCTTGAACTCTAACACCTTCCCAAGTAACATTAGGTAAATAAATATAACCATCAAGATACCAATAGTACTTTGTCTTATTATATTTAAAGCTAGTACTTTTAGTCATATTAGAATATACTGTAGGATAAGTCTGTTGGGCAGCTTGACTATAATCTAAAGAGGTAACAGCTCTGATAATTGGACCATCATCACTTTGGAGTAACTCTGGTAATTTATCTTTACTTCTCATAAAAGTACATCCAGTCTTTATACCTATACAGCAAGCTTCTATTTTATCTACCTCAATTAAATCTAGACAAGGAATCTCTTTAAACAAGTTTCTATACTTATATATTTCACCTGTTAAAGATTCTCTTTTAATAAACGTTTTGCCATACTTCATTACTAAACTATAGATAAATCTATCTGTTAGAAATGGATCTTCTTTAACAGCTTTTAAAACGTTTCTTACTCTTGATATGGACTCTCCTATTAACGTCATATATTATAGTTTAAACTCATCATAATCTTTAGGTATATTAGATCCTAATCTTTTAGCAATATCTTTTTTTCTATATTTATCAAACATCTGAGATATTTTATCAGTAGGATATACCTCAATATATTTAGCCCAATTATTTTTATAACTTTCTGATGCATTTTTTCTAAACTGCTTTACAGCTTTGAAAGACCATACTTGTTTATTTGTAAATGGATATTTAGTGTTTGAGTTAGTATAGAATATTTTTAAAAGTTTGTTATCAGAATCCCAGTTTTTATGATTAGTTTTTATTCCGTAATTAAAAGATTTTTTATAATCAATGTTTTGTTTTTTTGTAGCAGGACAAGAAGCCATAAATATAAAACCTAAACCTTGAGGTAACTCTATTCCATCTCTGTTATCTATTACTCCTTGAGCTAAAAAACCATTAAAAGTCATTACTATACTTTTGAATTGTTTTAGCGTCATGTTAGAATATTCTGGATGTTGACTTTTAAACATTTCCAGTTTTTTTCTTTTAAGTATTGATATTCTTTTCTCTCTAAATCTTGGCCCGTTTAAATTTGGTTTATTTATTTTTTCCATATCATTACATATATAATATACTCAATTTTTCTTTGTTTTACAAATAAACACTTTTCAGGTTTAAGATAACCAAAAAATTTGAGCGTTTAATGTTTCAGATTCTTTTTCTACTATTTCAAACACACAAGAAGCCTTTGTCATACTGTAATTATCCATTATCCAATCTGAAGCTCCAAAGATAGAACCAATGTTCCAGTAAGTCATTTTCATTCTGCTACAATCTAAATCATTCATGTGCAAATCTCCTTTCCTTACATGAATTTTGTAGTTACCTAGTTTTCTATCTATAACGTAATCCATTAAGAAAGATTCTGTATCTGCATTGATTTTTAAGGGAAGTCCGTGCTTTCTGTTTTTCTTATCCTTACCATGAGTAATAATGTAAGCTCTGTCATATAAAACAAAGTGTGATAAAAACTCTTCTGGTATAGTAAACTTTATATCAGGATACGCAACACTACCGTATTGCTGTAAAGCAAAAGATGCTTGCCAACCAAAATCACCTGCATGATTATCATTAGATATGTGTACAACTTCTAATTCCTTTGAGATACCTGAATTAAGAAGTTGTTCATAAAACCATTTGTGAGTATAAAAATGTACTTGAGCAGCTTCTTTATTATTTAAGTTTTGAGGAAGATCATGACCACCTCTTGTAGTCTGAGCATTATAGCCATCTAAAGAATCTCCAAGATCAGCCACTATAAGCTTATCAAATATACCATAGGTTTGAAACAAAGACATAGCCTTTTGGTATATCTTTTCCATTCTACTAAAAAACACATGCTCATCATACTTCTTTTTATAAAGAGCATCATCAGGTATAGAAGCTCCTATATGTTTATCAGAAGTCCATATAATCAAAGCCTTGTTATTAGACGGAAGAGTTGTCTCTTTATTATAAGTAATAGATATATTACCAACCTTATCTATAATATTCTCCCAATCTTCTTTTGTAAGTTGGTATTCACTTTGTTCTACAGCTTTATAACTTTCTAACCACTCAACTTCTCCACCTTTCTTTTGCACTTGCCATGTGGATTTCAGACGGAGTTTCTTACTATCATCACCCATCATCACATCTTTCTTAATCTCAGCAGCCACTTCCGTTTTAGCACGTTTAATTTTATCCAAATCATCAAGCTCTAAAAAATCAGCCAGCCAACCAGCACCTCTTTTTATATAGCCAGGTTTCTTTCTGAAAAAATCTTTTAATTGTTCTAGTGTCATTACTATTAGTTTTTAAAAAAAGAAAGCCCTTGTATAATTAAACAAGAGCTTTCAGCTGTCAGTCATAGTATAAACCAACAAACCATGACATATCTTTAATAATAAATTTCATAAATTAATTATGGTATACATGCTGTACATGCAGGAGATATTGTATATGAAGCATCCGTTTCTAATACGCTTATTGTTTCACACAACGCTTCACAAGGAGAACTCCAACTACCTGCAGCAGGTACTTCTTGCACTACTAATGCTCCATCAATACATGTATTATATACTACTGTTAAAGTATCTACTCCTGTATTATTTATTGTAAACTCATTACAATCATTATTACAAATACAGTTAGTTCCTATAGGATTATATTCATAAGCTGTTTTTTCATCATCAGTTAAAGCAGCAACTTTACCTGCATAAATAGCTTGAGTAGCACATTCAATATAACTTTCTCCTAAAGCTATACTAATAGGTTCTGTAATACCTGTACAATCTAAATGATTTAAAGTAGGACAATCTGCTAAAACTGCTACAGGTGTTGCTCCAGTTCCATTTATACTAACAACATTAAGAGTTGGTAATGAAGTATAGCCTGTTCCTGGATCTAAAATAGAATAAGATAATATCTCTCCTGAACCATTTACTACATCTACAATAGCTGATGCTCCAGAACCACCTCCTCCTGTAAATACAACAGAATCACCAGAATTATAATTAGCACTTCCTGGATTAGGAGTTATAGATCCTATACCTACAGAAACGCAGTCCCATTGATATTCATAACAATCAGGTTGTGTAGAATCGGCAACCATTACTTCAAAATAAACAGTAGTCCCAGGCAAATCACATAAATTACCTATATAAAGTTCATAAAGTTGACCATCACAATTTGTATTACAAGGTACAGTTTGTATAAAAACTCCCATTGCACCTCCTATACCTATAGCAGTTGTAATATTCCATGTTGGATCTCCCTGTGCTCTCCATCCTATTTCAATATCTTGACCTCCAGTACCTGATGGTGTATATTCAACTTCTATTGTTACATTTAAACAAGCCATATTATTTTAAAGTTTTAATTAATAATTCTGCAGAACTACATTCTGTAAGATCTGTACATACTGATGTAATAAATAATTTATATTCTGAATCTGCAGCTAAAAATTCTATTAGTATTTCTGTAGCGCCAGTATCAATAACATAAGGTGTTACAGTTCCTGTACTAACTTCTGTTAAATATAAAGTACGAGTTTGGCTAGCTGTAGAAATTGGTGTGAATGAAATATTAATTGTGCTAGATGTAACTGTTGGTAAACCTAACAATACAGCTTTACAAGAATCGCTATCATCTACACAAGATACTGAATCAATATTACTATCTAGTAATTGAAATACAGTATATAAATTCATACCTGTTTTTATACCTAAATTAGGTAAGCCAGGACCACACCATACTATACATTCAGCACAAAAATTTTCAGCGCAAGGATTTCCTTGACATTGAATACCATCATTACAAGGAGAACCTGTTGTAAGCGGAGTGTCATTACAACCACAAGGTACTAAATGTCCACATGTTTTTCCCATAGTTAATATGTTTTATTTAAAACAAAAGATTCAGAATATATAGAATTTGAAGCACTTGCAGCACCCCATTCAACTTCTAAATCTAATGTTTGTGGTATATCAGAATCAAAATTAACAAGCATTGTTGAAGCATACCCATTAAATTTATCAGAAGCATCTGATTCATGAGTAAATCTTATAGCAGAAAGAATAGCCGCATCTCCAGAATTAGGAGCTGTATTTAAACTTCTTATAGTAAAATACATTTCCATGCTCCAATGTAAATCTGTAATTTGAGGCAATCTAGTATGAGTTATTCCATCTAAAGCTATTTCATCTGCTACAACTCCGTTTATTTTTAAACGTATATAAAACACTTGGTTATTAGCAGAACTTATATGACCAAATGTTTTTACTTCAAAAGAATCAGCAACTTTAAAACCTCCTGCTGGTACGCTTAATGTACCGTCTCCTACACCTATAATAGTTGATGGTGTTGTTGTATTTATAACAGTTAAAGAATCTTCAACTTGTGCAAATAAACCATAATTATAAGAGTTAACTAATTCAGTTACAATAGAACAAAAGAAACCCACAACACTTGTCAAAGCTTCACTAACTGAAGTTCCTGCAACAGCAATTGTTGTATCTCCACAAATTAATGATTCAGAAATGACTCCACCACCACCTTGATTACAAAAATAAGTAACTAAAGAATTTAAAGCTTCAGCTAAAGTTACATCTGTTTGAACAACTTCATCTTCACCACATAAAATTATATCTCCTCTGTAATAAATACATTTAGAATCAAAATTTTCTGGACACGGGTTACCTGTGCAATCTACACCTTGACCACAAGGAGATCCTGTAGTCAAAGGTGTATCATTACAGCCGCAAGGTATAGTATGTCCGCAATTTTTATTCATTATGCTGGGTTTTCAGTTATTGTTATTTGACCAATTTCACAAGGCTCACAAGGACCACCAGGAACTAAGAAAGTAACAGCAGGACAAGGAGAATATGTGCCTCCGGTTAATTGTAAAAAGAACTGATATGTCTCATTTTGTGTTAACCCTGTAATAGTACCTGTTTGAGAAGCATATGACGTAGTAACATTTATAGTTTGTTGTTGAATTAAAACAAGACCTGCTTGATCATAAACATTTAATTCATACGTCAATGGTAAATTGCTAGTAGGTATACTATTAGTTATAACCCAATCTGCAGAACTGTTTGTATTTATAGTTGCAACATTTATTTGTAATGTTGGGCAAAGACCTTCAGGACCTACTGTTGATACTATTACATTTTGACAAGTTGTTCCTAAAGAAGGTGCTTCAGAACAAGCAGTAGTAGTTACTGTTAATTGTAATGAAGGATTAATTCCTGGTGCAGATGCTAAAGGAAATGATAATCCTGCAGGATTACCAACAGCAGCAACAACTAGTTGATTAGAATAAGTTACTGTACCACCAGCACTATCTGTAATAGTTATAGAAGAACCTCCTGCACAATCTTGATACATTGATGGAATAGTTCCTGAAAAAATTATTTCTATTGTTGAAGATGTTGTAGCATTTCTTTGTGCTACTGCAGTAATTATTACTGTATCACATCCTGTATCACAACAATTATTATTAAGGTTTACTATTGCAGTTCTCATATCGCAAATAGTTAACCACATATTTCTAAAACTATCTTCTAAAGTACTAGGTGCAGATTCCCATCCTGTTATAGCATTCATATTAGATGCAGGATTAGCTAATTGTGGTAATACAGATAAACCTGTACATTGAAAAGCTAAACTTGCATAAATATCTAAAGGTTTACCAACAATATTTACAAAAGTACAATATTGATCCATTAATTGTTGTAATGCTACATCTAGTTGAGCTTGTTCTGGTGGTAAATTTATTTCAGAGCAAGGAGTAACTGTTGGAAGTGTTGTTCCCCCACTACCTCCTCCAGAACTCCCGCCCTCTAAAGCTTGAATTCTATTTTCATGATTATCTAAAGTAAGATTTATAGTAGCAATTTGTGATACAATTGAGCAAACTTTATTACCTATAGCTTGAACATAATCTGTTAATTGCATTGAGGTAACTGTATCTCCTTGAGGATTTGTATAATAAAATACAGAACATATAGGAACTTCACAATCAGGACATCCTAAAGTTCCCGTTCCAGGATCAGGCACAGGGGTTACATCACAACAAGTACATACTTTATCTATAAGAAGTTGAATAAGACTTTGAAAGTCTTTAGGCTCACAAGGAAGAAGGTTTAAACAAGAAAGATCATAGTTAGTAATCTTAAAAGTATCCATTAAAGTACAAAGCTCAGTAGCTAAATTATATACTACTGTGCTTATGTTATCTCCTTTACATAAGTTAATACAATCTATATCTGGACCTTGCCAAATAACACAGTTTGATGAAATTGGGTCACACCCATGCTTGTATATATTAGTAGGTTTCATATTTTAAAATATATTTTTTACAGATATTGACTGCTATTAATAATATAAACATTTTTTTACTCTTTTCCTATTTGTTTAAGGGTCAATTATTTCTAATGGAAACTCTATAGTAACACCAACTGCTTCATAAGGAGCACACATATCAAAATTATTAAGTATAACTATATTACCTAAACCAATAGATACAGTTACATATTCTCCTGTTTCACAATTAGTATATCCAAAAGTTATATCTTTTCCTACACCAGTAACAATAACTTTTTTACAGCAGTTAGGTTCAGCGGCATTATTGCAACATAATTCTCCTTTAACTATTTCACTAACATCAATATAATTTCCTGCAGCATGTTGCTCTTCTGTTTGACAAAGTACAAAAGCACTTGGAGGATTTAAAGTTTTACTAATTGAATCTCCGTTACAATTAACTGTGCTAATACTAGATATGATACCTGATTCAACATCATTATAATTATAAAAAGTATAAAAATAACAATTACAAGAAATAGGATTAGAATAAGAAGAATCAGTAACTGCAGCAAAATCAATCAATTCATTTTTAATTATCCACTTATTACTGTCTACAGTACAGCAAAAATCTATACCATATCTTTTACTAGCCATTTCTTGATATAATATCTCAGACCAATTACATTTTGTTTTATCATAAACATCTGGTCTACAAGCTGGAGTATTATATCCGGGATAAACACTTCTTTGTGTAAAATCAGTTACTACAACAGGTGTTTGAGGCAAACACTCTTCACATGTATCAAAACAATCTATTGTTGGAATGTCTATAAAATCACAAGGTAAAGCAACACATCTTCCTTCTGTAACATATCCGCATCTAGTTATTGTTTCATCAAAAGGATCTTGGAATTTTAATATTCTACCAACAAATAAATTCCATAATGCTGCATTAGCTCCTGCTTGTTCTGAAGTACAAATTACATATTCAGGATCTTCACAATCTACTACTTGCCAGCATATTTCTGTACATATAGGACAGGAATCAAAAGACTCTATTATATCTGCTACTGAAAATATTGGGGCTTCATTACACCCTACGGTAGATGGAATATTCATGATTTATATTTTATATACAGACTTCTAAACAATTTTCATTAGTATCTGGAATTTGTACTACTTGTAATGAACCATCAGAGAACCACAAGTTTTGACAAGCTTCATAAGACACTTTTAGATAATAAGTAATAGGTACAGCATAAACTGTTACATTTGTTGGATCAGGTACTAATGATGATAAAGTTTGATCTGTATACCACTCATAAACAAAAAGTGAAAAATAAGGATGTGTAGGACTTGCCAGAAGTGTATTATATTGAGTTAAGTCTATAGTGTTACCTTGACATACACATATTTGCGCTATACTATCTCCTACTCTAGGATTAGTACAATTTTCAGCGCATTCTAAAGGATTTGTCCATACTAGATTTAAAACAACTTCTGCAGGTGTATTGCATCCTTCTTGATATATTAATACATATAATGTTTCAATAGGTCCTTCATAATCTACAGGATATGGAGGCATCCAACTTACAGTATTACCTGTCCATGAAGTAGTATGTGCAGAATCTATATAAAACTCATAAGTATAAGTTCCTGTATTTAAAACTAAATCAGATAAAATAGTATCTATTTCAAAAGGTAAATTTGAACACACCTCGTACGTATACTGTTCAACTACTCCTGGAGGAACACAACCTGATTGGATTTCTTCGCAAGACCAGCATTTTTCTGGAGCATACTCAAAAGTATGTATTAAATCTGTATTTAAAGGTGCTGTTGGAGGAGCACCCCATTTAAAATAAATTATTTCTGTTTCATCATTACAATTAGTACATTTATAACAAGGATTGCAATCATCACAAGTTAATCTTTCTTGTACAGGACAGTAATAACATATATTTTCTGTTTCACTACAAGGGTTTTCAAAACCTATAACTTCATAACATTTACCATCAATTAAAGGAGGTAATTCACATGCTAAATCTGTTAGCTCAAATGTCCAAACACTTCCTACAGTTAAAACTTGTATTTGAGATGTACATTCGGCATTTATCTTAATTATAAACTCATCTTCTGATTCACAGTCTTTTACTCTATAGCAACATTCTTCAGGAACTGCTGTTAATGTTCTTACACAATCAGGTGTGCCATCACAAGAGTTTAATTCATAAGGATCAGTTGGATCATCAGGACAAGACCACTCACCAGGATTATTAGGATCAGGAACATTTTTTCCAACCATATCTAAAGTTGAAAAAAGCAAATAAGGTTCTATATCTCCTGGTACATTACCACAAGTAGGAACAGTAGCATTATCAGGATCTAAAAGAGTTGTTATAAATCCATTATATGTTATATCATATATCTCAGCTCCAAAAGAAGCATCGCTTGATATATTAGTTCCGCATAATGTAATTATATGTTGGCCTGGTGGTAAATCAATAGGAAAAACATGCCAGTAATTAAAAGGTCTTGTTTGAGCATTATTAGCCGCAGTAATATCTACAAATAGAACACCATTTATAGAAAATTTAACTGAATTATCTCCAGCAATACCAATACATTTTTGTGTATTCTCTCCTTCTTCTATTGTTACACAAAATTCAAAACAAAGCTCTTGACCATCAGGAATACCTGGCGCCCAAACACCAACTGTATTTAATCTACCACCAAAAGTTGGAGAACCTGTTGGATCACAACCAGGAGTCATTGTTCCCCACAAACTGTTTCTTACAGTACTGTGTATTGGAATAGGATTCAATAAATTATCTACAAGTGTAAAAGTAGTATTATTAGTACCTATTCTTGTAATAGGTATTTGACTAGCACCTATAGGAGCATAAAGCCTTACACCACCAATACTATAACCAGCATTTACAACAGCTTTATCAACACTTAATAAAGTACCTGAATATAAAGCAGGAACTGTTTCTACTAAAACACATTCTTCTAACTGTGGGTCCCAAGTATAACCATCTGGACAATTATTACATGGATTTCCGTAATTTATTTCGGCCATTTACATTATTTTTTAATATATGTAGTGACTTTAATGTCACTTACAGCTGGTGTATCTGTTGTTTTAGTTATAGTAACAGATTCTTTTTGAATAACACTTGTTACACAACTTGCACAACAAGATGTTCCTTTAGGACTTGTTCTTTTTTGACATCCGCATCCTAATTTTTTTCCGCAATTATTACATACAGCCATATTTGTTGGTTTTTAATGACAGCTTTTACATTCAAATTTATCTAAAAGTTTTTTTGCATAACTAAACAGTTCCATGCCTTTTTGAGGTTCATGGCAAGTTTCTACTTTAGCTTTTGCCGCTTCCAAATAAGATTTGATTAAAGCTAATGAATCTAATTTTTTTCTTATTTCATCTGTAGGATCACAAGCTGCTACATCAATATCACAAAGAATTTCTTGATATCTTACAAGAGCTTTGGTAATCCTTAAATGGTTATACTCTACGTATACCACATCATTTGGACTAACACTATATTTTATAACGTATATACCATCAGGTATGTCATTATATTGTGTAGCGCAATTAGCTGTTTGAATCTCTAAATCACAAGCAGTAAAGTTTTTAATAAATCCTGTTGTAATATCAGGTGTAGTAAACTGTACAGGATGAGTAAATCCTGGCAAAGTTATTTCCAATATTGGACAATCTACAGCCATATTAGGATCATAAACACTTGTATCTACTAGACGTAAGATAAAAGTATTTAAAGTATCAGGAGCTTCTACGCTTAATTTGTGTTGTGCCATGTTAATTAAAATTAAAAAAGGGAGGGAGTATAAACTCCACTCCCATTAATCTAAATACAAATTATATGCTAAAACTATTATAGTATTTGTGGATAAGATGAATCAGTATAATCAAGATCTTCACATTCAGCTTCTCCGTTCTCAACTGTAATTGTAGCACAATTATTACCGCAATTATTTAACCAGCCTTGAATTTGAAGAAGGAAAGCATCGTATGCTTTATTTCCATTGTCTCCTATAAGATCAATAATAAGTTCACCGTTTACATAAGAACTTGGGAATGCAACTTCAACAAGATATTGATCATTGTCAAATGTTCCGCTTGGATTATTAAATCTTGGTACTGAGTGTAATAAATATGCTTTATGATAAAGTCTATTTCTATCTACAATATCAATCATACCTGTTCCTTGCGTAATCTCTCTGATTCTTAAATCAGTAGATAAGAAGTTTTGCAAGTAAGATTCAGAAATAATAATTTCTCTAAGAACAGTTTCTCCTAAAGTATCTGCCATTTTACCTTGACAATATCTAGTTACACAAGTTCCTTCAAATTCACATGGATCACCATTAAGATCTACTTCAGAAGCAAAAATTTGTAGTGGGTTTTTACCATAGAAATCAGAAGGTTGGAAAGTACAATCTCCAAACTTAGTATCTTCGTAAGCACCTTTAAGAAGAAGACCTGCTTGGTTACCACCATCTGAAGGCCAAGTTGTTGGGCTTGCAAGATAATCAGAAATTAAAAGAGAACCAGGTAAACCATCAGCAGTTGCTTGTTCAGCAGTTGCATAAAATGCTTGTGATACACCACCTACTGTAATAAGTAGAATAGGCATTACAAAGTCTTTAAGATATGGGCTATCAGCAATAGCTTGTCCCCATTTTGCATAAACAATACCTGCATCTACATTAGTAGGTGTTGCAGGATCATCACAACAACCTGTATAAGCATCTACTGTATGATAAATATTATGGTGAGCAAATCTTAAAGGAGCTGTTCCTTTAATATCAAGTCTCAAATAATAAGTTTCATTACAAAGAAAATCTTTTTGACAATCTGCTGTATCATTTGGAGAGTCTACAGGAGCTGCACCAATTAAAGTTTGAGATTGAAAACCAGGTTGAGCAGTAACATTCCAAAACTTAGAAACATATTTTGGATTGATAACTTTTGATTTACTACTTTCTAAGTAACCTCCATGCATTGCTTGCATGTCTTTTGTTTTAAGAGAAGACCCTGCAATAATAATTTTGCAACAATTCATTTGATCAACAGCACTGTATGAAAGATACGTATCAGCATCAAAAATACCTAAAATACCAGGTTTAGCAAGTGTTGATCCAGGTTCTGAAAGTTGATAAGTATTTACCCCAGCTGTAACAATAAGTCCTCCTGTAGTATTAGGTTCTTCTGGAGTATTTGAACCTGATATATTTGTACCAGTACAAATATAAGATTTGCGAAAAGCGTGATTAAAATAAGCCATTTTCTAAAAATTTTATAAATAAACAAATAAATAAATATACTATAATATACAAAAATTATCAGAGACAACAACAGATAACATAACTTATTTTAAGAATAGCAACTTATACTTAGTTGCATTAAATAACGTTTTTATCATATCTATGTCATTGACAATTTCACTATAAGGCATAACATTTTGTATTTCAGTAAGATAATCATACTTCATACGTATATAACTTATAGCTTCTTCCACAGTCTGAAAGTTTAAACTTTGAGATAGTGGATAATTTAAAATAGTTTCTGCAGCTCCTTGATAACTCTCAGCAACTGTGTCTACTAATCCAGGCAATGCATCATATAACTCATTTAAAGCTTTATGTTGTGCAAAAGAACCAGGTCCAGTAACTTTTAAATGTAACCTATGAAAAGCAGGTGCAGCATCTAACATATCTGAAATACAATCTGCTAACTTATCATCTAAAGAAACCATTTGTTGACTAGGTTGTCTAAAGATAGATGGTTGTGATACAGATACAGCTCCTGTTTTAAGCATTCTTTGTTTCATAATTAATTATTACCTTCAACTTCTTGCGTAGCAATCTGTTGTATATTAAATGATTCAATATCTCCAGCTAAAATTTTAACAGCTTCATCAATAAGCAACTCAATAATATCATCTTTAAATTCACATTCTACATTTGCTGTTGATACTAATTGAGTATAAGGATCAGAACATCCTAAAATCTGTATTCTTCTAGGTTGTCTATAGTAATAAAGTTTTCCTGTTTCAACAGAAAATTCATTATTTGTATAAACCCTTATTGTATTATTTTGAAGAGTGCAGAAAGTTTCAGCCCATAAAAAACTAGGTTGTTTATTTTTATCCCTTAGTAATTCATCTACGTTACCTTGTTCTGCTAGATAAACAACCATTTTTCTTGGTTCATCACAACATTCATCTGTAGCATCTACGGTAATTCTTTTCCATTCAAAATAATTATCAGGCAAAGCGGGAACTTCTACAAACAAATCTTTGTTATTAAAATTAACAGTCAGTTCTGTAAGTAAGACTTGCATGTCATCAATCCTTCTTTTAGACTGTTCATCACCTTCTTGTTTAGTGTTTATTCCATGCAGTTGTCTTCTAGACCAAGTTACTTGACCTTTATTAAATGCTTCAACTATTTGCCAACATTCAATATTATCATAATCTTGACTAGCTAATTTATTTAGCCTTTGCTGTATTTTTATTTGAATAGTAGCGTTATCCATTTATCATTAAGAATTCCAAAGTGATTCAACTTCACCTAAAAGTTTTACTAATAAATCTTCATTCAAAGGATTCTTTAAAAACTCAACTACGTCAGCTACATTTCTTCCTAATAAAGCTGATGATTTAGTATGATATAACATACCGTCTGGTTTTAAACTAATCATTCTAAAGAATGAAGCATCTTTAACTAAAGCTTTTAGTTTTACGGTTTCCATATCTAAAGAGCAAGTATCTATAAATCTTTGAGCAGATACTTTAGGTTTTTCTCCACTATTACCTGCAATATACTCATCACACGCCTCATATAAAATATCAATTGGCGTATGTGTTTTATATGTAGAACTGTTTGCATCTACTACTTTAGTAACATAAAGAAGTTTTTTAGGATTCTTACTATAAAGCTCATCAAGATGTCTAATAGCTCTGTTACGTAATTTTTTGTAAATAGTTTTAGTAGATACTGTTTGTGTTTCTTTATCTAAATAAAATTTTGGTGGTTTTGCTTTTGCTTGAGCATCTTCATAGCTTTTTGCAATAAGATCAAACCCTCCAGCTTCAATTGCCATTAATTTAATAAGATCATACGGATCTTTTAAAGGACTGAGATGAACGGGTTCATTACCAACTTTCATAGTTATTTTTTCCCAAAATTTAATGTTTTCTGGTCTAAGTAAAGTTACCTTGTTCCAAAAGTCTGCGTCATCAATATTAAGCACATTAGTAGCTAATCTTTGTTCTAAATCAGCTACAACAATTCTAATATTCTTAATGATTGCTTTTTTTTGTGAAGTATCAGGAATATTCTGTACTTCTGTTGCAAATTCATCAAGACCTGTAATATATCTAACAACTCCATTTCTTTCTATAGCAGCTAACTGCTCTTCATGAGTAACTCCAGGAAAAACAACCATTCTATAATCTTCAAGACCCATATTTTCTGAATTAGGATCTATGTAAGGTTTAATTTGTATTTTTCCTACTTTAGATAAGATATCTTTTATAGTCACTTTCTTTTTTTCAATTGGTTCTAGGACATCCAATGTTTCAGGAATTTCTACTGTGACAGTTGATGCTTCAGGTAATCCAGTTACTTTAACTGTTTCTCCAGCAACGTTTTCTGTTTTTTTACGTCTTGGCATTTTAAAATTGTTTTAAGTTGGTTTATTATTCTGACTAAAAAAAGGGAAGGCTTTTAAACCCTCCCTTTATAGTATGAGTACGTGTTAGAAGGACCCTCCTGTAATTGGGTTTCTCATCACAATCTTAAGAACCTTGGTAGGATCTTTTACCCAGATTGCTGGCATACATTGAGTCATATAAACTCTATATCCATTAAACTGGCCTGAAGATTGGAATCCTTGAGTTCTACCCATATAATCCATTGTTCCATTTTGATACCACCATTTCAATTGGTTATCCCAAGAAAGTTTTAATAGGTAAATATTATCATTTGTGTTATCAGTAACATCAAAAATAATAAAGCTATAAGAACTTAGAGGATGCCCATCAATAATTGGATTCTCAATGTCATTAGTATGAACGTTATCAAATGCAGGGTTAATTACAAATTGAACATTTGCAAGGAATGGAATCACATAACTAGTGAATGCAAATCCAAAGCCTAGATTCATACCTTTTCTAGTTACAGCTCCTACTCCATATTTTTCAGAACCTTCAATTGTAAATAGCGAAGTAGAACCAGCTTCTCTTGCAATAGCTTCATTAACCATTCTCATACCTCCCATACCTGTTTGAACAATAATTGTTCTTTTTGGATCTGGACCAGTAAAGTCAACTTTACCTGCATAGAAGTTATAAAGTTCTGCACGGAATAATTCAAGATCAAAGCTAGACTTGTTATATACTCTTTTGAAAGAGTTATCAAGCTGCTTCCAAAGACCCACAGACAATCTAACATCATCTGGACCATCTTGCTTAATTCTACCACCGTGTCCCCACATTAGGTAAGTTTCAATATCCGTAGCAATTTTAGTTAAGTGAGCAGCTTCTAAAGAAGTAAGGAAAGATCTAGAAAGATCACCGTTTGCAACAGCTCTTTTTACATAGTCTTTACCCATTTTGCTTACTAGATCTTCAATAGTAGAAATAGAAGGATCAACGCTTTTATCAAAGTTTCTCCAAATTTCTGTTACAGGAACTGTACCATCAGCATTAAGACCACCTTTGATAGCCATATCTGCTCTTGAAGAGATAGAGTAGTGTACGTGAGCTTCAGCTCCACCCACATAGTTATAGAATTCTCTAAAACCAGATTTAGTTTGGATGTCAGAGAATCTTTCACCATACTCACCTCTTGCAGAACCTTTACGGAAATATTTAGTTCCTGGAGTTAAGAATTGATTTTCTAGATACTTGTAATTGTCATTGTTTACAACCTGAACAGTATACAAGAAACCGTCTCCTAGAGGAAGAATATCTTCTTCTGAAGAGATTAAAAGTTCCACACCATTGTATTTATCATAAGTGATGATATCACCATGACCAAATTCTCTAGTGTTTAACTTAATCTTGAATAGTTGCCCATCCACCCCTTTGTTTTCATTAAGAGGTTCAACGTCATCAACAACATAAGGTAGATCTTGAGAAATAGGTGTTTGCCATTTCCATTCACCACGAATGTTGTCAACTTCAATTACATTTTTCCCACCAAAGCTAGACATTTGATAAAGAGGCATTTCTACTTTTTGAGTCATTGCCCAGATATCAACTGGCCCCATATCAGTAGGTTCTGCATCTCTCAACATGTTAGCTAAGTGGTAACTGTCTACATGTGAACTTGCTTGATAAGAAGTATCCCTTAAAAAGAGTCCATTGTTAAAACTTGGTGTTGCCATTTGTTGAGTTTTTAAAAAAATTACTAATTATTGTTTAATCTTTAATTACCTGCCAAAAAAGTTTCTTTTTGGTCTGTTAATTGTATTTCTTTTTGGCGGTGTTCTTTTAGCATCAGGTTGCGCAGAAGTTGTTTGATTTGTAGTAGTTCTTGTTGACTGCTCTGTTTTCAAACTTCTTACAACTTTAGCTTGTTCTTCTTGTGAACCAACACCTTTTACTTGAGATTTATAACCTTGAGGATCTGCTAAAAGCCACAAAGCTTCAGCTATAAGACCGTGATTAGGCTCTACCCATTGGTATTTTTCTAATAAATGACCAAGTAAATTTGTTTGCTTACCATTAATAGAAGGATAATTAGATTGAACTAATCCAGAATACAACATGTTTTGAACTCTGTTATCTATTTTAAGATCTCCTAATGTTCCTGGTTCTAATGCATGATAAACACTTTCTATATATTTTTGAGACTGTTCTGCTCTAAGAGCAGCTTGTCTTTCTTGTTCTGCTAGCTTTTGATTAACAATCTGCTGTTGCATAGCATCTAACTTAGGCTTAAACTGTCTTGCTTTCTTTTCTAGTTCTCCTCTATCTTCTAATGAATATATCTCATCTTCAATTTCTTCAGGAGTACCATAGTTAGTAGCAGATAAATAAGCTCTAATAGCATATTTTTGATGTTCTTCTTTAGATACATCAAGTTCTTTCATTTCATTAGAAGAAGCTAACGCACCAAATAAAGCTTTAAGATCTGTACCACCATTGGCAATATATTGATAAGCCTGTTGCATTTCTTCAGGCATATTACCAAAAAATTCTTGAGGCATTACGGTTTGAAGATTATTCTGTACTTGTTCTAAGTTAGCTGCAATAAGCTCTTCAAAATCTTCAGTAGTGTACTCTTCAATTTTTTTGTCATCATCAAAAGGAAGCAGCAAACCTTTATCAATTAAATTTTTAGTAGCAGATACCATAGCTGTTGGTCTACCACCTTTATTTACAGGTTCTTCTACTTCAATTTCTTCTGGTTGTTTTAGAGTAGTATCAATTTCTTCTTGAGTATAAGCCTCTTGTTTAGAAATATCTTCAGATTCTTTTACAACTTCTTCTTTGTCAAGGTTTAAAAAAGACATGTCTTGCTCTATAGGAGCAAAAAGTGTTTTCTTATCCTCTGTTTTTTCTTTTACTTGTGTGTTTTCATCAGCTAGCATAATAGAATCATTACCTGTACCTAAGATATCATCCAGGTCAATGTCTACTTTACTTACACTAGTTGTTTCTTGTGTTTCACTCATAATCAAAAATTTTTGTTGGTTTTATATAACTGACATATATATTGTCTATAAATAATATACACAATTCTAAGAAAAATAAATATAATAAGTTTTAAAAAACTTCACGTAAAAAAAAATATTTTGCCACTATATAGCTACAATATTTTTAGTCTTCTTTATTTTTCTTCTTTTTTGGGATATCATACTGATTTTTATTTTCCCTAGCAATCTCAAGATCTTTATTTTTCATATCTCTTTTTAAAGCAAGTTCTTCTCTTTTGAGGTTGAGTTTTTCATATTGCTCATTGCGTCTATCACTTGCTTTTTCTCTTTGCAAGTTTATAGTTTCTTGATATTGCTCAGTCTTTTTAAGCTTTTCAATATTATCTATAAAATCAGATTGTTGATTTTGATTTAAATCTTGCATTGCTCCATAACCAGAAGCTCTAATTTCAGCAACAAGAATATCTTTTCTGCGTTCTTTTTCAGCTTCTCTTTCTTTAAAGTCAAGCTCCATAGCTTTTTGTTTTTCAGCTTGTTGAGCTTGCATTTCCATCATTTGTTGTTCATGCTGTCTTTGCTCTTGAGCTTTTTGCATACCTTTATCTTCAATACGTTTTAAAGCTGTAGTTAAGGTAGCCATTGAGTCAGACTGAATTATTTCTCCTAAATCATATATACTAGCTCCTGTAGTATTATTGCTAGCAGCTAATTGTTTCATTTGCTCAAGTATTTTTCTATGATTAGCTTTTGTTGAGCAATAAACATTTATATCTCTTAGTAAAAGATCTGTACCATTAATTTCAAAATTTACTCTTTCATCATTGCTAGTCATGTGCTGTAATCTAACAGAAGGTTTTGTTGAATGATAAAATTGAGCTAAATCTGTACGCATTTCATGAACTCTAGGCATTAAATAGTCTGAATGCTCTATAAAATACATTTCTGTTTGCGCATAAGATCCAGATACAGCTTGTTCAATACCAGTAGCAGTTTCTGTTTGACCTATTTGTTGTCCAAGTCTTTGTGGATTAACACCTACAACTTCAAAAGCTTGTTGTTTAAAAAATTGAGCTAACTGAATTCTAGACATTAATCTACCTGTCTGAGATAAATCAAGTTGTTGAAAATGCTGGAAATTTAGTGCATTTTCTGTATTAGTAATAGACGTATCTAGCGGAAGCATACTAAAGTCTTTCATAGCTACGTATGCTTTAGCTAAATTACCTTTACCCCAATCTTCTCCTAAAGAATGTTTTGGTAAAGTATTTTGATCTATCATAACTACTGTACCTATTTCATCAACAAGTATATCTGCTATCTGATTATTTACAATGTTATAACCAATCTGAAAAGGCTTCATCATATCCACTAATGATGTAGACCTAGTATTTCTGTCTGAAAAAATCTTACCTTCTACAGGAAGCTTACAACCATATAAAGTATTTTCTCCTTTAAATTGATATTTTAATGGCGCTATATGATTTTGATTAATACCTAAGTATATAGGATTTATTCCGTTTGTTTCTGCTCCTAAAAATGTAGGTGCATTAGGGCCTATTTTTACACCGCCCCAAACTTGATTTATCCAAATCCACTCTATATGCTCACCAAAAACAAGCGTAGAAGTATTTTTATTCTTTATAAGTTCATTATTATAGATGGGTTTGTCTGTTATAGTATATTCCTCACTTACAATATCTGTAGTTACAGCACCTGTCTCATCTATTTTAGTAAGGTGTCCTACTTTACGTTGTGATTTCCAATAAGCTGTGGTTACACGCATCATGTTGGTAACCCACTCAGTTCCATAATCTTCACTCTCTCCAAGAACCCAACTTACTATATCAGAACCATTATTAATAAAGTTATCTCTCATAGACGTTAATTGTCTATAATTTAGTGATGGAGAGCCTACATTCCAATCATAAGATTTAGTAGCATCATAATATGTACCATCATTTTGATAACCTGTAATAGGATAACCCGCAGCACTAATAGGATAATATTGTTGTAATGAAGCTAACTGTTCTTCATTCATTAACCATCCATAATGATCTATTACATCAGGGACAGTCATCATATCAAGTTTTCCAACCCAATTACCATCAGATATATATCTGCAGTTAGGTGATTTATTATAGAATGTTAGTACTGGATTCCAAACTTCAGGTATGTAATCATCTTCTAACATCTTAAAATGCCAAAATTCTCTATCAGTAATAAGAGAATCTCTAAAAGCCATTTCTTCTAACTCATCCATTCTAAATCTTTGCTCATCAATGATCATCTGTTTAGAAGCCCATTTTTCAGCTATAACTTCATAGTCTTTAGAAAAGAATTCATTAATCTCAGGTAGTGTTTTTATATTATCTAAACTAAGTTGTTCTTGCATCATTTTAGCAACTTCAGGATCTTGAGGATCCATTCCTTGCTCTATCATTTTGCTTAATAACTTTAGCTCAGCTTGTTTTACTAGAGCACTTTCTATTTCTGCTCTTTTAGCTTCCATTATTTCATTATGAGTAAACTCATCAACAGCTCTAAAAGATACTCTACTATTTCTTTTTGCAAATTCAGCAACTAATGTATTTATTACATTAGGTATAATTGGATAGAACTTTAAATCTAATGCTGGAGCTTCATCATCAATAGCTAATTGATCAACAATCTCTAGCATTTCATTATCTTCTTCTACAATATAATCTGTTTTATCTATAAGACCTTTTGCTAACTTATAGTTTTTCATGAGTCTTCTAGCATTTCTTCTAATCTGTTTAATACCATTCCACTCTAACCAGTCCATGTTCCATGCACACCAGTCTGTGTCTTTTTCTTTTTTAGGAATAAACTGTAAAGGTTGTGACACTGCCCACAACCTTTTAGTTTCAGCTTTTTTTCCTTTCTTTAAATCAAGAGCGTTATATATTTTCATTAACGTAGTCTTTTATAAGGGGACCTCTTTTTTTTGAAGTTTAAGTTAGACTTTTTTCTACCTAAATTTCTAAAAGGGGTACTCTTTAATTTATACAAATTTTGTGAATTTTCCAATTTATTTGGAATCTCATTTTCAATCCTAACTTTAGTCTTTCTGTTAGAATCTTGTATTTTAACAAAAGCTATAAGAGCTGCTAGAGATACAATACGGTCAACGTTTACACCTGGTCTGTAAGCCTGCATTTCTTTTAAAGCCATAAGATCTGGTAATCTTCGTATACCATAATGCTTTTTTATAATAGTTCCTTCATCATCTATTTCTTCATCTATAGTTTCTTTTAGCCATTCAATTAAATGACTTAAAAGATGATTTTTAAATAAAGTCCCTGCATTTTTCCAACCGTAATCTTGATAAACAGTTTTGTTTGCTTGAGCTTCTTTTAAGAAAAGCATTTGATTTTTTGGAACCAAATAATTTTGTTTTCTTTCCTTTATCATATAAAGAATAAAAAGAGATATGTTATTTTCTACAAGAGTCCATGCATTATACCATTCTATTATAAGTCTGAGTCTTTTATGCGTTTCATTAATATCATCAAAACGTCCACACCAAGCAGCTACTATTTTATCTCCTTCTACAAAGTTTTCTATTCTATCTTCTGTATGCCGTGTAACATTTACAGCAGTTTTATAAACATAAATAGAACATAATGAATCTGACGTAGTTGTTTTACCTTCTGAAACAGGGTCAATAGAAGCATAATAAGTTCCAAACTCAGGATCTTTATCAGGCCTTTCCCAAACTACAATAGCTCCTGTTTTATCTTCTGCATTTGTTTTAACAGGAAAATCAGTAATTGGAGCTTTAGATATTTTTTTAACTCTTAAAGAACCGTCAGGTTTTTCCTGTATATCTACTGTTTCATAAGGGTAAGCTCCTTCATTTATTTCTCTTTCTTGGTCTGCAACCAAATTTAATGGAAATACAGACTCTTCTCTAAAATCAAAAGCTTCTTTAATGTTTCTAGGATGCTGAGATATTCTTAACTGATATAAATTAGGTCTTAATTCTTTTTTCCATTTTTTAAACATGCCGTCTATTGCTTCTAAAGCTTGTTCAACTAAAGAATTACCATATTTATCAATATGTGGCGGCATACCCCATTGTTCAGGAATAAATAAGCCTGATTCTCCTCTCATGCCTGTTTCATCTATAAGATCTGTTTCTACAGCATATATATTATTTTGTTTAGGGTATAATGTAAAATCTTTTAGTGGCCCACAATCTTTTAAGTCACCCACAGATCCTGCTGCTATAAACATACCTGTAGTTATTTCTCCAGCTTGCATTGCAGGTCTTACATACTCATAAGTTTTATCCATACTAGGGGCAATACCCGCTTCTTCATAAAAAAAATAAGTACAAGGACCACCTACACCTTTTGTAGCAGACTGTTCAAATGACATACCTTGCATCATACCTTTTAAACCTACATCCTTTTTCTTACCTCCTTTTGTAACCTCAATCTTTTGTTGCCAAGTAAGAACTTTACCAGGATTCATAGGTCTATACCAAGCAGTACTCCCATTTAAAAAAGCTCTGTATTCATCTAAGAATTTCCAACTACCATTTACATTAATATAATCTTTTAAACTAGCACCTATCTTTAGTATAGGTCCTTCCTCAAACCATATTTGATTTATAAGTTTACCCATATGAAAATATGAAGAGGCTATCTGACGTTTCTTTAGAATAGAAGCATGCTTATAATCTAGTTCTGCTAAACACTCATAAAGAGAGATATGAAGCTGTACATCCCAAACTAATGGAAAATCAAACTTCTTTTTCATTTTATCATAGATTGGAAGAAAGTTAATCCAGAAATAATAGTCTCTTGGTAAGTACCATACCTTATTATTATTTTTAAAGAATACACCTTTCCTGGATTTTTGCTTTTCAAAATCCCAGTATTTTACAAAATCCTTACTTCTAAAAGGAGCCATACAATATACGTCACCTTGTTTTCTGAAAAGTCTTGCTTGTTCATTAAATAACTGTGCTGTTTCATCAAACTCATATTTACCAGGCTCTTTAAAAGTAGATTTCACATACTCATATAGCTCTCTTCTTGAATTAAAACTTATTGTTGTCCATTCATTGTTTTCATAAACAGGTATATCTTCATAGATTTCACTCATAGTTTTTACATCTGATCATAACCTAATTGTTGACCTCCTCTTACATGAGATTCTTGTTCTGCTTCTAAATCTTTTGCTACGCCTTTATATGATTGACGTATAGCATCAAACTCTTTAGCTATTCTAAGCAGAGAATTTATATTACCATCTCTACCTGCTGTAACAGCTGTAGTACTCATATACTCTGTTAAATTATCTAACATAGTTGTAATACCTTTGTATGCTCTTACTGTAGGTGTTTCATACATGCTTGTAGCTTTTTCTACTGCTGTTATTATTTCATCTTCTTCTAAACTAAAATCAATGCCTAAATCATCTATTATAACATCTTCTCTTAATTCAATTTGCATATTAAAATAAGGATTCTCTTGACTTGGACAACACATGTAAAATATATAAGCATAAATTTTTAAAGCGTTCTCAGGATATTTTTCTTGAATAACACTTAACCATTTAATCATTTGGCAATGCTCAGTAGGCTTAACTACATTGTTTTCTATATCTAATAACTTAATCATAAACTTCTGGATGTAGTTTTAAATATTTTATAATAGCGTTAACTTCCTTTTTCATATAAGGCAAATCATAAGGAATAACTTCTTTTATAATAGGATCACCTGCGGCATCTGTTGCTACTAAAGGATAACCATTATCATCAGTATCTTCTACTTCAAATAAAACATGATGTATCTGCATTATACCAGGTTTTAAAGTATGATTGTGCTTAAGTATAATATACATATAAATACTTAACTGTAGAGCATAATGATTTAGATTACAATCACCTACATGAGATAATGGGCCTTCTAAACAAGACATTTTACCTTCCCAGTTTACATAAGCTTTAGTTTTTATTTCTTTATTTGTTTTATAATCATAGATATTTACTTTATCTCCTACAACTTCAACTCTATCTGCTTGACCACAAATTCTTGCTGATTTTAAATAAACAAAATGTTCTGGATATATACCTGGAGTTAGAACTTGAGCAGGTGAATGTTTTACACCGTCTTGCTCTATTGGATGTATAATAGGTAAATCAATACCGCTTCTTTGTATTGTTTCACACATTAAGAGTTCTTTTTCCCTTTGATCATGATACCAACTTCCCAAAGATACTGCTCTATGAGATTCATTTTTCCAGATTTCTTTTATCTTTTCTGGATCCATCCCATACCATTTAGATTTTTTATTTTTAGAAGATTTCAATGCAATACTATCTGCATCAAAATGTGGTTTAAAAAGAGATATTAAAGATGTAGTACTTAACCATTTGGTATTAGGATTGTTTTTACTTTCATAAGTATGATTGTCTGCTTTAAATATTAATTCCATTTTACATATTATTGATTTGATTATTGATTTGATCTTCTATTTCTTCTGTTACAACAGCATCCCATTTACCTTCAGGACAAGAAGAAGATAAAGATCTTAGCTTAAACGCTAAACTACACCCGCAACTTCCACAACAAGGATTTGTACCAGGAACTTCACAGTTTTCTCCTGTAAGATCTATCTTAGGGCAAACAGTGCAAACTAAATGTCTTTCTCTAGCTACTTCTTCTATATGTTCTTTTTTAAACAAATTATTCTTAATACCCTCAAGAATTTGTTTTTTATTGCTCCATATCTTTTTTAAATCCATCTATCTTTTTTTTATAAAATTCCTGTTTACGTTTTATATCTTCATAAAGTAATGATTGAACATTTAAAACTTTCTCTAATTTTTCTTCTATATCTTTTTTAATTACCATCTGATTAAATGTATCTGGTTGAATAACATTTAAGTGATTAGTATATTTCATAACAAGCTTTGGTAACTCTTTCTTTTTTATTTGAAAAGATCCTAAATTTTCAACTTGTATATTATAAAACTCTAAATTAGAGAGTGCTTTTCTTAATTCAACATAGTAAAAATTAATAACGTCCTCTATCATAGATAGATTCATATTTAGTTTTTCACTTGTTGGTTGTAAAAAATGTTTACTGTTCTTTGGTAACATAAAACAATTTAAAATCTAAAACTATATTTCCTTTAGTCTGCACCTGTAGATCAGGACTCAAAGAGATTTTCTTTTTATTTGAGCCGTTTTTTTTAACTAATTTAATTTTACAAGCTTTACTTAAAAAATTACGTACAGTTTGAGGTGTCTTAAATATTTTTTCTTGAACAGTAGAATTACAAAATTCTGCTAACTCACATTCACCATAAGCACCTAATAAAGTCAAACAGTTAAGTTCATTACTACTTAACTGTATTTTATTTGTAAAACAATAAGTAATGAGTTGATATTTAATAATATCTCTGTGACCCATTCTTACTTTTTTAGTCACTAAATTTGCTTCCGCCATAACTTTGTATTTATATAGATAACAACATATCAACTAACTCTGGTTGAGGAAAAACATCTGTCTTATCTTTTCTAACATTACAATGAGAAAGAAGACCTTTTACTTTTCCTTCAAAAGCATCCTGATGAAAACCAAAAGCTTTAGTTGGACCAAACTTTTTAATCCAGGGAATTAAACCTTGATCAATATCTATATTGTCTCTGTTAGCAATATATAATAGCCATTTTTTTGTAGCTTCTATTTGTTTATTGCTATATCTATGATAATAAATTCTTTTTCTAAAAGGCTCTTCTAATTTAGATACCTGAGATTCTATTGCTTGGGAACCAACATAAGTTTTGTAGTCTTCTGTTAGATAACCCATAGCACAAATTTCTAATCCTACAGAATGTTTATTCATATATGATGAACCTGTTTTTCCTAAATGAAAGCCTTGACAACCTTCTGGAAAAGCTTGTACCATAACACCATCATATCTATCATCTCCAGTTTTATGATCCTGCCCACCTAATACAAATTCAGTAGCTACCCTACCTCTATCATCTCTACCCCAAGAATCAATAGTAGCAAAAGGATTTGAATTACCTGCGGTATGATGTAAAAAAACATAGTCATTTTGAATTTTATAACTTTCTTTTACATATTCTCCTTTAGGTAAAAAATGCTTTTGTATAATTAACCCTTCATCTGTTGTATATTGAGATACATTTTTAAGATCTGTATCTAAAATACCCATAGCCTCCATAGTTTGTGGCCCAACAATACCATCTGCTGTTAAATTATTTTGTCTTTGCCAATGTACTATAGCATTCATTGTTTTGGGACCAAATATACCATCAGGCTTTACACCTACAACTTTCTGTATAATTTTAACAGTAGCTCTGTCAGAAGATCCTAGTTTAATAACACTCATAACTATTCTGTTTTTTTAAGTTTTCTACTAACACTTTTTGCTGGAGGAGCAGGAGCTTTTTCTTGTAAGCGTTCTTCAGTCTCTTCATCTTGAGAAAAGAATTGAGATTGTTGAGCTATAGCTACTATTTTACGCAATCTATGCTCTTCAATGTCAGCTTGTAGCTGTTCATATTGATTTTGAACCTCTAAAAACTTAATTTCTTCTGTGTAATGTGTAATTGCGTTTTTGCGGATTTGTGCAATTTGCTCTGAGGTAAGTTTTTGCTCAGAGTCTTGTTGTTGGTTTTTACTCATGACGTTTAAAATTTTTTTGATTATATATCAAATATAACTAAAAATGTTTAAACTATACAAGTTTTACTTATAACAACTTAATTTATTCTTTTTCTTTTAAATTCTTTTTTGCAATTTCTCTTTCTTTCCAAAGAACCAGTTTAATTTTTTCCCAAAGATCATATCCTAGTATAATACTCATATTTTCAAATACGCTTTTAACTTCTACTATAGCTATGATACCTGAAGTAACTTGTATCCATGGTAAAGCTGGTGTTAGATATACTTCTGCTACTTTGGATACAATAATTGCTAAAGGATAGATTATTAATTTAGAAGTAATTCTTCCTGCCTTTCTAGAAGTAATAGGGATATTTAATTTAAGAGAAGCCCAAATGCCTGTTAATGTATCAGCAAATATCAAAAATGTAATAGCTAATATTGAAGATATTATATCTCCTATAAATAATGTTAAGAAAGCTAACACTTCTGGACAAAAACATTTTAAACCAAATATCTTAAACTCTTTCATTATACAAACTGTGCTAAGTAATCCGTGACCATTGCCATGTATTTGTCTTTCCTTTCCTGTGTGAAGACTTCATCAACTGGTATGTTTGGAAGGTGTGTATTGATTGATTCAATAGCACCTGTCTGAGCAAAAGCAAGAATATCCCTAAACTTGACAAGAATAGCATCATTCTGCTCTTGTGTTGTACCCATGATTCTATTGTCTTCAACAAAGATAAACACAAGGTCTTGACCAAACTGCATATCCATTTGCAACCTTTCTTGAATTGATGGTGGCGTATATGGAGCATAAAATTCTGCTGTATAACCTTCACCTAATGAATCAGCAAAAGCTTGTGCATCTTCAAGTGTTGCAAATTTTTTAACAACCTCCCAATAATCTTTTGATATTTTATATAAATTCATTTTTTATGGTTGTATTAAGGTGAATAATGCTGCTTTTGAATACTGATAAAAAAAGCTACTACTTGGTGTTATTTGTGTTAAATTTATTGTTGTTGGCGTGCTACCAAAATCATAAGTAACTAATTCGCTATAAGATGTTAAAACAGATAAATTTGCAGTTCCTGTGTCAATATAACCATAGGTGTCTTGCTCAACATTATTATATGATGTTTGAAATCCACCAACATTTGAAATTACCCTAACAACATAAACTCCAGGAGTTAAATTTACATTACTTGCAAAATTAACAAAATTCCATCCTGTTACTCCTGTTGTAGTATTTGTTTGAATTTCTTGAGGCATTGTAGCAACCAAATTCAATGTATCAGTTGTTATATCATACTTATATAATGCACCATAACAAACACAAGTTGCATTAGTACTTAAAGCATTAATTGCAAAACCCATATTTTTAAGAGTACAATTTGACTCTATTCTTATAGGATTGTAAGATGCTCTATTACCTTGCCAATTTATTGTACTACCGCTTGATTGTGATTGACCAGCAAAATCTGTAACAGTTCCGTTCAAACTCCATGCATCAGAAACGCTACCACCACCTCCACCAGTGCTGACTTCTTGAAAACCTAATTGTAATAAAGGATTATATTTTTGATTTGCCATATCAATTAAATTGTGCTAAGTAATCAGTTACCATCTGGATGTATTTATCTTTTCTTTCTTGTGTAAAGACTTCATCTGTTGGTATGTTTGGAAGATGCACATTGATTGATTCAATTGCACCAGTTTGTGCAAAGGCAAGAATGTCTCTAAACTTGACGAGTATGGCATCATTTTGTTCTTGTGTTGTACCCATTATTCTATTGTCTTCAACAAATACAAATACAAGATCTTGTCCAAATTGTATATCCATTTTAAGCCTTTCTTGGATTGTTGGTGGAGTATATGGTGCATAGTATTCTGCTGTGTATCCTTCACCAAGTGAATCAGCAAATGCTTGTGCTGCTTCAAGGTTTTCAAATTTTTTAATACAAGACCAAAAGTCTTTAGATATTCTATAATAATTCATTTTGTATATATTTATCTATAAAATTAAATTCTATCCATAGGATAACTGCTTGTGGCAAATTATGCTATTTCAAAATGTACTCTAAATTTATCTACTACATCATAAGGTGAAGGAACCATTTGTGCAGATGTTAATGTTGCTGCAACGCTTCCATAATCATAAGTTGCACCTGATGTTTGTACTAATCCATAATACATACTTGTTCCACCTAAATTATGTCCAATTAATTCATAAGTTCCACTACTTGTAGATGTTGAATAACCCCAAGTTCCACCTATATTGTTTGCTAAAAATACACTCATATATAAACCTGGTTCAAGTGCATGTGGAATAGCCAATCTTGCTTCTTGCCAACCTGTTACACCTGTTGGGCTATAATCAAATTCAGCTGTTGGTTGAAATCTTAATTCCCAAATTTTAGTTGTAACATTAAATTTATATAATGCCGCATAGGCTTTTGCAGGACTATTAGTTGATAAAGATTTAATATTCATCTTTAATGCAGAAATACTTACAGGTGTTTCTATTCTAAATAATCTCCCCATTCTCCAACCGGTGTATGTACCTTGGTTACCATTTAGTGATCCTATTGCATTAACAGAAAAATCTATTGTTGCTCCAGGAATAGTATAAGCATCTGATGGTGTATAACCTCCACCACCACCAGAAGCATCAATTTGTACATCATCAGCATTTTGTGTAAGTGTAATGTTAGATCCTGCTCTTAATGTTCTAAACTCAAGATTACTTCCAACAACGGGTGTTTTAAGAACTTCACTACCTGCCCCTGTATTAGATGCATTAACACCACCACCAATACTATCTTTTATACTTTTAAAAGTAACCAAAGCATCGTTTACTTGTGGTGTTTTAGAGTTACCTGGTTTTCTTTTACCAACTATTAAAACGTCATTATCTTCTGGAGTTACTATAGTGTTTCTTCTAAATAACCCAAGTATTTCTTTTATTATATTCATTTTATGATAAAGTTATGTCAGTTACGTAATAATCACCAGCTCCACTCAAAGTATAAGTAAATGTTTCTGTGACAGTTAAACCAAGAGAAGCACTAGAATATCTTATACTTGATACTCTTCTTAAAGTAGGATCATCAGGATCAGCATAAGTAAAAGTTTTTACAAGATCATTTGCCTGATCCTGTAATTTTTTTAAATCTGCTGAAGCTCCTCCTAATGCATCATGAATTTTATTCATGATTTTAATCATAGAAAACTGCCAATTATAATTAGATTTTCTATTTCCTTGGGTATTTTGATTACCGTATCCCATGTATTTAAAGTTTATATATAAAGGAATATGAGTTTTTACTCATACTTTAATATACCTAATTTAAATTAGATATCAAAAAATTATAATGAAAAAAGGTCCCCTGAGAAAGGACCTTTTTACCGAATCAAAGTTATGTATAAACGTAGTCTAATCTTTAAAAGCAGAAATAAGATTTGACACCTCTAATTTAAAATATTTTCTTCAAAAAGAAAACTATAATTCATCTAATGGTTCTTCAGGTAATTTTTTTTCAGCATTCTTTATAACCTTATTAACATTTCTAACAATGTCTTCAATAAGATATGCTTGTATTTCATTATTCTCACCGTTTACTTCAACACCTACAATATCCATAATATACCAACTCAAATGAACTGCTTCATGAACAACAGTACTCAAAACTGACGGGTGATCCTCCACATTAAAATCAGAACCTGCTAACCCTACTAATAAACAAAGATGATTACCCAATTCGTCATGTTTTAGAAGAAAAGAGTATCCCAAAGCTCCGCTAGTTCTTGACTGAGACAACTTCAAACCAGGATACATGCTTTCCGCATGCACTGTAGCATCCTTCATATTACTAGCGACAATAACCTCATACGAAACATGAAACAAAGGCACTTTTACCTTTTCAGAATATACAGAAAAATATTCTTCCATAACACAATACTTTTAGTTTATACATAAGCCTAAATATACAAAAAATAATTCTTACCCCCATACAAATTTAACCATATTATAACCCCCCAGGTGTTTTTTCATGTCAACTTATTTCAGTATATTATACTTATGAAAAACCCATTAAGAACTAACTCTAAAAAACCTAAACATAGGCTAACAATACCTGCCAAAATGATGGCAGACATAGAACGCATGTTCAAAGATCCTAATGAGTCTAACATGGAAGCATTTGAAGAATTTAAGCAAACCCTAGTAGATGAAGAGATGTACACAATGCTTAAACAACTCTACGCCTTAGAAAAGTTCTACAAAATATACATCCCTTTCAAAAAGTAATCTTGCCTTTTTAAAAAATTCTGGAATAGTGAATGTGTGGGGTCTTATATATTCAACTCCCCCACAAAAATTATACGGAGGCTACCCCCCGCACTTTCTGTAGCAGCATGCGTGTTTTCCTGCGTCAAACACAAAAGCATGCTTTGCTAGCAGAAAGCTTTGCTCATGTCAGATGGCTTTGCCATCTGCCATTCAACTCATGCCAAACCTCATTCATGTTTTGCTTGTGCAAGCACAAAGCAAACCATTCATGCTTTCTACAATGATCTTTGCAAGATCATAGTATAAAGGCGGTTTGTCAACTTCCCTTGCAAGCTTGCGCTTGCTGCGGTCAAATCAAGCTGCGCTTGTCAACCTTATGTAGTAACGCTATTCCTTTCTTGTCAGCAAATTATTAAAATTATGGAAAATCTAACAGACTTATTAGAGTACGTAAAGCGTAATAACCTTCAAGAAGACTTCAACAAAGTCTTAGAAGTAATTACTTCTATTGAACCAGGAAAATCAAAAGATTTTTGGTTCATTTTAGGAAACTATGCTGTATGTATAGAAAAAGAGAAAGCTTAACAGCTTTCTTTTTTTTTTCCTTTCTTTTCAAAAAATGTTTATACACATGACCATGCTATGCTAACATAGAGGGGGGATTGTGAGAGCTGTGACTAGTACTCACAGGAGAGGGAATGTAGGCCCTTAACATTTTTTTAAATAAAAGGCGTGTGTATGCTCTGTAGTGGAGCAAGCCAGCCTTATTAATATAGATGTGGATAGGAAACCACGTTAAAAAACTTGCCACGGCAATCTATAAGCGTAAGGATAGGACTTAGCAGTGCCTAAATAACACAAGAGGGGTAACTACCCAACTGCTATTTTTCCTTTCTTTTTTAAAAAAATTGTTAATCATAAAACTTCTAGCTATGAAGAAATCTCTTTTTAGCCGTCTGCTTATTGACGGCATCCTGCACTACGTGCAGACCATCACATACTCTGACGGTAAGTCCGTCAAGCGCATTGTTGACGGTCAAGGAAACTTGGTCAAAGTTGAAAAGCTTTGACTCTCTTTGCCGTTAAGGTAGCTACGCCTAGTGGTGTGGCTACCATCAATGTTCTTGCTGCCAGTAAATGGCATGCCATGGACATTGTAAAGAATAAATTAATTGAAGGCAGAATCATATCTGCCAAACCTAAAAAAATATAATTGTTATGAAAAATTTCTTGAAAGAATTTGAGCTGGAAAAGAATCCAGCAAATTTATTCATGTTAATAGCTATTACTTCTGTATCAGCAGTAATAGCAATTAACTTGTTGATAGCTCTTGTGGGGTTACCTACAATTGTGTTTTGTTCAGCCTTCATATTATTTACAGCTTCAATAGCTGTAATGGTAGAACAGAAACAATGGACAATGTTGGCATTAATAATCTTTGGATTCTGCTGCATCATTTATGGTGTGGTACATCAAGCAGGATTAACTATGTAGTAGAGAGGAGCTTATGCTCCTCTTTTTTTGTAGGGAGTGGTATGTTATTACTATCATCTCCCAACCTTCTGTCAACCCAACATCAGACAGTATTCCTTTCTTTTTTATAAAATTATTATTCACTTTTTAATTCATAAACTATGAAGAATTTATCATTGCCATTTGGCATCTCAGAAATTACAGGAACAGGCTTTTGGGCAGTTAAAATGACTGCAAAAATTAGCAATGCTGATAGAGAAGAGTTGAAGAGCAGGTTCCATAACCTTATCGTAGCAGAGGTGCCAAGTAAAGACGGTGGAGAACCCACAACACACAAATTTACTATGGTATGCACTTACCATGAAGTGTGGAAATTCTATGATTCGCTAAAGCTGGCAATCATAGAGCGCAAACTGGAAGACCTCCGTGATGCGCGTAATAAAATCAAAAACAAGTACGCAACCGTGCCTGTAGATGATGATGGAAGGCGTAGGTATGAGGAAATGGAGGATATCTTCTCTGATGAACTGCCGTGGTAAGAAAAAGGTTGAAGCCCATTTAGGGCTTCACCCTCTTTTTCAACTTTCCTTTCTTTTTTAAAATTATTTTTATTCACTTTTTAAATTATTAATTATGGCACTTACAGCTAAAATCTTGAGACAGTACAACAAGGATTACAACGGAGAAAAACGCACAATGTATGTGTACACCATTCACGGCAGCTCTGCCGAGGTAGCGGAGTATATCTCTGCACAAGGAGAAAACTGCCAATACTCAGCAGAAAATCCTGAAATTCCTCTATTGTTTACGTCCCTGTACGTACAAGATGAAATGCCTGTGCGTTACAGCGCATACAACAAAAGGTATGCTCTAGACACCAATTTTGCTGAAAGATTACTATCTCAAGCAAAATACTTTGGTGCAGAAGAAACGTTCAGGGAGGCGTACGGCAATATGCTAGCGCAACAACTTTCAGGAATCAAAATCTCCCAAGAACCTACCACACCTAAACTCACTCCAGCCGTTGAGGATGAAGAAGAGTTTCCATTTGAGTAACCAATAAGGCCCGTGTAACAGCGGGTCTTTTTTAAATTATCAAATATGTTAGGTAGTCTTTTAATAACAGTTCTAATATGGATAATCTTTTACAAGGTTGCCATAGAAGAACCAAAACCATAAAAAAGACAGGTGATCCTCACGGAACACCTGTTTTTTTCTGAAGAAATGGCTTTGCAACAAGTTGCAAGTCATATATTTCAAGCATAAATGCTTGAAGGAAATGGTGTTCACTGCGTTCACGCTATGGTTTAATGATGCAAGACGCAAGCATTGCGCAAAGAGCTTTACTATCATCATCCTCCTTCCTTCTACATTATACAGAATACAGAGGAAATCCAAGAAATTTTTTGTATATTAGAAATATGAGCAAACAGACAAATAAGAGAAACCGCAACGCTGGCAAAAGCACAGGCAAAAGCAAGTCAGCAAAATACTTTGCTAAGAATCCCAAGGCAAGAGCAAAGAAGAATGCCTACAACAAAGAATACCACAGCACACCAGAGCGCAAGAAATACAGAGCCAAGCTTAATAAGGTCACAAGAAAGAAGAGTATACCGGGTATGGACGTGTCCCACACTAAATCAGGCAAGCTAGTAAGAGAAAAGCGCTCTACTAACCGCGCTAGAAATGGTAAGAATGGCAAGTCTAGTAAGAAATGAATCTCTGTCAACTCCTTTAAAGTCTTTTAAAGACTTTTAAAGTTATTTTTTCAACTCTTTTTTCAACTCTTTTTTTTTCCTTTCTTTTTATTAATATTTACTTGCGTTTTCTGCGCAAGTTTAGCTACGTCAGCTCTTATAGTCATACTGTAATTGAGCTATGTCAGCTTGTTTAGGGTAAAAAGTCTTTTAAAGTCATTTAAAGCCACTTTTTTTCCTTTCTTTTCCTTAATATATTTATTACAGCTCTATTAGCATAAGCGTTATGAGCAAGTAATGAATATATGTCAGAATCAGTAATCAATTTTTTAACCAACAATTTTTTAACCAAATCAAAATTATGAACATTACACTAATCAGATCTTACAGATCAAAAAACGGAAATCCTACCTTTGTTTACGGAGTATCAGGTAACGCAACAGAATTAGCAGAGTTTGAGGCTGCACAAGGAGACTACCACAGAGTAGATGAAGAAACAGGAACACCTCTATGGTTTACAACAAGATGTGTTGGACCAAGTGGTAAGCTGATTATCACGTCAAATGGCAATGTGGTACCAGACATGTCAGCATTTGATCAGGCTGCAAGCTTAGCTCAGCAGTATGGTGGTAACTTTGGAGATGCACTTGCAGCACAAGCAGCACAGAGCATTTTAGGTGTTTTCAAAGCACCTGCACCTCAAAACACTGTTCAAAACACTGCAGACGCAAGTTTAGAGGACTTATAAGAGAGTTTTTGCGGGTAAAACCGTGGAAAAACTTCAAGTATGTGGAGATATGTGAGTAGGAACCAACCTCCTACCACATTCTCCGTACTTGTATTAAACCAAAATTGCTAACACAGCTAAAGTAATATACTATATAGCTACAAAGTTAATAGAACATGAGCAGAATAAAAAATTATTATCATGACCTATTTGAGTGGCAACACCTCTGTGAGAATAATGACAGAATGGAAATGCCATACTGGCTGTTAGAGCATTACAACATGTCAGAGTATGATGCCACAGCTATGGGAATCAGAGTCCAGTCACTTGCACCTCTAGATGACTATACAGATGAGGAGAAAAACTATTTCTACTTCCTGCAAAACAAGTATGACAATGAAAAACTCAATGAAGAGTTTGAAAAGCTTAAGCCAGGAGAGCGTATGATTATAGGAATATCTGTAGATGAACATGGTAATCATTATGAAGAATACCTCACAAAAGAATAAAAATGCGTCATCAGTGACGCACATAACAACAATAGAGTATATACTTCTTATGTTATATTCTATTGTTAGGTTATAAGAAAAGCCACGTAAGTGGTTCATAGCTAGTGAGTTAAAAGTGAATTTAGATACAAGTTTTGCGTCACAGGTGTCGTACCTATGCGTCACCAGTGTCGCATTCTTGTAAAATCACTTAAAATTTATTACCTTTATTAAATCAAAGAAAGAGTAAAGCGTATGAAAATAGTAGCATGGCAAGCTACACCTAATGGAAAGGTAAAACTTGCAATCAAAACATACAGAAATGACATGTACAAAATTGTCATAGTAGATAACATACATGGATTAGATGATATCTTATCTGATATACCTGAAATAACAGGTTCAGATGTAGATGCAATGACAGAGTACTTGTACTCAACATATCATTGGAATCCAGTAATCTGATTTGGGTCAGAATAAACAGGTGCTTAAGCCCAAAGCGTTGGAGAATAATCTCCAGGTGCACTCAGGAGGAGTTGGCAGCGTAGACACCATAGCGGTGAATGCTGTAGGTAGACAACAGTTTCCTAGGAACTGCCTTAGACACACCGAAGATTAGTAGGTGTGTTTAAAAACTTGTCAAAAGAATAAGTTTTTTGAAAGATTGATTCAGCATTAATACATCAGTAATAAAGCAACACACAGATCAATCTGATTACACCAACGGCTAAAGGATGATTCAGCAGTATCTATAATCATTAACTACACATAACATCCTGACCGTTATTTAAAAACAAAGATTATGTCAGCAGTCTCTATAACTACAACAACACTAGAGAGGCTTTCCGTATAAGGGGAATCCATAATCTGTACTATTTAACACCCCTTGGAAAGCCACAAATTAACAACAGGGGAGAGTGTAATAGCTCTCCCCAAAATTAAATCAAATCTAAATCAAATCACAAATATCAAAGCTATGACAAACGTAACACTAACACAAGCACTACAAGACATCCAAACTTTAACTGATAACGGTTGTGTAACCAACCAGACATCTATGGACAAATGTCTAGATATGTTCTTCCTAGCAGGAGCATCTAGACATATGTCTACTGATGATATCATTAGAGTTTGGAACAGTGCCTATGCTGAAAACCCCCAACTAGCCTGTAAAATCTTGTATTGGGCAAGAGATTGCAGAGGAGGGGCAGGAGAGAAGAGATTATTCCAAACCATAATGTCTTACTTGTATAAAGTTGATAGAGATTTATTCTCACAGCTTATTATACATATTGAGGAGTATGGTTATTGGAAAGATATCTTCAAATCTGCCCAGCCTGATGCTGATATGCTAAACTATTTAGCTACTCAGTTGGAGGAATCAGATAACGCAGGCTTACTCGCTAAGTTCTTTCCGAGAAAGGGAGAATGGTTCAATGCTATGCGTAAATACAAAGGTTGTACACCTAAAGATTTACGCAAGTACATTGTATCCAAATCCCAAACGGTTGAGCAGAAGATGTGCGCGCAAGATTGGAGTAACATCCAATATGAGCATGTACCATCTGTTGCCATGAAGAACTATGGTAGAACCTTTGCTGTCAAAGATGAGAAACGTTACACCAAGTATATAGAGAATGTCCTTGCGGGCAAAACCTCTATCAATGCAGGTGTGCTTCATCCTCATGAACTTATCCTTAAGCTAGAAAGAGACAACATTGATGCCATTCAGGCTCAGTGGAGTAATCTTATAGATTATATGGAGGGTAGTGAGGAGAGGTTGTTTCCAATTTGCGATGTCTCAGGCTCTATGAGCGGTTTGCCTATGGAGGTGTCTGTTGCTTTAGGGCTTTACATATCTGAAAGAAACAAGTCTTGTTTCAAGGATTATGTGATGACCTTCAGTGAAAATCCCCAGTTCCATCATGTAGTTGGTAACAACATATATGAGAGAGCTACAAGTCTGTATCAAGCAGATTGGGGGATGAGCACTGATCTAGAAAAAGTTTTTAAACTTATACTAGATAAAGCAGTTGAACATAACGTATCTCCATCAGATATGCCAACTAAGCTACTTATCATTAGTGATATGGAGTTTAATCAGGCTACTGATACCAAGGAGAGTGCTTTGCAATACATTAGCAGGATGTATGCTGAAGCAGGTTATGTCAGACCTGATATCATCTTTTGGAACGTAAACGGAAGACTTGGTAATGTACCTGCAAAGTGCAATACTCAAGGTGTGGGATTGGTCAGTGGATTTAGCCCTTCCGTGCTACAGTCAGTTCTTCAAGGGTCTGTAGAGACTCCTATGGAGCTGATGCTCAGAACTGTAAACGTAGAGCGTTATGACCGTATAGTCATAGCGTAAGCGCGTTTGCAGTTCTGCACATATAAACTTTTAGAGACTGCAGGATTCTTTCTTGTAGTCTCTTTATTTTTTACTATCATCATCTCTTCCTAACTAAATCTAGATTACACA